ACATAGAGGACGCGTTTATCCTTTAATATCCATTGGAAACTAGCCATATTATATATATAATTGTTAAAAAAATTGAACATGAATTGATATATATTTAAATGTATATATCAGATTTAATTATTTACTCACAAATCATATTATAAATTACAATTAATATACACATGTGGAATAATACTGAACCTATCAATGACGACGATAGTGATGATAGTAGCTCATGGGATATTTCGACAATGAGTGATGATGATGAACGTCATTCTAAGCTTAAATTTGCTGTATGTGAAATATATAATCCAGGAATACATGGTCACGTCAAAAAACACAAAGAAGATTTATATGGACACTACTTAGTCACTATCACATTTAAACAATTTCCATATGAAAATGAAACATCTGAGTATCACGTTAATTATGTAATCGACACATTAGAACGTTATTATCAACGTTATTATCAACAGCAATTAGCGTTGCAACATCCTTTCATTCGAAATTATAAAAATATAATTATTCAAAATGGATTTAAATTGGACATTATTGAAAATATTTATTTACAAGGTGGAGAATCCATTGCCATATTAAAAACATTTTGGATAAGAATCATTCAGAGAACATGGAAACGTATATACGCAGAGAGAATTGCAATTCAAAATAAAGCAAAATCACTATTAAAATTACGTTCAAGAGAGATTGGAGGAAAATGTCTTTTAAAATTAGAAAGAAATTATCCTAAATTCAAATTAGGTTTCAAAATATAAAGCATAATAACTCGGGATATTGGATTATGTTATACATTAACTATCATATAATTTAATGGCGTTTGGTGTGTTTGCCTCCACGACGGTGTTTTTTCACTGTCTTCTTTCCTCCGCGCTTGCCGTGTCTCTTTCCTCCACGGCGACCACCATCTTGGGGTGCTGACTCGCCAATGACAGTGTTTAATTGCGATGAAACATTGCTTAATGATTCAATTGCGCTATCAAGTCCCTCAAGGCTTGGTTCTCTCAACGCATCTCTTAAATCGTTAATCAATTTAACTTGATTTTCTGTCGCAGCCTCTACACGGCGTGTAACATTAGTGGCTGCCTCTGTAAGAGCAGAGGTTCCACTGCGAGCATTATGAATAATATCAATTGCCTTGTTAATTTTGACAACAATCTCCTGGATTAAAGGCAATGCTGCTTGACGTTGTTGCTGAATTTGTTTAATTAATTCAGTCATAACGCCCGATTTACCTTGTAACATACCTAAATCATCAATTAATTCATCAGTTGTACGGTTTGCTTTTACTTCTGCATCTGCATCTCCAAAAAAATCCATATTTATAATTTATGTAAATATATTATTTTTATTTATATAAGATAGTCTGTTTATTGGAAAACTTATTTTAATCGATAATAGATTCCAATTCAGTTTTTAAATTATTAATATTATTGAAAATAAGCGATTGTTCATATTTTATGTCTTTAAGCGCATTAGTGTTCAAATTTGTATCAGCGATGATTTTATCTAAATATTCATAAATTATTCCATATGATTTTATTTGTTCTTCTTTTTGTTTTTTAATGTAATCATTGTATTGTTTATAATCCTTCGCTATTTCTATTAAAAATTCATTTTCTTTTGCAGTTTGTTGTATGTTTTTATGATTTTCTAATAACATCGCTTTCCTTTCATTAATTTGATTTTGTATAGCATCAATCATTTGGTCTCTTGCGGCTAGATAACTCATTATATTATAAGTATATGATATAAATTTAAAGAAAACCGAAATTATTTAATTCGAAAAAATAAACCATAAATGCGGATTGAATTGCTTTTATTATTATTATGATGCGTTTAATTTGCAGAGGCAATAGATAATTACAAATGCATATAAAGGATAAAACGTATATATAAATAATATAAAAATCTAACCTAATAATATTTAGGATGTCAAAACAAGTGATTGAACCCCTTTTGGAAGAAGACCAAAGTCGCTATGTTATGTTTCCAATTAAAGACCAAAGTATATGGGAAATGTATAAAAAACAAGTAGATAGTTTTTGGCGAGCAGAAGAGGTTGACCTTTCTAAGGATTTATCACATTGGAAACAGCTTACTCATGATGAGCAATATTTTATTAAAATGATTATTGCATTTTTCGCAGCAAGTGATGGAATTGTTTCCGAAAATTTGGCTATTCGTTTTATGAGTGATGTTCAATTAAGCGAAGCAAGAGCATTTTATGGTTTCCAAATTGCAATGGAAAATATTCATTCTGAAATGTATTCATTATTAATTGAAACTTACATTAGTGACCCAGAAGAAAAACATCGCCTATTTAATTCTATTCATCATTTCCCTTGCATTAAACGCAAGGCTGATTGGGCAATTAAATGGATCCAAGATAAAAATGCATCATTTGCCACACGCTTATTGGCATTTGCATGCGTAGAAGGTATCTTTTTTTCAGGTTCATTTTGTTCTATTTTTTGGCTTAAAAAACGTGGATTAATGCCTGGATTATCGTTTTCAAATGAGCTTATCTCAAGAGATGAGGGAATGCATTGTGAATTTGCAGTGCTTCTATACAGTAAATTATTGCGTAAGCTTAAAAAAGAACACGTATATGAAATTGTAGGGGAAGCAGTTGACATTGAAAAAGAATTTATTTGTCAAGCATTGCCATGCCGCCTCATTGGAATGAACCACACATTAATGAGCCAATATATCGAATTCGTTGCAGATCGTCTCCTATTGCAATTGGGATACAATAAACTATATAATTCCAGCAATCCATTTGATTTTATGGAATTGATTTCATTGCAAGGAAAAACATCTTTCTTTGAAAAGCGCGTCAGTGAATATGCTTTAGCAAACACAAAAAAAGATGATACGATTTTTGATATGGATGCCGCGTTTTAATGTGTGTTATTTTTTTAATAATTTTATGATTTTTATCAATAATAAATATTTGAAATTCGAATTTTAGGAATATTTATTATTTTTGCGTTAAATTAATTTTCAATATTTATAAAAAAATATTTACATAAATATATTAAAATGGCTGTCACTCGTAGCAAGACTTTAAAACTCAAAACTTACCGCAAGCGTGTTGCCGCTTCTCCATGCCGCAAACTTGGACGCGCAACTTGCCGCCGCACTGCTGGATGCAAGCGTGCGAACGGAACCAAGCGCAAATTTTGCCGCAAGTTAAAGAACATGCGCGCTTAAATTTTATACTTAATGAGCAAATACGGGGCATCGTATAATCATTAATATATTATTCATATCATAAAATAATTTGCATTAAATATAGTGTAAATTATTTTAGTTTAATTGAAAATAGAATATCTATGCCATTTTTTTATAAAATTGCAATTTATCTCTCTCCCATTCTTCAATCTATAAATATCGACCAATCATAATTGAGTATTTTGTTTCGTATTTTATCCGTGTTAATTTTACACATACGTCTTATATATACAATATGTTATATAGGTTCAAATGCGTGCTTGAATTATTATAAAATGACTGCATCCTATAAAATGTTCAAATTTTTTGATTCCAAATCTATTCTTGATTTTTGGATTTTGGACATTTTTTTTTGTCCATTTTTCAAAAATCGATTTTAGATTTGAAAACAATAAAAAAAATATATTTTTTAGGGTTAATCAGAAGTATGACCATATATCGTAAGGAAAATGAAAAAAGAAAAAATGCTAAATTTTCATTTTTATGTTTTTTTTGTAAAAAAAATTTAGAGCGGTTTTTTTATTAGTAATATATACTTACCAATGCTTACCCAAAAAACCGAAAAAAACCGAACAATTTACGAATGTTTAAAATGTGACTTTATATCGTATGATAAAAAAGATTATGCACGCCACTTGAAGACCATAAAACACAAACAGGTCGGAATACTTACGGTAATACTTACCGATACTGACAAAAAAACCGAAAAAACCGCTTACCATATATGCGAATGCGGCAAAGAATATAAACATAAACAATCTCTCTACACTCATAAAAAAAAATGTAACTACATGGACAATGTATCTGTCTCTAATGAACTTCAAGCCCAGACAAAAAATGAATTAACTGAAACATTAAAAAATAATGAACTTATGGTTAAATTGTTTCATGACATGAAAGACATGTTTATAGAAAGTCAAAAACAAATTACATCTCTAATTCCTCTTATGGGAACTAATACAACAAATAATAACAATACTACAAATAACACTACAAATAATTTAAATATTAATATTTTTTTAAACGAAAAATGCAAGGATGCAATGAGCATGAACCAATTTATAGAATCGATTGATATCTCTCTCCAAGATCTTATAAAAACAAAGGAAGAGGGGTTTGCGTCTGGAATATCAAATATATTTCTTAAAGGCATTAGTAAACTGTCGCCATATCAACGCCCGATACATTGCACAGACGTTAAGAGAGAAACGCTTTACATAAAAAATGATAAATGGGAAAAAGATGCAAACAAAGAACAACTTAAAGAAGCTATTAAAAATGTATCTGCAAAGCAGTTTAAAAATATAAAAAAATACAAGGAAGCAAACCCTAATTGCATGGAAAATGATAAACAACGTGAAGAATATTTAAATATAATAAAAAATACCACAGAAACATATGACGGAAACAGTGATAAAATAATTAAAAATATATGCAATGCGGTATATGTTAAAGATACTCCAATGTATAATAAACTTGATGCATGATGTGTGTAAATTCTTTCGAAAATGCATTGGAAATAAAATAAAACGCAAAAATTATGAATGAGCTTGAATGTATTTAATTTCACTTATTTCTGGATCAATTGAATCTAATAATTCTTGTGTGGGATTATTTAATATATCAATGACATAGTGTTGATATTCTGGTATAGTTAATTCTAAATGATATATGTAGATTTTTGTTTTTTTTTTTAATTGTATACCATAATGTTTAATTTTTTGCATATAGTTTGGTATTTTAGTGACATCAATGCCAGTTTCTTCTTTAGTTTCACGTATGCTTGCCAATAATGTTGCTTGGCGTTCTAGGTGGGGATTATTATATTTATCTTCTGATAATATTGTTGATGTATCATTTATGTCAGATATTTCTACACATCCAGCAGGTGCTCTAAAACCAAAATAAGACCCGTAGCTACGAACTAATAATTGATTAACAATTTGTTGATTTTCAGATGATAAAATTAATAATTGTCCTTTTAGGTTAAAAGATAAATAACCAATTTTATTTTTATTATATTTATGCCATATATTAGTATGTACTAACCAAATTGGGTCACACTCTCCTGATTTTGCATGGACATTATTAATATCAGGAAATGTATAAATATTATTGTTAAAATCGAAGCATGTATCACCTTTGTTTAATTTTAGACAATCAAGGATTTCACTATTTTGGTCAATGTCATACTGCAATGGAATATTGATTAGTGCTTTTTTTATGCGGGAAAATATTGGTATTGATAGTATACTATCGTCCATTTAATATACATAAAAAATAATAATTATATTATTTAAATAAAATAAATACTTAATGACAATAATGGTTATATTGTTATAATTCTAACATCACATATGAACAGTTCTTCGACCGCTGCAAATAATCAACAATCATCATTAATTGCTTTTATTACAGGCATTACTGGTCAAGACGGGTCCTATTTGGCAGAATTTCTATTAGAGAAAGGATATATGGTTCATGGTTTAATTAGACGTGCGTCAACTATTAATACACAGCGCATTGACCATATTTTTAAAAATCCTAATTTGAAATTGCATTATGGTGACATTACGGATGGCACCTGTTTATTTATGTGTTTGGCTAATATCAAAGATCTATATCCTAATATGACACGCCTTGAAATATATAATTTAGCTGCACAATCACATGTAAAAGTTTCATTTGAAATGCCTGAATATACTGCTGATGCAGATGGTTTTGGTACATTAAAACTTTTGGAATCCGTAAGGGCAAATAAATTGGAGAGAATTGCTCGTTTCTATCAAGCATCTACATCTGAACTATATGGCGAGGTTCAAGAAATGCCTCAGCGCGAAACGACCCCTTTTTATCCTCGTTCGCCTTATGCTGTTGCAAAGTTATATTCTTTTTGGATAGTTAAAAATTATCGAGAAGCCTACGGAATGTATGCATGCAATGGTATTTTGTTTAATCACGGAGGTGTGCGTCGTGGTCATAATTTCGTGGAGAGAAAAATAACACTAGGATTAGGAAAGATATTGCGAGGCGAAGCAGACAGATTATGCATGGGAAATTTGGAATCGTTGCGCGACATAGGCAATGCAAAGGATTATGTTGTAGGAATGTGGTTAATGCTTCAACAAGATATGGCAGATGATTTTGTGTTAGCAACAGGAAAAACACATACAATTAAGGAATTAATCGAAATTGCATTTGGTCTTAAAGGGTTTAACATTAAATGGAAAGGCGAAGGATTGGATGAAATAGGCTATGATGAAACAAGCGGAAGAGAATTGATTTTGGTCGATAAAAAATATTTTAGACCATCTGAAGTAAATGTGTTATTGGGAGACCCAAGTAAAGCCAATCGAGTTTTAGGATGGGAAACAAAGATAACTATTAATGAATTATTAAAAGAAATGGTAGAACAGGATTGTAAGTAATTTTGTAACATAACTATAGTATTGATGCAAATTGTTATATAAATAAATAATTTATATTATTAATTTATATATGTTCCCTAATTACGGAAATTATTATAGCACGAAACAATGTTTGCCAAACTGCCCAACTTATATGTATCAAGATAAAGGAACCGGTAACGTTATTATAAATCCAGAAAATTCTGTAATTATTAATGGAAATTTGGATGTGCAATGTCATGATATAAAGGATGTATCTGGTATTTACTTTTGTGATAATACTTACATTGGACATGGCAATTCATTTGACATTTCAACCAATCAAATTTTAAAAATAAAACAAAAAGCAATAGTAGTTAATGAATATAATTATGTTGGAATTAATACATTAACACCTGCATTTCATTTAGACGTAAGTGGTAATGCAAATATACGCGGAACATTAAATTTAAATGATAATTATATTACTAATATTAATGTTGCAAACACTTCTGAGTTGAATTTACCAAATGTGATATATGATTTGTCTACAAATACCCTAAAATATAAATTGGTTGCGTACGGAACTTTTATATCTGATGCATCTCAAAGTTTTCCTACAAATACTGCATCAGAACTTAAATATTCCACTTCACAAAGTTCTTCAAAAAATTTAGAGTTAGCATATGATGCATCAACCTCTGCATATACACATGTAAAAGTATTAATACCCGGCGTATATAAAGTCGGAACATCATTGCAACTTACACAAACGGCAAGTCCTGCAGCCACAATTAATATTTGGTTTAGAAAAAATGGAATAAATATACCATCAAGTTCTTCAATTATCAATATGGATGGAAATAACTCATTTAAAATTGTTTATGTTGAAATAATTGAATCATTTGCTGAAAATGATAAAATAGAAATTATGGCAGGAACAGCAGGCAATGGCATGGTGGCAGTGCATTCACCTGCACAAACATTTAATGGAATAACCTCTCCAGCTGCTCCGGCGATTATTACTACTATTATACTTATTAGTTAAGTTATAATTAATGAAATCATATATAATTTTCTGTGAAATTATACATGATTATAGATAGTTAATTGTATAATGTACATTATACGTTTATTATTTACCAATAGCAGCTATTCTCAATTTTTTCAAATCCATTTGGACGTTCATTTTCGGCAGGCGTCGACCAATGTTCGTTCGCATATAAACGAATAATGTCCGGTCTCTCTCTTAGCCAACGCTTTCCATAAACGCCAAAATACATTTGTAAAACACCTCCTACATAAATTGCAGATTTATTCATCTTAAATAGTCTAGAACAAATTAGATTTCCGTAACCGCCTGCAGATACAAGCGCAATATCAAATTTATCTTTAATTGTATCGACTGCTTCCATAAATGCATTTAATTCAAATTGAAAATCTTCACTTTCATTGTTTCCTTGTGTTTGAGGAGGTTTCATAAAAATAAATTCGCAATCCGGAAATAAATCAACCCCATATATTTTCTCTCTAATTTGTAGTTTATCACTAAAACTTTGTGCAAATGACGATATAATTAATAGGCGTTTTCCTGCAAGCTCTCTAGTCCATAAACGAGTATTTATATGATTATAAATGTCCATAGTGTTTGCCCAAAAACGTGTTTGTTTAAAATTAGCGTCAACAAATGCAAACGAATTAAATACATTTTTTGCAATATCACTCCATAATTCCCATGATAAATAAGCGTCACATGAATGGAATGCCTCAAGATATTGCGTAGAATAATTAATTATGCTTTCTAGACTTGTAAGATGAATTCCTGAGTTATTTTTCATTAATTTACATGGTTCAACGAAAAAATTAGGTTTAAAAACCGATGGATTACTTCTTAATATAACTCCATAATATGCCATTTCATTTTCGACACCTGCAACTCTAGGAATTAAAAATGGTTTATTTGAATTAATTTTAGATTGAATAAAATTACAGAAGTTTTCATTTTCAATAAGCATATTAAACGACTGTATTTGGCTTGGATTATCGCCTTCGTTTACATTTGGATACACACAAACGTATGGACCAATGACTTTATCACTTGGATTATAATTTCGTATTTGGGTTTTGTGGTTATGATACGTTTTAATTAATTTAGGTTCATTGTAGCATTGATAACCTAATATATTCATCAAATATAACAGTTTATTGTCACATCCGGCTTTCCCCATTTGAAAGTTAAAAATACCCCTATGTTTCTGTTCAATATTCACGTCTGAATGCATAATCCATACGTCCTGGCTATCTGGTCTTCCATGAGGGCCTCCAAATAACTCGCTATCTTTAAGTGATGTTGCCCCTGTATATTCATATCTGCATAATGCAATAATACTTTTTGTTGAAAAATCACAGGTTCTAACGCTTCTAATTGATGAATCAAAAAATATGTCAGAGTTTGTAATTACATTATATCCCTTTATCGAGTGTTTTTCAATTAAATTAAAAATATTTTCGAATGTTAGTCGAGATTTAATATTATATTGAATAATTTTTTCATTATCAATACCAAGTTCTTCTTTTGTATATTCACGTTCATTAAACAAATAAATGCGTTTAATATTTTTATTGTGAGCATTAAAAAAGAGGCATTGTTTAATTTCATTATATCTTTCTTCATTTTGATCAATATAAAATTGCATTATTAGATTGATGTCTCCTTCTCTCTCTTCAATTTGTTTCATTTTTGGAGAGATTGATAAAAAATATGGCATGCCTATGTAACTTTGAAAACACGTGTCGATGTAATCTTTTGATGGATCAAGTAGCCATTGTTTATATTTTTCAAATACTTCTTGACCAGATAAAGTTATCATTTGCTGATTGTTATTACTCATGTTTAAATTCTTGTAAATAAAAATAATAACATAACTTTAAACTATTTTGTTTCTAAGATACTTATGAAGCAATTATATGATTATAATTATTTTATAGATATTTATAAATATTTTTCAATTAATTTTTGAGGAATAAGTTCCGTCTTTATAGTAGCTAATTTTTTATAGCATTTATTAATTGTCACCTCACTAATTTCGCTAATTGTATTTACCTCTTTTTTACTTACATTTAAATTAAATGTTTGTGCCACAAAATAAACAATGCCTGCTGCAATAGAATGAGGAGTATTTTCAGGAATTAAATTATTCTTTTGAATTCTCATTGCAATAAATTTACATAAATTAGTTAATTCATTATTTACGTTAAGACGACTGCAATAACGTTCAATAAATGACAGTGGAGTGGTATTGCAAAGTGACGTTTTATCGACATTTTTCATGTCAACTTCCATTTCATTAATAATTGCAATAGCGTTTTTGCATCCTTTTGTTGCGCTTGAATTATCTAAATGAAACATCGTCGCAATTTCCTTTGCTGTTCGAGGATAATTATTTGTTCTACATGCAACGTAAATTGCCGCTGCTAAAATTCCATGACGATTTAATCCACGATATGTTTTTGCCTCTGATATTTTTTTATGGTATCTCATGGCTTCATCAATAATAATTTTAGGTATTCCTGAATTTTGTGCTAAAATTGTAATTCTTTGAAATTCATCATATTGAGATTTTTCTTTATATGGCATAGACTGCCATTCGGTATATCGGCGAATTTTTCTCATTTCATAACTTGCGCCATTCATGCAAATAACTTTACATCCAAATGACGATTCCTTAAGCAGAGGATTAATTGGCATTCCACATCTGGTAGGATCGTCAGATTGATTATTGTCAGCACCATAAAATCTCCACTCGGCACCTTGGTCAAGTGAATCTTTATAAATTATTCCACATTTATTATTGCAGCATGCTAAAAACCCTTCATCTGTTACAGCTAGGGAACTATTGCATATATCACAATGCTCTCGCTCTCCACTAGTTCTGTAAACACATTCAATTGGTGTTTCATTTTTTATTTCATTATTAAACTGTGCCCATAACTCTATTTTATTAACATTTTTTTCACGATGTAACTTTTTAGTTTTTGCAACAGTTGGCTCTGCAATTAGGGACATTATTGGGTGTTGTAATATCAAATAATATAATTTTAATTCAATTTTATTTTATATATGTTTATATCATATAATGGGAAATACTCTATCAGGGGCATCATCATTGACAGATAATAAATCTAAATCACTCTATGAGGTCATTGATTACATTGCAACAAATTATATATTAAGTCAAAATTTTCAAGACATGGTGAATTTATCTGATATGAACTATTGTGAAAAGTTAGTCGTATTGACATCAAACATTATAGAAAATAAATTTAACCATTTAGAGGTAAATTATTTAAATCAGCGACTAAAACAAGGCATTGAAATTAATGAAATGACAAAGGATAAAATTGTTTATTTTGATAAAGGGTCATTAAATGATTTAGATGCTAAAAATAAAACAAATAAACGTCGCATGTGCATAGGCATTTCTAAATTTTATGTAAAAATTGCTCATTTATTTGCAGCTATTGTCAGCACATTGAACCCTACTTATACATATGAAAATGCTCTTGGAGAGAAACAGAACATAGGGTTATTGGAGAAAAATAAAATTCCAAAGGATGTGAATATTAAAATCGATAAATTAAATTTATGCAGTAAACGCATTAATGCTCTTATGAATAATAACAATTATGAAAATATTCCATATGACACGCCAATTGTTGTGAAACCTGATTTTTGTGACATTAATTATTCTAGTTCTGGTGAACCTAAAAAATTAGGAACTGAACCTGGAATTCCTGAATTACAGCAATTGTATTATGACAAGTTTAATTTTGATAAAGGTATATTTGGAGGTCATTTAAAAATAGAAGACAATATGACAAAGGAAATGTATAATGAATATCAGAAAGATTTATTTACATTTTATAAAGCATTTACCGGAAACAAGTCTATACCAATGGTTGAAAAATTAGACCAAAATGGTAACAAAGTCAAAGTCCCATCTATCACTAAATTTAGTCAAATACCATTAAGGGCGTATCATCGGGCAGACGGTTGTAAGCCTGGTGGAATGTTTACTACAGAGAGAAAGGGCACATTGAAAGAAGAATTATTTTTTAAGTATGCTGAGCATATTAAAAAAATGATTAAAAAAACAGAAGATGGACAATCCAGTTTATTGTCTATATTAGATGAATTGTTTGTCGTAAGAGTAAATCCTGATGAAATTTCAAAAGCTATTGTAATTAATCCAAAATTAAATGAAACAAAACTACAGGCATTAATTGATAAAACTAGAACAATAATTGTAACATTATATCTCTCATGCGAAGAAGATTTTGTTACTGGTCTTGACTTATTTGAAGCAATTGTAGAAAATCAAATAAGACAAACATCTGTTCAACAAATAAGTGAATTAGAAAAAAATCTTGAAAAGACAATAGCAGAGACTGATATTCATCCATCTGTTAATGAAAATATAATACTTGAAGAGTCTATTAAAGAACCAATTATCACTCAAGAAGAAATAGAGACAAGTAATGGTGAAGAAATGATTGTCGAGCCTGATGCATTGCCTTCAGCCAATAACAACTTAGAATTAACAATTAAAGAGCCAATTGTAGAAGGAATGGAAAATCCTACTATTGAACCAGAAGCAATTGCTGATGAAAAACAACCTATTTCTCTTCCTGTGTCTGAAACAAATGAAAATAATAATATAGATGACACCATAACGGCGACGAATGAGGAACATATAGCAGTCATTGCAGATGATGTGTCTAATGAGCAATTGCCAGTTGTAAATGGAGAGATTGAAGAAGATGAGAATAAAAAAAAAGAGGTCGAAAAAGAAAATATAATTGGCGGAAAACGAAGCAAAAAATCAGTAACACGAAAACGTAGAAATAGAGCTAAATAAAAATTCTATTGTAATTTATCTTCCAATTTATCTAATAATTCTTTATTATAAATAAGATTTCCGGTTGGTTTATAGCTATTAATGTCTTTGTAATTTTTTTTATCTCCATGTTGCTTTCCATTTGAATTGGCCGGTTTATTTAAAATTAATGCATTAATGTCAGTAGGGTCAACTACTTGTTTATTTTCTACATCACTTCCTCCAACACGATTTCCATATCCATCGTAAATAATTCCAGTTTTTTTCTTCAGTTCATTTCTTACATAACTTGGTATCCAATGTTTCCATGAGATAAATGTAAGATTTGGATGAGTATAATTTACAACAAAACCATTGTCTTTTAATTTATCTATAATATATGCAACACATGACCCATGATCATATTTTGGAACACCAATCATTATCTCAGGAATAATATACCAGCAAAATTGGTTGTCTTTTGTTTGTCTGGATGTTAATTTAATTTTATTGTGTATGCGGTTTAGTATCTTATTGTATATCGTAAGCGTATTCAAATCGTGTTGTTTCTTTTTTTCATATAAATCATCCAAATTAATTTTATCAGTTAGTTCATCATCATCTTTTAACGTAAAAATAGAATCCATTTTATTGAATAAAAAGAAAAAAGTATTGAAAATAAAACTTAAAGTTTATTAAGTAAAGTATAACTAAATGGGCATTAAGCATTTGGTTATATCTGGTGGCGGTCCTTCTGGATTATATGCATATGGTGCAGCAAAAGTATTAGCAAAAGACGAGTTTTGGAATATTAATGAAATTAAAACTATTTATGGTACATCAATTGGAGCATTTATTGGTGTAATTTTATCGTTAAAATATGATTGGCAGATAATTGATGATTATTTAATTAAACGTCCATGGGAAAAACTTATAGATATATCTCCTGAAAATATTTTTAATGTTTGGGAATCAAAGGGGCTTATTGGTTTTGAATTTATGACAGAAAGTCTTAAACCATTGCTTGAAGCCAAAGAATTAAAACTAGACATAACATTAAAAGAATTGCATGAATATAATAATATTGAAATTCATATGTTTGCGGTTGATTTAAATTCCATGCCTTTGCAAGCAACAGATATCTCATACAAGACGTTTCCGGACTTGCAATTAGTGAAAGCGCTTACAATGACGGCTGCAATTCCATTTATATTTAAACCAGTAATAATAGACAATAAATGTTTTGTTGATGGAGGTCTTGTGTTGAATTTTCCTCTTGATGCATGTTTAAAAGATACAGAATGCGAAAGGGATGAAGTGCTTGCATTTAAAAATTTAAAATTATTGGATGCCTCTAATAAATTATCAATTGTTACCGAGTCAACATCTCTTGGTGGATTTTGGTATTATATGACAAAAGTATTGGTGAACCAAGTCAATGGAAAAACACACCAACCAGTTGTTCCTAATATAGTTAATTGTATAATTGATGACGTATGTGGTTATAGTGACTGGGCTAAAATATTAGAGACACGCGAATGTAGAGAGAAATGCATTAAAAATGGTGAAACGAGTGCACATATATTTAAAACTTATAAAACCCTCCATTGATTTATACTTATGTCAATGTAACTTCATTTCTAGAAAAAATTATATATTGCAGAAAAAATATATAATTTTAATGTAATTTTTATAATATTATTATTTTATTTTGCTAAAACAGTTGATAAGAACTGTTCGAATGTTTTATATTCGGGCTTAGCATCAAAATCAATCACCTGATTGCCTTTTATTAATTTAATAGTTGGGTATCCTTCAATCTTAAACTCATTCGCAATGTCAGGCTGGGCTTCACAATCGACATCAACAAATGACAATGTATAACCATTAATCTTTTGTCCATTTGAATAAGTCTGTTTTAGTTTTTCAACTTCAGGTTTGGCTTTTTTGCAATGAGGGCACCAATCGGTATAAAAGAAATAAAATTGTGCATTTTTGCCATGTTCATCCATAGACCCAGATGCACCTTCAACAACTCCTCCAGCTTGTAAATTATTTTGACCTCCGATCATAGATCCAGATTGTTTAATGTAACGCTTATATACATAAACTGCAGTTACAATGAAGATAGCTGCTAATGCTAATATAATTATGAATTTTTTATAAGAACCTAAATTTCCTAATTTATCTGTTATGTCAAAACCCATTATATAATATATTATAGAATAAATAACTAGATTTATTAAACGAATATAAACCTATATAAACAATTAGACAAATAATTTAAATATTTAAAACGATTATGATTATACTACATTGTCGAAAGAATGCTATTCAGAAACATAAAAACAAAGCAAATCGAAATTATTAATAGGAGTAATTTCTTAAATGATAGTGATTATTATAAACAAATATCACTTCTTTATGGAATTCATTTTTCTCCTAAAATTATTAATGTAAAAGAACAAATTATCGGTTACGTTAAAAATAACTCATAAGAATGTATCCAATTAGAATTAAAATAACAAATGAAAATACATAATTCAATATTATATTTTTTTTAATATGAGACAATGATGGATCTACAAAAAGATGAGTAATGTGCTGTGTAGTATAATTTGTAGTTCTAAAATTTAATATAAATGCTACAGTTAGTAATGCAATTGCAATAAGGTTAAGAATAAATTTAACGACATAATGCATAATAGGTGAGAAAAATGCTATAATAATAAATAGCAGTGCAACACTTGTTAATGACGTTACTGATTTAGTTTTATCTGAAAATTCATATAATAATTTTTCAATTTCTGTTAGCATATGTTAAATATATATATAGTTCATAAATTATAATAATTATATTTTCTTTATAATTATTATAATGAATACGCGTAAAAATTATAAGGGTGAGATGCAAACTCATTCCAAAACAAAAAAAAGACATGTGTTCTCAAAAAAAGATTATAATGCTGGTGATGGGTTTTTAACGACTGTATGGGGACCTGCGATGTGGCATTTTTTACATACAATGAGTTTTAATTATCCAGTAAATCCAACAAAAGAAGATAAAGAACATTATCGCAATTTTGTATTAAGTTTGCAACATGTATTGCCTTGCAAGTATTGCAGAATTAATATTAAAAATAATTTAAAAGCACACCCTTTAAAGGCATGTCACATGGAAGACCGTGATAATTTTTCTAGATACATTTATAATTTACATGAAGTTGTAAATAAAATGCTAGGAAAAAAATCTGGATTAACTTATTGTGATGTGAGGGAACGTTATGAAAATTTTAGAGCACGATGCACCACTGATGAAAAACCAAAAATCTTTAATTTTGATGCCAAGGAACCAAAAGAAAAGGGATGCACTGAACCATTGTATGGCAAAAAATCAAAATGTTTAATTAAAATTGTTCCACAGGACACAAAAGAAAAAACATTTCAAATGGATAAACAATGCATTAAAACACGTAACCCATAAATAATTTAAAATTGACTAAAATCTGTTAACTTAGGCATAGGAATTTCATTGCTATTATTTGCGGATCCTCCTGTTGTTCTGCTAATAATAGGATTTGAATCTAATCTTGGATTTCTATTTTGAGTAACACCTAATTGTGATAAATTATAATATTCTGATGGCTGCATCGTTCCGTTAATTGAAAATTCATTCATATTATAACCTGGCAAAGGACCTCCGCCGAAACCAGTTTGTAATGTTGGTAAATATTGGTTTGCTGCTCTGTAAGTGGGGACTTTCTTGCATTCAAATGCTGGTTCAGGACATCTTGCACATGCTGGGCATGGAGGACATCTTTCATTATCATTTCCATTAGAATGTGGGCGATTGCATGTATTAACAATTGTTGTTGGGCATGCGGGACATACTGGTGGGATAACTTGAGATTTTAATATATATAGGTCTTCCTGTCCTGGAGGAATTTGATTTTTAGGTATACCTTTAGAATTAACGTTAGATGCGTTAATAGGAGTTGCTCCTATAATAGACGATGATGTCTGTTTAGGTGCTGGTTTAGGCGCGGGTTTAGGTGCGGGCTTTGTGGATGGTGTATTATTGTCCAACCCTTCAATCATTTGCAATGTAGATACACTTCCTAAACAGCAACCAAATGTTAGTGTAATTAAAAAAATGATTAATAACGTCTTCCAATTTGTCATTTTATATATTGTATGTTTGGAAAAAAGTTTAATAATAAATTGAAACAAATATATAAAATCATAAGCAATAATATTATTATAAATTAATAACATTATGCTATCAAATAATGAAATGAATGAAACAAATATTAAACAAGAAAAAAAAACAAGAAAGACAGCACCTCAAATATGTTTAAAATCATCTTATTACGACATAAATAGTTCAAATTTTAATGAAAACATAGAAATTGGTGTTGATGAGGCAGGAAGAGGACCAATGTTTGGGCGTGTATATGCTGCTGCAGTCATTTTACCTAAAGACGATAGTTTTGAGCACTATAGAATGAAAGATAGTAAAAAATTTCACTCAAAAAAGAAAATAAATGAAGTTGCCGAATACATTAAACAAAATGCTTTACATTGGAGTGTTCAGTGGGAAGATGAAAAAGTAATTGATAAAATTAATATAAGAAATGCAACACATTCTGCGATGCATAAAGCTATAAACGCAATTCATAATAAAGAGAAACAAACATTATTGCTTGTTGATGGAAATGATTTTAAACCATATCTTGTTATGAACGGAAATAAAGGATTGGAGCAAATTGAGCACATAACGGTTGAAGGTGGCGATAATAAATTTAGTGCAATTGCTGCTGCATCTATATTGGCAAAAGTTGAACGTGACAAATACATTGAAACTATGTGTGATGAATTTCCTTATTTAGATGAAAGATATGATCTAAATAAAAATAAAGGATACGGAACAAAAAACCATATGGATGGAATTCGCAAATATGGAATTAGTCAATGGCATAGGCAATCATTTGGTTTATGTAAGACTGCAAATCACGCATGTTCGTTTTCCAGTTTTAATGGAGATGGCCAAGAATAATGCATTCTCATACCCTTCCAAGTGAAACATCCAATGTATATCCATGCCATTAAAACTAAAGTGTCAATAATAATACGTTTAATGCATTTATTACGTAATTTTTTAATTTGAAATGTATATATTTCGTCTTCAACATCATCGTCATCTTCACTATCTTCATATGATGAAACTTCATCATCTGTTGTATCTTCGCTCTCTTCATACGATGAATCATCATCGTCATCATCCGATGAATACATGCCATTGTTTAATTCAATATAATTAATTTTTTTCATTGATGCAATTCTTGCACTACGACGCAAAGGTTCTGGTGCATTTTGTTCCCGCATTGCTTCTTTAATTGCAGGAATGTGTCTAATGTAAATATGACAAATGTCGCATCCAATAATATACTCATCATATGATTCACATACCGCACTCAGTAGACATGATGTATGATATGAATGACTATGAAAACAATTAATGTCATATCGATAATCATAGTTTATAATATTTAACATTTTTTTATTGCAAATTCTACAACTTTGATTATTCAACATTAAAAATGCATGTTCTAAATCTTTAAAAGAATTTCCAAAAATAATTCCTGCTGGAATGTCATCATTAATTATATTAATATCATTTTTAAATTTAGATACATGTTTTGCATTATTATTTCTTCCAGAACCTGAGCGAGAAAGGATATATTCCATTTTAATATTTATGTTACGATTAATGTCTTGACGTGTATTAGTGTTATTTAATTATTAACACATGCCTTTAAATTGATTTCAATAAAATTGAAAGGTAATTATAACCTATAAAGTATTTGCATTATAATAATTATATAACCAACCTCCCTAACATTACAAATGAAAGTTTTAGTATTTGATGTTGAAACGACTGGATTACCTATTGGAAGAAATCCGTCAATCTTTGATCATGATAAATGGCCATATATTGTTCAATTGAGTTATATATTGTTTGACCCAGAAAATAATAAAATATTAAAAGTAGCAGATAGGATTATTAATATTCCGAATGATGTTGAAATTGACCCAGAAAGCATTCGCCTACATGGAATTACACGAGACATAATGAATGCAAATGGAATTTCAATTAAAGAAGCATTAAAAGAATTTAATATTTACTTCAATCAAAGTGAAATTGTGTGTGGTCATAATATTTCATTTGACAAGCGCATGATATTCGTAGAATCTAACAGAAATCGTATCCAGCAATATTTTACGTATAATGGTGAAAAAAAATTAGAATACTGCACAATGAAAAATGGAATTGATTTGTGCAAAATTGAACGAACTAAAGTTAACGGGGACAAGTATTTTAAATTTCCGACACTTAGTGAATTACATAATAATTTATTTAACCAAATTCCTAAAGGTGTTCATAATTCTCTTGCCGATGTTATTATTTGTTTAAGATGTTATCATAAAATGCAATATGACCACGATTTAGTGGAAAATAATAAAAAAATGCATGATTTATTTATTGAGATGAACATTGCATAAGTATTTGCAAACCGATGTTATAAGTATTTGCGATTATGGTTTAATAAATATAAAATTAATATAATTTATATTTATTTTTCATTATGAATAATTGTATAATTTAACCTGAGCACATTTCACATGACCCTTCTTCTTCAATTTGAATAGTAGAAGTCGTTTCGTTTGTAGAGTGACTATTGTTTTTTTCCGGTTCAATTGTAAATTGCTGAGCATGATGTTTAGGTTTTCTACGCATATAATAAATTGCGGTTTTTAATCCTGCAGCATGAGAATAAAAATGCATGCTTGTCAATGTTTTATAGTCAGGGTCTTCAATCCACAAGTTCAAACTTTGCGACTGACAAATGTATGCACCTCTGTCTCGAGCCATATCAATTAGGTGTTTCATAGGAATTTCCCATACGATTTTATATTTATCTTTCAAATGCTGAGACAAAAAGTCTAGTTGTTGGACACTTCCATTGTTTGCAATAATATTATTTTTAACGGCATCATTCCATTTTCCAATATTCATCAAATCATTCATAAGATATTTATTTACCATGACAAATTCTCCAGCTAATGTGCGACGACTATAAATATTACTAGTCAACGGCTCAAAACATTCATTATTGCCTAAAATTTGACTAGTGCTAGCAGTTGGCATCGGTGCAAGCAACAAGGAATTACGAATTCCATTTTCAATAATCTGTTGCTTAAGACCATTCCAATCATAACGATCACTTGGTGTTGCATTCCACATATCAAATTGTAATATACCATTTGATGCAGGTGAACCTTCAAAACTACTATAAGCACCAAGCAAATTTTCACTTCTAAGTGGTTTGTAATAATCGGGTGTTCTTCCAAATAATTCATGAGCGATTGGCTTATATTTATGATAAATCACATTTGCCTCATTATTTGATAGTGTAATTTCAGAATTATATAGTTTTCCAAGACTATCAATATTAATAATGTCATCACCTGACCTTGCTTCTGTGCTTTTAAGATAATTTAACAATGGCAACAACTGTTTGCGTCTCTCAATTGAAAGCTCCATGCTCTTCTCTAGAGCAGCATGATACATTGTTTCAAATATTTTTTTATTAATCTCAATTGCTTCATTACTATGAAACGGTACATCCAGCATGAAAAATGCATCAGCCAAACCCTGAATGCCAATGCCAATTGGACGGTGATACGAGTTGCTTCGTAGCGTTTTATCAGTTGGATAATAATTAATATCAATAATTTGATTTAGATTTTCAGTAACAATCTTGGTAACTTCGTGTAGCTTCTCATAATTCAATTCAGTCTTTAGTGTATTGCATAGATTATCATATCCACCAATATACTTATCATCCAAATAGATTTGAGGAACACTATTGATTTCGTGTCCAGTTGTTTCCTTCATTGTTTTATAGAATGCCTTTCTCTCATCATCATTGTCTAGATTTGTTTCTTCATAGAAAATATTATGAAGTTTCAATAGGTTCTTTGCCTTTACGCAGAAATTACAGTTATTTTTTGTATAAATAATAGCCTTTTGATATGTTCCGCCAATAGGTCTCACAAAACGATTTACACCAATGCTCGCTAAATTACAAACAGCTGTCTCAGTTGGCGATGAATATTCAATAATTTCAGTGCATAAATTGCTTGATTTAATTACACCGAGGTTCTTTTGATTACTTTTATCATTGCATGCATCTTTGAAAAGCAAATAAGGCACACCAGTTTCCATTTGTGCATCAAGAATTTTAAACCATAGATTTCGGGCTTTCATGGTTTTAGTATATTTACCTTCAGCTTCATAACGTTCATATAATTGTTTAAAATTCTCTCCATAACAATCAGACAAACCAGGGCACTGATCAGGACACATAAGCGACCACATTCCATCAGTCTTAACGCGCTCCATAAAAAGGTCGGGCATCCATAGAGCCAAGAAAAGGTCACGAGTTCTTAATTCTTCATCACCGTGATTTTTACGGAGATCCAAAAACTCGACTACATCAGTATGCCATGGCTCAAGATAAATTGCAAAACTTCCATTGCGTCGCCCTCCGCCTTGGTCTACATAACGCGCTGTCATATTAAATACACGAAGCATAGGAACAATTCCATTGCTGGTTCCATTAGTGCCTCGAATGTGTGAACCAGTGCCTCGAATATTATGGACATGTAGTCCAATGCCTCCTGCCCACTTAGAGATTTTTGCACAATCCTTCAGTGTATCATAGATACCATCAATGCTATCATTCTCCATAGATAGAAGATAACAAGAACTGAGCTGTGGGCGAGGTGTTCCCGCATTAAAAAGTGTAGGCGTAGCATGAGTAAAGAATTTTTGTGACATGTGTTCATATGTTTGTTTAACCTTTTCTAAATTGTCTCCATGAATTCCAACCGCAACGCGCATCCACATGTGCTGAGGACGTTCGACAATTTTTTTATTGACTTTCATTAGATACGCACGTTCAAGAGTTTTAAATCCAAAAAATTCAATAAGATAGTCGCGCTTATAATCAATCATTGCTTCAAGTTCATCTCCATATGTTTGAGATATTTCGTATAGCTGTTTTGAAATAAGAGGACTATGGACATTATGGATGTCTGTAAAATTATATAAAAGTTCCATTGTTTTAGAAAAGGATGCAAGTGTATTTTTTTGATGGTTTGAAACAACAATACGACTGGCAAGAATTCCATAATCTGGATGTTGAGTTCCAATAGATGCACATTGTTCGGCAGTAAGTTCATCGATTTGCTTGGTATGAATATTATTATAAAGCTGATCAATTACCTTCATAACTAGTGCAGAAAAATTAATGCTTACATTACTTTCCTTTCCAATAGTTTTTACGCGATTTAAAATTTTATCAAATGAAATATCCTCGTGCTTTCCGTCACGCTTAACAACCTTCATTTCGGTAATGCTCATCTGTTCTTGCATGTGTATATGAGTTATATATAAAAGGCATCAAAAGTTTAAATTGTTTGAACCAATAAATATTATAAAAAGTTTTTTAATTTTTTGGATAAAATAAGTTTTTTACTTATTTAGAATAAAATAACAAAAATATAAATTGCAACATTGATGCCTTTATGTGTTATAATAATTTATCAATATAACATATACAACAATGGCGTTTGACAGTAAATCAATAAGTAAAATAGTATTAATGATTATAGTATTTATTGCGACTTTATTCATTCCAATTCTATTTAAAGGACAAATTGAAGAACATTTTATCAATTATGGATCATATCCCCATGAACAAGAATTTCCATTATTATATCCAGAATATCAATTAAAACCAGAATATAAGAAAACATCTAATGTTGAGTACGAAGATATATATAAAGAATATCCTACATATGAAGCAGGTTCTACAGAAATAAATAATAAAAAATATTGGAAGACACCTGATAATGGAAAATGTTCACCTGCAGAAATGTGCAATGCCCTCTATGCTGATAGAGAGAACCCAGGAATAAATGAAATAGGCATTGTTGCACCAACCCCTGTTTGGGAAAATAAACGTGTAAACTTTTTCCAGGCTAGTGATAGGGAAGGAATTCCTTATATTGAACAACCAGACGAATTTGAACAATAAATTAAATTATAAGATTGATTTAGTTTCAATCACTTGTGTAACTTCTATATTTTCATCTGTTTTTGATAATAATTCATTTATATCAATATAACATGTCCCTTTATCTGGCGTGATTTCAATCTCATCTTCCTTATGTTTTTTAATTTTTTTGACAGTGATTTTTTTTTTATCTTTAATTGGAATTGTTTGTTGTGTCAAAGGAACCGACATATAATCAGTTATAAGATTGCTTGGAGGTTTATCTTCGAATGTTTTTTTTATCCTTTTATTCGGCGCACGATGTTCATACCCATTTACTTTCTCTTTATTAATAGTTTCCCATATGTTTTCAAATACACTCACCGCATGATTAAACCATAACTGGTTTCGCAATACTAATACACAACTTACTTCTTCTAATTTCCAATATATATTTTTAACCCATGTTAGCTCTTGATGATTTAACATAGTTTGTTCTTGCCAATTATCGCAATCAGTCGCATTCATCAACAATGGAGCATAAATATAAAATGGTTTTTCGTCTTTAATAAAATACATTATTAATCCTTTTAACTTATTTGATGCAGACCAATTAAATTCACCGTCATTGTCAAAGTCTTCCTTTTGTTCATATTCAACAAATCTAGTCTCTAAGAAGTCACATTCGTTTAAATTGCATACTTCCATTTGCATCTGCATTTGTATCCAATATTCTATTTTTGGAATTCCATTAATCTCTCGATTGACAATGTTTTTAATTTCTAACATTCTTCCATATCGCTGAGATGACGGGTCATTATTAATTCCATCAGGAGATGCAGCTATAAATTTAAATTTATCATGCACTATGCAACCAAAATCTTCAATTTTTGTCTTATATTTCATTTCATAATACATAACAGACAGAGGTTCATATTTATGTCCCCAATGTAGAGGGCTATCCGTTCCTACCATATTGTATTTTTCAATATTAAATGGTTTGCATTTATCATAGATTAAACTATTTTTATTTGAATCGCTTGAGAACGCTTTCCATATGCTGCTTGCTGTTAATAAATTATGTCTATATTCATACCATGCGTTTGATTTTTGTTCAGGTTGATGTTTGCTTCTTAAATAATCGAGTTTTTTATTAATTACTTCCATGTTTGGAGGCTTTCTGATAAATGTCCGCTTAAATGAACGTTTTGGACATACATGTTGATGTATTAATTTAAATGCGTTGTGTATGATTTCAGTAAGTTCTTCTGTAATATCATCTTCATATATATCTTTAAATTGCGCTTTAAATATTTCCAGTGTGTCATCTATTATAATTTCTTGATAATTAGGTAAATTAAATACTAATCCATTTTGTAAAATATAAGTTTCTATTATATGAAACGCGTTTTCAAGCAATTCCCCTTCTTCTTCTTTGCTAAAAACGCTGTAAACGTATTGATTAAGATATAATTCATCTACTTCCGCATCACTGTCGGTAGTATCATCATCATTTTGATTTGATTTTTTATTTGAAAACATTGCATTGACGTAATTCATTTTGCTTATTATATTATTTTGCTAATATTATTTGAAAGAGTAGTTAATGATAATTATTAATCAACGTTTAAATTGCTATCAATTTTGTTTATTACAAATATAAAGTAATTACGTTAACAATAGATTATTACATACACATATATTATATAATGAACATTGATGCCAGTGTAGATACACCTAAAAAACAAATTAGTTTTATAGGAAAACATGCAATTGATACAATCGATAAAATTACCACTAAAAAAAATGCAAAACGAAATGAGATGAAAGACATTGATGATGAAGTGATTGAATATAGTAAACAAGTAGGAATGATCAATGCTCTTTACATGAATGAACTGATTACAAGCAATGATGTTGAGAGATTGTTAAAATGCGAATTAGAAAAGAAAATAAATGGTTATAAGAACCAAGACATTCGTAAAAATATTTACAATGAATTGTTATTAATTTCTCTCAATGAAACAGTAGAAAAGCTAGTATCAAGTAAACTAAAATGTTTCTATTGCAATAAAAACCTGTTAATTTTATATAAAAATGTAAGGGATAGCGAACAATGGACGTTAGACAGAATTGATAATGATAATTGTCATTCGAATGAAAATACGGTCATATCATGCTTAAAATGTAATTTACAGCGACGAACACAATGCATGGATAAGTTTTTATTTACTAAAAAATTAAACATAACAAAAATAGAATAATCGTATAAAATTTCAATTAAAAAGATAAGTTAATATACAAATATACAACATGTATCAATCTACTCAATTTACATGGACGAATGGTGATACTTCGTATGAGCGTTCTAAACCGCGTTCTACACAAAATCAAACAAATCAAGAACAATATTATCAGCCACAAACGAAACCAACATATTCTAATTCTAAAATGCAAATGCAAAATTATCAAGGTCAATGCAATGAGAATGATTGTCAACGTCCCTTAAATAGAGGTCCTTTTCAAGAACCATTAACATCATATGACAGTAGAAGTTTAATTCCAGAAACAGGAATAATGACAAATAACAAGAGAGAATTGGCAAACGATAAAATAAATGAACGAATGCTTTTTGCACAAACAAATCGAAATCCTTTTTTTACTGATCATAAATATTTAGATGATTTGGAAATTCAAGAGAATTTTTTAAAGCCGAAGAATTCAAATTACGAAGAATATAATCCATCAACTAACCAATAACCAATCAACCAATAATTAATTTAATATTTCATTCGTAAAAAACTATAAAAATAATATATTTAAGTTTTTAAACATTTAAATATAATTTATGAAAATTATTAAGTAAACATGGCATATACAACTCAAAATGATTTATTATTAAATAAGCTTATGGATTTTTACAAACAAGAAGATAACCTAGACAAGATGCTTTCTATTATAAATGGAGAGTCTAAGATTTCTCTAAGAATTGTAGATTGGTTTGCGACAAATTATGCCAAGAAGTATTTTACGGTATATAGTTTAACAAACTCTACAAAACGTTTTAAGGTCTACATGGATTATAAACTTAAACTTAAGGCTTATTCTAAGAAAAGGTTTGATCCATTTTGTAGATGGGAGAGAATTAATATACCATATAAATCTAACACATTTATTCAAACAACGATAGGACAGCTTAATTTTTTTAAATGGGCGCTTGAAAATGATGTCATTAACTTTATTAATAAAAACTATGAAGAAATCGAAAAAGATATGAATAGTCGAAATAGCACGTCTAAAAGAAAAACGATAAATGTAACCAATGCAAAAAATCAAACAAGAAAAAAGAGGGAAGAATTGTCTATTTATGCATCCAAAAACATAAAAAAAGAAGACGTTGAAATCACTGTTACGTTTAATTAATATATTTATGTAATTAGTTAAAATTATATTATTATTATAATTAATAATTTTAACTATTATCACCAATAAATGGGAAATCAAACATCAGTTAATAAAATAAATTTTGAAGACATGCAATATGCCATAAAAAATCAATTTATAATTATAAATACGCTTTCAGCAACAGAACAGGATTGTTTAATAAAAGGAACTATTCATAGCAACAATGAAACAGACATTATAAATAATTACATAAAACAAGGAAAAACAACTGTCAGCATGGTTATTTATGGGAAAAATTCAAACGACATAACCACAAGCAAAAAATACGAACAATTAATGTCTCTTGGATTTATTAATATTTATTTATACAATGGAGGATTATTTGAATGGTTGTTATTGCAAGATATTTATGGAGATGATAATTTTCCAACAACTAAAAAAAATATTGATTTATTAAAATATAAATCTCAAAAGATTTTGAATATGTATATGATTGATAATTAGTTTATTTTTGCACAATGAATTCATGAATTTGATTGATCCATTCATGGATAACTTCTGGCGTTTCATAAATATCTTGATTGCCATCTAATGTAAGAATATTTTTTTCTCGCGATAACCAATCCTCGTGATATTCGTGACATTTTGATAAATATTCAAGTGGAATATTCTCTCCTTGACGTTTTCTCTTTATGACACGATTACAAGAAATTTCAGGATTAGCCTTTACATAAATTAACTTAGATACTGGAGATTCATCAATAAATTCATCGAACCACATCTTATAAATAGAATATTCTATTTGGCTCATTTTTTTATCATCATAAAGCATTTTTGCGAATATATGAGCATCTGTAAATATACTTCTCTCTGTAATAATATATTTACACTGAACCTTCAGAGCTTTTCTTAATAATGTCAATCGAGATATATATGCCATTACTTGAAATTGAAATGCATATTTTTCAGTATTTCCATAAAATTTTTCAAGAATAGTAACTCCATTTTCATCAACAATTGTATTCCAGATGTCTACTGGTTCTTGTAAGAAGTAGAAATCTGGATTATTTCCATATTTTTTTTCTAGTTGTGACACTAGTGTAGATTTTCCTGAACCAATATTACCCTCAATGCTTATAATTATCGGTTTATTATATGTTTTTAATATTTCATCAATAACATTAGTGACATTTGGGATCATGTTAGATGATGATTTGCTTAAATTGAAATCAATGGAACTATCACTTAAATAATCCCTTGAATTACAGTCATTTGAATTCGTTTCAATTGAATTGCTCAGGTTCATTTCTAAACTTTCATTATCTTCTGAATTATTGCTTGAGGTTGGTGCAATTAAATTTTCATTTTTAGTTAATTTTTCAATAACACCAGTAAAATCAAATAACATTCTGGATGATGACATAGGTAGTATGGATGTTATTTGTTTATTTGTGATTGGATAAATCAATTTTATTTTAAATAGGTCTTAATATTATAATAACGAATTCCCTTTCAAGAACATTCAATAATCAATGCATGCAATAAATGATTAAAATAATATAATTAAAAATTGAAACTATAATAAAGCAATATTAATATAATACATCACCTAACAACAACTTTTAAACCAATGGATCTAAATCAACGTAAGCTTAACAAGGACGAGTGGAATGGCATTGAAATTCCAGTGAATGAGAGGGAAAAAATGGTATTGAACCTTATTTCACAAGGGTATCATGATGTTCAAATTAAAACAAATAATAATTTGTCATTGATTGATTTTCTTAAAATCCCATTTGACCAATCTATTGTTGATTATTTGTATGAAACATACATGGTTCCAAAACTTAAATCAAGTTGTAAAAAAAATTCTCTTGAATTATATCGCATTACTAAAAATAACAATAAAATGAAAAAAGCGGATACAATTCGAGTTCAAAATGCCGAAAAAGGTCTGGTCGACAATGAAGATAAAATTTTCGAATTTAAATTAATTGACTTATTTACAAGCATGTTATCGTATATCAATAAGGGAAGTAAAAAATGGATAACACGCTTTTACACATTAAAAATTCTAATGTCATATAGCGTAAGAAATGTAAATGAACACTTGACACAATTTATTGCAAAAATCCTTAATGGATGTGCATCAAATGTTACGAAATTGGGATTAATTAAAAATGGATATGACATGATTGAGAAAAATCAAGATTTACTAAAATATGCAGATGAAGAATTATATGAACATCAAAAACAGCTATTTACAGTGGCTAAACGTCCAAATGCTAAATTGATTTTATATATTGCCCCTACTGGCACTGGAAAAACAATGTCCCCTGTTGGATTGTCCGAAGGATATAAAGTTATATTTGTTTGTGCCGCAAGACATGTTGGGCTTGCTCTCGCAAAAAATGCAATTTCAATTGGTAAAAAAATAGCTTTTGCATTTGGTTGTAATGCTGCAGAAGACATTCGCCTTCATTATTTTGCGGCTAAAGAATATACGCTGAATAGAAAATCAGGACAGATTTTTAAGGTTGACAATACAATTGGTGATAAAGTCGAAATTATGATTAGTGACATAAAATCTTATATTCCAGCGATGCTTTATATGTTAGCATTTAATCCTGCAGAAAAAATTATCTTATATTGGGATGAACCAACTATTACTCTAGACTATGAAACACATGATTTACATTTTATTATTCAAAGGAATTGGAGTGAAAATTTAATTCCGAATATTGTATTATCATCTGCTACATTGCCACAAGAAAATGAAATTCGTGATACGATTGTAGATTTTAAGAGTAAATTTATGAGTGGTAACCCTGAGATACATACAATTGTAAGTCATGATTGCAAAAAAACTATTCCAATCATCAATAAAGAAGGGTTTGTTGAAATGCCGCATTATTTGTATGAAAATTATAATGACATTAAAGAAGTAGTAAAACATTGCGATAAATTTAAAACAATTATGAGATATATTGATTTGGAAGAAGCCATTCATTTCATCGCATATATTAATGAAAAAAATCTATTTGTTGGTGAAACAGATGGTGTTGAACATAGTCGTAATTTTGATACAATTGAAAGTGTCAATATGAAAAATATTAAACTCTATTATCTTAAGCTGTTAAAGCGCATTTCGCCTGAGCACTGGGGAACTATTTATAGTCATTTTCAAGAACGTAGAAAACGTAAACATGAATCAAATATTCATGTTACAACACAAGATGCGCATACTTTGACAGATGGCCCAACAATCTTTCTCGCAGATGACACAACCAAGATTGGAAACTTTTGTATTCAAACGGCTAAAATTCCTGCAAATGTAATTAGAGAGATTACAGAAGCAATTGTCTATAATAATACAATTAATGCTAGAATTGATTCCTTGCAAAAGGACCTTGAGGATGGAATTGCTAAAGATGAAGGAAAAGAAAAGAAAATGGCAGACGCTCGTGTTGATCCAGAAATGAAACGATTAATGCAAAAGATTGAAGAGATGCGTTCAATGGTTAAAATGGTTGCGCTTAATGAAATGTTTGTTCCTAATACTCGTGCGCATTTGGGTCGTTTTAATGCCGCTGATGAAAAACATGCATTTACATGTGACATATCAGAACAGGTCGTTGAAAAAATTATGCAGATACATGGGATTGACGACAGTTGGAAATTGCTTCTAATGATGGGAATTGGTGTATTTGCAAATCAAGACAATGCAGCATATGTAGAAATTATGAAGAAATTGGCTCAAGAACAAAAGTTATATATGATTATTGCATCAACTGATTATATTTATGGAACAAATTATCAATTCTGTCATGGTTATATTAGCAAAGACCTTGGAGGAATGAGCCAAGAAAAATGCATTCAAGCAATGGGGCGTGTTGGGCGAAATAATTTACAGGCTTCATATAGTTTGCGTTTTAGGGATAATGAATTGATTTATAAATTGTTTCGTGAAGCAGAAAATCGCCCTGAAGTTGATAATATGAATAGGTTATTCCAGACATCGTCTAATGATGACGATGAATAAATTATTGTTTCAAAAAATAAACCATAAAATATATTATATGTAATTGTTAACTTATACATTTTTTATTTGGTAAATGTAAGGTATGAACATAATACCCATTATTGTTTCTAGAGACATTCTTATTACGTGTGTTTCAACATTAACTACCTCTATTTCATCAACTCAACAACTATATAATTTTATTATGAATTATTCAATTTCGAATAATGACTATAAGCTATATCAAAACAAATTATTATCAGCTGACTTGTCAACAAAATTATCAATTATGAATGCTGTTATAGGTGACATTATTAGAAAACAAAATATTATTGATGGCATTGAATTGGATAGTGGAGTGAATAGTTTGATAATTAACCATAAAAATACATTGAATATTATTGATGATGATGGTTTTGACATTGTAACGAATGTAGATAATATTAATTTGATTGAACGCCTTCCAAAAACAATTAAGGTTTCTATACATTCAAATATTGACATTATAAACAAAATCAATCAAACATTAAATTCTATTCAGGATAAAATACAAAAATATAATGCAGCATATTTTAGTTATTTTTACAGGCTGAATATTCATGACGATGTAGAAAATATCATTTTATACTGTGACATATTTGATAAACGTCTAAGTATGTTATTGGACATTCTAAAATTATATTATAAGTAAATGAAACTTTTATAAAATTATAATTTATATAATAATTTTATATGGACTGTCTTCCAATAAATATATCAGGATTATTGAAATATGATAAAAAATGGAGGGAAATGATGGGATATAGGTATCCATATGTTGATTCATTTAAATATCATTTGACAGAAAAATTGCCAACGTCTGATATAAAGTGTTATGAGAGATACCCAAATTATAATTGGGTATATGATAAATTATTTATAGCACAAAGCCAAGGATTAATGTGTGGAAAATTAGAAACATTAAAAACTCAAAAATTGGCTCAGGTAAAATTCCCGATTTTTATTAAACCAAGATGGGGTCACAAAAGCGCATTTTCCGTAAATTGTTATAAAATAAATAAATACGAAGATCTAAATGACTATTTTAGTTTAGACCAAATGATATGGAGTGAATTCATAGATGCAACAGAAGGGATGACCGATTTCATGGTTCTTAACGGAAGAATTGTGCATCAAATTACATATAATTATTCTAAAAAACAAAATGGTTTTAGTGACGATTGGAAATATATTTCATATGATAATAAACCTCCTTCTAAAGTAGTTGAATGGGTAAATTTACATATGAAAGGTTTTACTGGCGTAGTGAATGCACAATATAGAGGCGATACGATTATTGAGATTGGACTTAGACTTGCGAGGAAAGGCACATATATTTTATCGACACAAAACAAAGCATTAATTGAAAATATAAATGGATTAATTGAAAAAGGACAATGGAACCACTACAATCACGATCAAATGAAGTTTGAACCATATTATTCATTTAAATGTTTTGTTAATTGTCCTATTATTTATTTATTCCCCGAAGTAATTATTAATAAAATAGTTACAAAATATGATGTAAAACCATTTTATGAATATTATTTTGAACCAGTAGGAAAAGACGGCTTAGTATTTTTTCAATTCTCTCACAATGACTTTAATAAAGGGATGGAATTGAAGAAAAATATGGAGTTTTTATTTTCATATGCACAATATAGTTTGTTATTACTATTTGTCATTTCATTTGTTGTTATATTTACAAATGTTAAATTCGGCATTAGTCTGTTAGTTATTTCGTTTATGTTGTTGCTAACTCGATATTTAAATCCAATATTTAAAAACGTTAGTTTTTATAATAAAGTAATCAAACGATAGAATAAATTATAGACAAATAAATAAGTTTTTGAATTAATTTTAACATAAAATTGAAACAACATTAAAACTATTAAGAATAGACATACAACAATTAGAATAATGTCAAATCAATCGACGAATTACGCTGCTTGTATTGAAATGGAGAATGATAGTTTATTAGAGAACCTCCCCCGAGATGAATTTATTTACAATGTGCCATTTAAACTTATTGGGTTTCCAAATACGGAAATTGCTACAGTTTATTTTGCAGTTAATAAAAATGTTATGTATACTGAATTTGCGAAAGAAATAAAAGAACATGTTAAAGACATGCAAACGAATGTTGATGTTCACGGAGGAGCCTATCGCATTGAGATAATTCCACTAGATGAGCGAGAAAATGGGCGCAACATTGAAACGTACATGAGTGAAGTTTGGGAATTAAATACTAATGCTTTATCGATGTCGGATATTTTATCTATTTGTAAATGCAAATATACTGATGTATCAGCGTTTTATCTTAAATATTCAAACATTTGTGAAGATAGTGAAAATTGCACGGATGGCGATAGTGATGAATAAAACATAAATTATTAGTTGAAGGAAAAAATTAATAATTAAACAATCGACATTACAAATTTATTAAATTGACATTTAATGTGTAATCACTCCAATGTCATTTTTTTCTTCATTATCAAAACACCAATCAATTAATCTGGATGGATGCCAAGTTTTTTCAATGAGTTCTGCCTCATAATGTTGTAAACGTTCCTTGGCAATAGTTTGTTTGTAAAAATCAACTAAACCAATTCCATTATTTGAAGTTTTTTTATTATCAGCACATTTCAGGTTGTTGTTACATATACTTTTTATAACATCAATGTCGTCAGCAAAATAAGAATATAAAAGTTTTTCATTATAATAAATCAAATCTTCTTCAGTCAAATTTATAAAGTCAAAGTCAATTGTATCAGTTGGCATTAAATTGTAATGTAAATTATTTATGTCTAATATGAATGAAATGATATTCTCACTGTTAATTAGATATAAATACTTATATAAATTGTACATTTTGAATTTATTATAAAGTTGGTTTAAGTAAAAGTCATGTGCTTTATACATATTGTCTTCGATTAGTTCATACACCTCCCATTCTGTAAAACGCCTTGACCGTCTTTTATGAATTGTAACTGCACCGTGAATCAAATAATATATGAAATGATGTATTGTAAATTCTTGTTTTATAACTTCTGATTTTGGGATTGCATATGAGGTAGGATAATACATAATATCATGTTTGAATAAGATATTATGACAATTGTATAAATTATCAAGGTGTTTTCCATATTCCATTTGAGAACCGTGTATAATAAACTTTTGTATCATATTGCTAATATAGATTTTGTATTTGAAAATGTTAATAATTTCATTTTCATTATTAATTGTTAGCATTTTAATGCGAAGACGTTTAGTAGGGTGTATCTAGTGGAATATTTTAGAATTAGTATTTCAATTTTATAAAAAATTGAATTAAATATATTTTATTATATGAAATGTATTTAAAATACACCTACAACATGTTCATGTGGCGTTATAATTCGTCTAAAACTGATTTTGTGAACGATTTTGATTACAGTAAACATGGAAATATTAAACATATTTATGATGATACCTTTTGGTATAGTCAGGACAATACTATTTGGATGCAATGCATATCAAATCCAAAATATGTTCTTTGCTTATCACTCTTGAGAATTTATTCATTAATAGTCAAAGAGGCAAACAATAATAATATTAATTTAACTATTGACAATGCATTGCAACATACTGGCATTTTTCAGGACAATAAATATAAATGCATTGATGAATGTGAATATTGTGATAATTATGACATGGTGTAAATAAATTTTAAATTTATAAAACATTTGCTTTCATTGGCAATTCTTTAAATAAAAAACCATTATACGGTTTATTTTGTTCCATTGATTTTTTTAATGTTTTATCACTCATCGATAATCCTTTTATGCAATCATATTTACAAGAGAATTCACGAATTAATTTATTGTTAATGTCATATTGTCCGATACCAAGTTTATACAAATGAGGTACACCATATTTATTTTCAAACTCATCTTTTAACTCTTCCTCACAATTGTCATATAACATATAATAATGACCTCTTGCATTTGTTAGATTTTTAACTGGATTATCTAGTGCTGAAGAACTTTCAAACCCATTTTGTTGCGCTGCTGTTTTTCTGTCAATATACACATTCAATATTTCAGTTTTACTATCATTTAATTTTGCTATATAACCAAGATTTTGAACTTTTGTTTGCTTAGTTGGATTAATATTGTGAATAATATTAGGATCTAATTCTCTATCAATCAATAACCACCTAAATCCTCTATAAATAGTATTTTCTATAACGGCTTTGTTAATGCTACTACGTTTTATGTCACTATTTTCTTTCATTGCTTCTGTTACACATTCATATACTTTTACAATTTGTAGTGTTTCAGGGTGTATTTTTTGAAGTCTAGGACCTAACGTAACAAGAGCCTCATTAAATCCTGTAGTTACTTTAACATTTGATGAAGATATTTTTTCAATAATTATTTTTTCTAAATTGTCAATTCTAGAAGTTAGTTGTTTTGTTAGTTGATTTACAGATTTAATTAATTCTTGAACTAATGTGTTATCATTGTTTGATTTATTCATTTCCATCATTATTTTTAATTGTTCATTTTCAAGTTCCAATTTATTTGTGCCATTAAAATATTTGACATTGTGATTAATAATATTTAACAGCGATTGATAAGATATATTTTTACCAATTAAGAATAATTCCAATTCATTTTCGTGTCCTTCTAAATTATTAACTCGATCAGGACGAATATGTTCGTGATTGTGAATAAAATTTTCAAAATCTTTACTATTATTAACTAAAAAACAATCCAATAAAAGACATTCAGGATATTTGTATTTGTGTTCATTGTAGCGGTTTAAAATGCCTCTACGGCTCTCTCCGATTTTAATAATATATTTTCCATTTTCCAATGTTTTTACTTTAATAATGTAAATAATAGAACAGTTAGTTCCGTATTGATTTAATAATATTTTCTCTCGTTCAAAATATTTTTGTTGGTTTAATTTGTCTTCAGTTTCCTTATTTTTTGTTAGTTCTAACTGTTGCAATTGTTGTTTCAATTCATCGCATTCTTCTTTTGTTATTTCAAAAATAATATTTTCTAATTTAATAAAGTATTCGTGTATTTCATCTGCTTTTTTAGTTCCAGCCTTTAAACAAAATTTTTTAAATGTATCAACTGTCAACATAAATATTTCTTTATTTTGACCACCCCTTATATTTTTTTTTTCTTCTTCAATGTCTAATTTTTCACTTTGCTTTACCAACGGGTAAAGCGAATGCTTATAATCTACATTAATAGTAAAATTTTTTTCTAACATCAGTTTTGCTTTTACTTTTTGACTAAATCCTAGCCATTTCCATACATCATCAAGATCAATAACAAAATCGCTTTTAGAATCATATTTCAAAAAGCAATAAAAACTTGATAAAAATATTTGTTGTTCATAATTTGAAAATGAATTTTTAACTTTTTCTACCAATTTATTCTGATAATTACCAGATAATTTAGTGATTGGGTTCGACTCAATTAGATTTACAATGTCCAGACTCATTGTATATCATTATATGCAAGAATGTTTTTAAGTCGTTTATTGTTTTAAAAATCAAAAAGCGATATATTTTGATATGCTTTCTCTCCTCAGAAATCAATGATAGTTATTGCTTTTAAAAACGAAAAGCGATATATTTCATACATTATTATTTGAAATATTGTTATTATATATTTTTAAAAGGGTGTATATAGTATTGACACCCTTTTCTACTGATTTATTTTTATTTGCTCCTGAAAGTTCAGTAGCAAACATTTTATAATCACACATTAGCATTTGAAACGTTGTTATATAAACTATATATTTTTTCTCTTAGATTGAGATAATACTCGTATCGCTCTTTAGATAATTCTTTTTCATATACTTTACAATTGCCTCTCGCAACACGTTCAGTTAATTTTTTATCAATATTAGATGATTGATTTGTTTGAATTATAGTATTATAAATTTTAATAGTTTTCCAACCTTCTAACACCTTTTCAAAAATAAAAATAACTTCATCTGCTGTTATTGCGCGTTTATCTGTCTGTTTTTTCTCTCGTCTTATTTGTTTATTTTTAATGTGATTGATATTCATGCTTAATATAAGTAAATTATATTATTGTTTAAGTAAAATTATGTATAACATATTAAGAATTTATACAAGTTATCCTTCCATTTTTAATGCGTGTAATTGTATGTCTAGGTAAATCAAGCATATTTTGTATTTCTATATTTTTATAACCGTCTTTAATTAACATTTTAACTTTAATGATAGTCTCGTCACTTATTGTTCGTTTTGCTAGTTTAATTGAGTTTGACATTTTATTTTTAGTATCTTCTGTTAATTTTTTACCAAAATTATGATTGTTGATGCCTTTCATTTTTAAAGATTTTTCCCTATAGATTTGTTTATTTATAATTTCCTTGCAAATTTTATCTTTAATTTTTCTTAAATGTAAAGTGTTGTTGTACATATCCTTCCCTTCATCCATTTGATTTATTCCAGTAAATAATTCTATCTGATGTTTCTCTTCATTGCATATTTTATACATATTTTCTTTTATAATCACATCATCAGTCATTAATAACTCGATAAATGCAACTGATTGGTTATATTTAACTATTAATAAATCTTTAATTAACAAAATAAATTTTAAACAATCATTTTTATTATATATTTTAAATCTATATTCTTCTTCAATATTTCCAAACCCTAAATAGTGTATAATTTTATACAGCAACGCAATATTATTCTTTTGAACAATTGATATATAAAATTTATTGTAATTATTTTTGTTTATATATAAACAACCTTCAGCATCAAATAAACCAGCGATATATTCAAGGTTTAAACGTTTTTCATATATAACATCTTCTATAACAAATGTTGGAACAAAATTTAAATATTTATTAAATATTAATTCCTTTTCTTCGATTTTATTTGGTATGTTTACATGCTTACTAAATTGACATAAACATTGATATTTGTAATCTTTTGTAATTAATGAACCCATTAAATAATTTAATAAGATTTCATATTCATTGCTTCTAATCATTAAATTATATTGATTTCGAATATTATGTTTATTGTAAGAATTATCATTGTCTATTGCATCAATAGATTTATTATTTCTCTTCGTTGATGTTGTAATGCTTCCTCCAAAATGATATTTTAAAATTTGTAAAATATTAGTTCTACATTGGGCAATTGAAATGCCAGTTTGATATCCATTTTTAATTTTTCTGATATATAAACATCCATCACCATCAATAAAACCAGCAATGTAAGATGGTGATGGAGGAATAAACCTAAATCTATTTAAATGTTTAATATTGTCTTCAGCAATCGAATTGTTAATTGATGTCATCATCTTATATAGATTGTATATCGTATCAATCTTTAAATCAATTTTAATTTGTTTTAACCGGGTATATATCGTTTTCCAAATCATCTACGATTTTATTAATTTGATGTAATTTTTCTAAAATAGGAATTTTAGTTGATTTATTTCCAATCCATATTTTGTCTAGTTTTGGATGTTTTTCAATTTTGAAATATTGACGTAAGCGTGTTTTTTCTTTATCCGCATAATCCTCATAAAATACAACATATTTATGCATCATATCTTGAGTTATTCCTTCCGGTAACGGCTTAGCACTAGTTTTTCTTGCACGTTTTGTTCCAGTCATAATCCCTTTACTATTTTGTTCTTGTTCTTCACGTGTAGCAATTCTTAAATTTTCCCAACTATTATTTAATGGGTCTCTATCAATATGGTCTACACTTATATTTTTTGTTCCGTGTCCATTTCCATAACATCCAGTAATAATTTGGTGAATATAATAAGTTTTATTGATACCTTCTACTTGACAATGAGCTTGGATGTACCCATTTGTTGCTTTATGCCAAGTTAATTTTTTTCCTATTTGATTTTCATAATCTTTAATTTTATTATAACTTTCAACACATAATTTACATAATGTATCTGTTTCACAATACATTATTAAAAATTCTTTTCCATTTTCATTTATTTTCCACATACAATTTTTTATTTTATAGGCAGATTTACCTAATGTAGAATAATGACCGTCAATGTAATCGATAATCTCATAATTATTGATTATTGAACTATAAATTTTAGGATAACAAATAACATTTATCCTACGCAAATCGTAAATGTTTTTATTTTTAAAATAATAAATATTATCATTAGAATTAAATTTAAATAAAAACTCCAAAAATGATATTTCTTTATTATTATATTTATAAAATGGATAGGTATTTGTTTCACCCAATTTAAATGTTTTATTAAATTCTCTAATATTCAACCAATCATCTTTATCAAGTATAAAATTAATATCACCATATTTAATAAAATAATTATCGCAATCAATGCAAAAACAGGGTTTGGCTGATTTATTTTTCATATTATAAATTATATAATATGAATGTCTTTAAGTTATTTATTTCAATTATATATAAAAAAATGTAATTTATTAGTTGCTATACGCTAAGCCGCCCCGAGTTAAACATATAACACCTTAAATATTTCTATTTAAGTTTGGACTATACCTTAAGTTATCATTGAAAGTTGCTAGCTTTCTCAAACCCATTCCATTATAGTCTCTGAACCTTCTCCATGTGCTAGCATTGTCGCACTTAGGAGCTTGGCTGCGGATTGTCCAATCCTTTTCGTTATTACTATGCCCGAGGTCATTACCCTGGGTATTCAAAATGCTTTCACACAATGAAGTAGTAGAAAAGGCTCTAAGGATGTTCCCGCAATTTAGAAATGTTGCCTCTAATGACACTAATAGTCATAAAGAGACTAGCTGGTTATATAATGCATTCTGATAATATTGGATGCATATTTGCTTTACACTGTTTATCCATACTAGGAAGCAAATATCTAGTATGGCAGCCAACTGTTGGGCACAGGCTAACTGTATGCCCGACATGACGCGTAAGACGTTGTAGTTGGTGGCGAAGACACGGACCTTGGCGGTCTTGGTACCTTCGACGGTGGCATTGGATAACACCAACTGGAGGGTAGCGTTATCAATGCGGGAGAAGTTGCAGGACCCGCTTGGTTGGTGTTCCTCAGGTCTCAACGCAAAAGAGTAGACGTTAATACCTGTATCAGGGTTGCGGGTGTGGTGCTGGAATGGCTGGACGAGGTCGAAGTATGTGCCTTCGCGCTCAGAGAAGCGATCCTGTCCGTTAAGCTGGAGCTTAGCGGTGACGACTGGGTTCTCACCCCAGCAGTGCATGTCGAGCGATGTCTCGGCAAGGACGAATGTGCCAGCATCAGAGACACCCGATGTCGCAAGGGCATCGAGACCAAGGTTAGGACCATCGTAGTTGTCATTGCCACCGCCAACGCCGTTATTCCACCAGTTGGTTGTGGCAACATCCGCCGAACCAGCAGCCTGGAATAAACCAGAGGCATCAATGAACGAGTTATTGACACCGTTAGCACCGTTAGCAGCAACACCTAAAGCACCACCGAACGCGTGGATGGCATTGGGTAAAGCATCGACGCTGTCGGTGTAGTTGAAGGGCTGGGCACCTAATGTGCGGTAGAGTAAAGATGTGCAGTCTAAAGACGAGCAGTAGTCAACGTTCTCATCAGGCTGGACAACCCAGATGAGCTCCTTGCAAGGGTGGTTGAAGTTGAGCTTAATCTTGTTGGAAGAGCTACCGACTGATTCATCACCAGTGAACTGGAGCTGCTCAATCAAATACTCGTGAGGGTTCTGAGCCATACGGCGGCGCTCATCAGTGTCAAGGAATACGTAATCAACGTATAATGAGGCAGCAACTAATGACTGGTTGTATGCCTGGGTGACCTTGGAGCTTGTGGAAGCTGCGTTAGCGCAGTTGAGGGTAGATACCGCCCATAAGCACTCATCAATGGGGCGAATATCAAGGTTAATCTTGACTTCGTGGTATTGAAGAGCAATTAAGGGGAGGGCAAGACCGGGGTTGCGGCAGTACCAGAACTGGAAGGGGACGTATAAGGTGGTTTCAGGAAGGGCATTGCGGGGAGCACAGACCTGGCGGGGAGCATTGCTGTCACATGGACCATCGACGTTGGAGAACGAAGGGTCAGTGATGAAAGTGAGCTGGGTGGTGTTACCGACCATCTTGTAGTAACCACGTTCCTGCTCCTTGGAGAGTGTGAGCTGGTTCCAGATGTGCATCCAGTCACCATACTGGCGATCAATGCGCTGACCACCGATTTCAACCTCAACCTGCGAGATCAACTGCTCACCTGGGAAATCTAACCAGCGGGCATAGACACCGTTGGTACCAGTGTTCTTCATGGCCTGGTTAATTTCAGGTAAAGTGACCTGTAAGTATGTGCGGTAAGCAAGATCACCATTGCGGCTGATTGTGCATGTGACACGGCGACCGAAATCGGCCTGACCGTTGAATGTCTGCTCAATCGATTCCATGGCAAAGTTGGTGTGGCGACGGTAAGTCACCTTCCAAAAAGTAATTTGTGGGTTACCCGTAAGATAAACATCCTGGGCACCGTAAGCGACAAGTTGCATTAAACCTCCTCCCATTTTATATATATTGCTAAAGAAAAAAAATAAAAAAAATAACTTAATTCTTTTTATTTTATCGTAATTATGAAATAATATTTTTTATGTCTATGTTTTGCTCGATAAAACGTCTTAAATAACTATCGAGAAACACTTCCTTTTTCCCTTCATGTTTTTTCGTAAATGTATATTTTTCGTCATTCTTCTTAATTTCCCATCCATTCTCTAAAGCATTATTTATGAATGCCATTTTCTGTAAAGTTAAATAATCTATGTGTATCTTTTCATTGCAATTAGTGTGTATTTCCATTAGTTTGTTAAGAGAAACTTATAATTTGTTTCTACCCTATTTTAAAATATCATTTTTGCTTAATATTTCTAAAGTAGTAATTATAAAACAATAACAAATATTATAAATTAAAAATAGATTACAATATAACAATATTAGAAATGACCATTTTTAAACCTAAAAATACTAAAAAAATATTTGTAAATCAAAATAGTATTGTTACGTTGGATGGTAAACATACTGAACTAATTGATGAGTTTGATAAACAGCAACATGAAACAATTCCTAAATTAAAACAAGAGAGAAATGAAATCATAGAGAGATTAACGGATGACCTAGAAATAGAAGAAAGATTAAATCTTGAGGATAAATTAAAGCAAATTAAATCACAAATAAAAGAAATCAAAAACAATAAAAAACGTTATTATTTGGATAACTCTAAATATATTTTTGAATATTTTGAAAATAAAAAACAAATTGCAGATGGTAAGAATAAAAGAAAAGTATTAGATAATTTTTTCAATGTAAAAATAAATGCAAATGAAACTAAACAGGATGATGTGATGACAAATAACATACAAAAGTATTTAAATAATGTAGATGAAGGATTTTTTGACATTAATAATTTTATAACTCAAAAGGATATTTGCCAGTATTGTCATAATGGAGAATTAGTACCTATAGAACATGAAGGCATATTAGTGTGCAAGACATGCGGCAAAAATGTAAAATATTTGGTAGAAAATGAAAAACCATCCTATAAAGAACCACCAAAGGAAGTATGTTTTTATGCATACAAACGCATTAATCATTTTAGGGAAATATTAGCACAATTTCAAGCAAAGGAAACAACACAAATTCCCCCAGATGTTTTGGAAAATATAAAACAACAAATTAAAAAAGAGAGAATTACTCTAAAACAAATTACAAATAAAAAAGCCAAAGAAATGTTAAAGAAATTAGGGTACAATAAATATTATGAGCATATACCATTTATTAAAGATAAACTAGGCATTAAACCTCCGATTATGCCACCTGAATTAGAAGAAACATTGTGTAATTTATTTATGGACATACAAGGTCCTTACGCAAAATATTGCCCAAACGATCGCGTTAATTTTTTAAATTATTATTATACAGTTTATAAACTTTGCGAATTATTAGAACAAGATAAGTTTTTACCATTTTTCCCACAGCTAAAAGATAAGGAAAAAATGATCGAACAAGATGAGATATGGAAAAAAATATGCGAAGAATTGGATTGGGAATTTATACCTTCAATCTAAATTTGTTTTTTTTTCTAATAACAAATTTATTAACAACCTCATTACCTCATTTATAAATTGCATCATTATTAATATGATTTTTTGTGATATATTGTGCCTGGATATGGCATAGATTGATATTTAAATGCCAATGAATATTTAATGAGTGGTGGCCAATATATGTTGTTATTATTAATGTAAATATTAAATGCATTCGATGAATTAATAGATTGGTTAACCGACGGAAATTTATGCATAGTTAATTTAGTATGATGTATATTGGATGGCAGATGTTCGGCTGATTTCGATGCAATATGTTTATTTGCATATTTGTTAATCAATTGAATGCTATAAATCATTATTAAACTGCCGTTAAGTTTGTGTAGTAATATGTAGTTATGTTTAACTAATATTTTATGAATTTATAATTCAATTATATTAAAAATACAAACTCATTTGAATATTCTTACTACTAAGCCCACATTTTTCATAAAAACCTTTGGTTTTTTCATTGCAATTTAATATAACTTTATAACATGATGATTGGTTTGCTAAGTCTATAAATTTTTCAATTAATATTTTACCTATTCCTTTAGATTGATAATCTGGATGTATAACAACGTCTTCAATGTGAGCAACATTTGAATAATTTCTCAAAAGTTTTGGCTCTATGATAATAGTTCCACAACCAATAATTTGGTTTGTTTCACAATTTTCTAAAATCCATACTTGAATAAATGGATATAATTGTTCAATATTTGAATATTGGATAGCAGCTTGATCTAAATTAATTGTTTCATTCGGGTTTAATATATTTAATATATCGCAATATGAAGTTAATTGTGATCTTTGCAGTAATTTGAAATCAAAATGTAATGACATTGCATGTATTTGCAAATAATATTTAAGTCATTCAATCGTTACATTAAATGACTTAAATTAAATAATAAATTTAATTTTTAATTATAATTGTTTTATTGGATAATAATAATAGGCTATTTACATTCTGGGGAAACCGACCAAGTTAGCACCAATACCGAAACCAGCACCGGAGCGGGCACTGACAGCCATCGCTGGGAGGTAGGTATCGAGAATGCTAAAGGTTGCCGCACCAGTTAAAGCAATTAAAGCAATCTCATCTAAAGCAAGGCTGCGCTTGCTGGGTGGGATAACAAAGGCAGCAATGGCTACCATTAAACCCTCAACTAAATATTTGATAGCACGCTTAAGAAGCTCATTAAGGTCAAACATTCCGCTCATTTATATTAAATAACAAGAAAAAAATATATATAATATATTGTTCGTTAAAAAGCTTAAAAATATTATAGGATAAAATATTATATATGTCTGTTTCTAAATTATCAACATTTTCTAAAGATTCTCGCCAGCGAGGCGTTGACTATAAGGTCAATTTAGATGGCTCTGAAAATCCTAAATATGTAGATTTACTCGATGAAGATAAGCCTATTGCTGGACAAAAATATTGCTGCGTTTCATTTGTTTCACCTGAACAAATCATTAAACAGCGCGAATTATTTTTTATGGATGAGTTCTTAAAGAATTGGGATTTTACTAAATCAATGGAAAAATTCACTCAGTTCCTAAATTTTGTTTCATATAAATACAATTTAGTATTTGATGATTTAACAGCTGACCTAAAGAACTTTGTTGAAGAAGAAAGAGCAACCCTTACAAGTGCTACATTATTGGATGATTATAAGAACTTTTTAGATAAGAATGAAGAGAGATTAGAAAAGGCATTTAATGATGCAGCTGAATTTCAGACATCTGTTCGCGGTCTAAAGGTTCGTGGTTGTTTCCCTACTCAGCAGGAAGCGGAGCTCCGTTGTAAATTATTGCGCGAGCTAGATCCTAATCATGATGTTTATGTTGGTCCTGTTGGAATGTGGATGCCATTTCATCCGGAGGCGTATAAGACTGGGCGAGTTGAATATTTGGAAGATGAGCTTAACCAGTTAATGCATGAAAAGAAGAAGAATGAAGAAAATGCAAAGGAAGAGTTTGATAAGCGTGTTAAGGAAGCAAAAATGAAAGCAATTGAAGACAATAAACGCAAGGCACTTGAGAGTGGAAATAAACTCACACAAACCATTAATGAGAATGGAGACTTAATCAGTGTAAAAGACATGAATACACAAGAGTCTGCATTAGAAAATAGCGAAGGCATTACTACAGCTGACATTCGCCGTGAATTATTTGATGGAGACAATGTAGTCACATCTAAAGGTAGCGACCACGGTTTAAGTAAATTGGCTAACCTAACATTTGAAATGGCTGAGCCTGAAGGTGAGACTGAAAGTAAGACCGACAATTAAGACATTTTGCAAAAATTACAAGTTACAAATTACAATAAATTATACAATAAATTGATATGATTATCTAAAATAATATCAATTTATATTAAACTAACTCTAACGCAACACACAATGACTAAGTGTAATTATTTTAATTGCAATCGCCGTCTTAAGCTGACTGATGTGGAATGTAGATGTAAAAATATTTATTGTGCGATTCATCGCTTACCTGAAGAACATAAATGTTTATTTAATTTTAAGCTATCTGATACTGAAGCAAAGAAAATAATAGAAATGAATAAATGTGTAGCTCCCATTGTATTAAAAATTTAATAAATGAAATAAAATGTTTCTACCATAAATAAATATGACTTAAAATTTTAGGATTATATAAGCCGCCTGATTTTTTTATTTCATGTTCAATCGCTTCTTTTCGATTGGTTGTTCCACTATGACGATTAAAATAATTCATCATTCTCTTTCGTGAATTGTGGTTTTTATATGCATATAATTTAAGTGGTGTTCTATCTTTATATTGTTCATAATCTGACGCTCCAAAATGTAAAACTCGAATTTTTTGAGTATCTAAATTTTTAACAAATGCCATGTATTTCTTTTCAGGTCTAGAACTTTTCTCAAATTTTATTATTATCTCTCTCATACGACCTCTTCCTCCTAACATGCGTTTCTTTCTTGTATGATTTTTTTCGTAATTAAAACTTCTTTTTGTTGAAACCATTGTTTTATATAATATATACCATCAAAATAAATATACATTATAATAATTTGATTTTAATTGACTACCATGCAGTTGATTTTTTAATACTTATTTTAGGTCCTCCACCACGTTTTTTTACAGAGTTAGGGTCATATGTTTGGTCGGCTTCATCATCTGAATTGAGGTCTTTTGATATTTCCCAAAATTCTTTTGAACCTAATCGGAAATCAGGATGGTTCTGTGCTTTATACCAAAAAATCTGATCTTGTAATTTATTTGACTTGGCATTATTATTAATAACGAGACATTCAAAATTTTCAGTGCATTGATCCATCACTTGACAAAAACTATCAAATGTTGGAAACATTCCTGCATAGTTTTCAAAAATACGTTTTCGGTTCGTTAAATAAGGTTCACGCAATATAAATACATAATCAATATTTGTTCGTAAATTTGGGGGAACACCTAATGGATATTGCATCGTAATAATAAGCATGATTTTCCAATGTCGTCCATTCATAAAAAGCAAACGCATCATTTTATCTTTTGTCCAAGCATTATCATATAAACAATCATCTAATATAACAAATGCACGCGGATCTATATTTGTTTTTTTATATTGTTCTTGTTCCTTTTTAATTTGTTTTAAAACCATTTTTTGACGCTTTAAAATATTTTCAATAATTGCACTATTATATTCGTCATGAATAAATAATTTTGGGACATGAGAACTATAAAATCCATTTCCTGCTTCTGTTCCTGAAATAACTGTCCCTATTGGAATGTCTTGATGATGAAATAATAAATCCCTTACTAAATAACTTTTACCTGTATCACGACGTCCAATTAAAACAACGACAGGACCTTTATTTTCATCCGGACGAAAACTAATGTGTTTCATATCAAATTTTTTTAATTCAAGTGTCATTTATAAAAATTAAGATATTATTGTTAAATAATCTACGCATGCATCACATGAGTTTGCCTTGTAAATTGCAAAACTTTAATTTAGTTTAAATTTAATATAATTTTTATGGATAATTATAAAATGACATTTGAGATTAATTATAGAAAAAAAAACAATGACACTCTGTTTAATAATTTAGAAGATTTTTTAAATGTTGAGTCTATACAAAATTATATTCCAATATATAATAATTTTTTTGAGCTTAATGAAACAAATTATAATAATATTAATTTGAATAATAATTTTTCAATAAATAAAATTATATCAGTAAATGAAGACAATTGCAATACTTTTAAAACAGAAGTGATTGACAGCGAAAATGCAAAAAGTAAAAAAAATGTATTTTTTAAGTACGGTCCGTTATTAGACCCTTTTAAATACATGGCTGGAAAATATGACATAAATGATGAAACACTATTAAAACTTCCTAAACATAATTCGTCTAATAATTTTAATAAATCAAATGACGTGAATAACTCATCATATGTAGATGGTTTTTTTACTTATTTAACAAGTAAATTATTGCACCATCACAATTTTGTTAATGGTGTAGATTTTTATGGTTCGTTTTTAGCCATTAAAAAGGACTTTACATATAATGTGATTGACGAGTTAGATTACTTAGCTGAAACTGCATTTTTTAATAAGCACAATAATATATTATTTAAAATCGATAATGAATATCATAATAATTTATTAAATGTAGATAGTCGTGATAATAAAAAACGGATTAATATTAATGATCAAACTGATAATGATAATATTGAAATATTAACATTAGAAGACATATCAACCATTGATGAATTAGATGCATTTATTGTTGAAAAACTAAACGTAGATGAAACGAAATCAGCACATGATGAATTATGTGAAGTTATTGATATAATTCAATGTAACCAAAATCTTAAAGAATGTTCGATTGAAGACATTGATGACAATAATGAATCACTCGATAAAGATAATGAAGATGGTGAAAATGATAAAAGAGAAATTAATAGTGAATGTAGCGGTTGTTCTTCTAGAACATCAAATACAACAGACACCAGTCAGAGTGAATGTCAGGAAATTGCGTCAGATGAATTAGAAGACATGAATGATGCAGTTTCAATCCATTCATTAGAAATAGATGAAACTGATGAGAATGATCCTGAAGGTTGCAGTGTTAAAAATAAAAGTGCATGTTCAACAAATACTGGTTCTCATGACGATAGTAGCTCAACGTCTCAGGGGGATGTTGTTAATGCAATAATAAACAATTTCCCTGTTGAAATCATTTGTCTTGAAAAATGCAATAATACATTAGATTATCTTATTAATGAAACAGACATGAACAAAAATGATTGGACTTCTGTGTTAATGCAAATAATAATGACACTAATTACATATCAAAAAGTATTTAATTTTACACATAATGATTTGCATACAAACAATATTATGTTTACTGACACAAATGATAAATTTATATGTTACAAATACGAAGGCAAATACTATCAAGTTCCAACTTACGGAAAATTATTTAAAATTATTGATTATGGAAGAGCAATTTATAAATTTAAAGGTGTTTTAATGTGCAGTGATAGTTTTAGTAAAGACGGAGACGCAGCAACTCAATATAATATTGAACCATATATGATTGAAGATAAACCTAGATTGGAACCGAATTATAGTTTTGATTTATGTAGATTAGCTTGTTCTATATATGATACATTAGTTCCTGAGGAAGAACACGATGATAAATTGTCTAATGAAGAAATTGAAAAAGCAGAAGAAGAGTGTCTTGCTAAAGAAAATGAAGACGAGACAGAGGCAGAAGACGATGAATTAGAACCAATTATTAATTTAATTGAAGAATGGTGTAAGGACGATAAATCACGCAACGTCCTTTATAAAACAAATGGCGGAGAGAGATACCCAGACTTTAAATTATATAAAATGATAGCACGAACTGTACACAATCATACACCTCAAAATCAATTAAAAAACCCATTATTCACTCAATATATTATAACAAAGGTCAAAAAATCAACAATTGTAATTAATATTGATGATATTCCATCATATTGTTAAGTTTATTGTAAACAATTATCATTGCTTATTTTATTTATATACTATATACATAGCATATGAATAATAATGTTGTTTCAAAAAAAAAATTAAGAGTAGCTGTATTAAAGGATGCATTACCATTTTCAACCTGTGGAAAAGATGCACATACTACCGGCGTGGCTGTTAAAATATGGGAATATACCGCAGCAAAACATAATCTTGATTATGAATACATATGCGTAGATAGAGGATATGATAAAACATTGGAAGACATTAATAAAGGCAAATACGATGTTGGATTGGCTGAATTTAGTGTGATACATCGACGATACGATTTAGCACTTTATTCGCGCCCATATTACATTTCAAAAATGAAAGTATACAGAAAAAAAAGAGGAAACGCCTTTTATAATTTTATAACGAATGAATTTGTATGGTTTCTATTTTTAATTGCATTAACGATTATTTTCTTATATGCATACATCAGAACTGTTTATCTTAAAACTAAATTTTTTGAATCGCTTTATATAACCTATATTTATTTCTTTGCAAATATTCAAGAATTTTTATCACTTACATTGCGTGGAAATAAGACGGCAATAAAAACCATCAATTCATTCTGGACGATTATACGATATATATTCTTCACTATTGTTGTCGCACAGGCAATTAACATTATAGTTCAAACAACAAGTGATATTACAGACAAAGAATTCAAGAATATTAAAAAAATTAATGTGATTAAAGGGACATCTTATGTTGATTACGTAAAAAATATTGGAAAAGTTCCAGTTGTGAATAATACAAATGACGAAATTATTAAAAAACTATATGACTCAAATTATGATGAATATTGGTTAGATGACGCAAATATTATAGACAATGCGATTAATAAAAGTGAATATGCTTTGGGATTAGATACAACAATAAATCCTGTAATTAACGATGAATTTACTATAGTTGTTAATAAAAAAATGCCTGAGCTTATTCACAAAATAGATGATGCTATAATACAATTGCAAGATAAAGGTGATATGATTAAAATATGCAAAGGATTTATGGACGACAATTATGCAAATTGCTCGATATAACGTGTATTTTATGATGGCATAAGTAATTTTATTATTTTATGAATATGCATAAAATAATGATTATTCAAGCTTAAAAATTAGGGTTGTCTACAAATACAGCAACGCCTTTCCCACCTCCAGATATGACTTCCGTGACGTTATTAATAAGTTTAAATTGCGACGCAACAAATAAACCAATAACCGAACACACGTAAACATGTAACGCTTCGCGAATTAACTCCTTAAGAGGTCTGACTTCTTTTAAAATAAATCTCATTTCCAGAAATTTACACAAAAAGAAAACTACTGCAATAATTAGAGCTAAAACAAATGTGTTTTCCATTAAAATATAATAAAATAATCTAATTTATTGTTTTACGCAATTCATTATTTACAAATCTTCGATCTCTAAAATAGGGTCGGCTTCACTTGATGCCTTATGAATATTTGTATAATCTAATACATCTAACGGTTCTAGTGAAATGTCATTTCCAATAACTAATTTATCATCATCATCTTCATCTTGCTTGCGTCTCTCATTATTCATAAGACTAATATGTTCTAAACGTTCAATTGTTTTTGGGGCATTAATCATTTCATTTTTCCCAGTTGTATCAATTGCAAAATCAACGTCATTAAATTTAATGGTTTCATTTCCGATTATCTTAGTTTCCGATTGTGCATCAGACAATCCGGATGGAATAGTAACTACATGGGAAGACATTGATGGTGGCAAAGGTGGAAGTGTAGTTGGTGGCATAATTTCCACTCCATTAACGTTAGATGCTTGTGCTTGTTTTGATAATTCATTTATTTCTTTTAATTCGTCCATAATTGGAGGCATTTGTTCTTCTGGAAGTGTTTCTATTGGTTCAGGTTCTACTTTTTCTTCAATCATTTCAACCTGTTCATCAATTTCGACATCAGTCTCTTGTGTTTCATCTAAATATGCCCGTAAAATAGTTTCAACTGGTATGCTATCCCTAATAGTCAATAAAATAGATTCCTTTATTATAATCTCCAATTCTCTATTATGTTTTTGTATTTGAAGAGGAGCAACATTCTTGTCAAATAGATATACATTTGTATAAATCTTTCTGGCGACATTAATATATACCCTATGAATAAATTCATCAAGAGGAGGGATTGTAATGTCAACCTTCTTTTGTTTTTGACCTACACGAGCACATGTTAATGCCTTAAGTTTAATAATATGAACACATGATATAAGTTCTTCTAAATATCCACAACCACTTTTTTCAATAATCCTTGCGGTTTCTCCTTTAATCATTTCTGAATTCCATTTTGGAACCCTTCCAATAAAATTTTGAAATGTCATTAGATACTTGTCTAATTCATCATTTTCTTTGCACAATTTCCATGCTTCTTCAAATATAGACCTATAACCATCAATGATCAAAGGTGTTAAAATATAAACTAAACGTGCGCACCATTCATTTTGAGATTCAATTAAACTATTAACAGAATAATCATCCATTTTAAATAAAACTTAGATTTTCTAAATCAGGACTAGAACGTATAAATATAAAATTGAGTATAAACATTATTAATAATTTTTCATTCCTGAATTCTCTCTTTATCTTGTTAATAGTCAACAATAGTTGATATTTGTATGTTTCATCTATGCTCATTTTTTCTATAACGTTCATTAGATCAAGTGCGCTATAACCTTTTTCGTATAATTTTAAAGATAAATTGCAATAATCCTCTAGGTTTTTTAATTTTTTTGCATTCTCTAATTGGTTCTTTAACCATGTCATTCTATTTTTAATTTCCTTTTCAAAATTGTAAGTTTCTTCTGTATGGTACTTATTTAAATTTGTAGGTTTGTTGTTAATCATAGGCAATGGAAGGTAAATTTCACAAAATCTTGACAAAATCGGTTTTAGTAATTTATATTTATCTTCAACTATAATGAAAAAACGTGTAGAATGACTAAATAACTCAATGCAACGTCGCAAAGCAGATTGACCGTCGATTGTTAGCTTATCTGCGTTTGATAATATAATACTTTTAATGAAACCATTTTGTATATGGGTTTTTGCAAAAAACTTCAAGTCTTCTCGAATAAATTTAATTCCTTTTCCATGAGCACAATTTACATACATTACGTATGATTTAATAAGCTCCTTATCATTTTGATAAACCATTTTAATAAAATTATTTAATAGTTTCCTTTTTCCACTACCACTCTGTCCATGAAAAATTATATTTGGTATTTTTTTAATGTCAATAAAATGTTGTAATTTTTCATATATATCTGAATGTATGGTTAATTCATTTGAATTCATAATACTTTATTTGTATAGTAAATAAAGCATTATATATTTAATTAACAATTTAAGAATATTATTTATAATAGAACATTCAACAAAATTAAATAATAAAATATATGTTTAAGCCCAACTCTGCAAGCTTTGGGTATATGGATTTTGTTTAAATGCTGTCAAAATATCAGGTTGAATTCTATCACATTGAATATTTTCATTATATGTCTGGCGACCCTGAGACATTCCATAAGTTTCAATTGAAGGAGACGCTACAGTAGTGACGGATGAACCACTACCTCTTACCCATAAACGATTATTATCGCGGTCTGTATCTAATTTATTGATTTTAATATTATCAGTTTGATTAAACATTTGTGTTCCGCCTTGATTTGGACGGTTCATGTATGTTTTATTAACATTATTATGTTGATTGTATTCAGCATTGTATGTTCTAGGTCCCTGTTGTGTTCCATATCCTCCAGAACTTCCTGTATATGATGTTGTTGTTGTATCGCGATTATTGTTAATTGGCGTTTGATCACTCACCAAATATGCATCACCATTTTGAACAATTCCCATTGAATTTCCAACATACGAAACACTTGTTGTATCACGATTATTTTGTATAGCTTGTTGTTTGCTTACTAAATATCCATCTGAATTTTGTGATTGACCATTAATATTTAAGTGATTGTTATCTAATTTACCTTCTGTCATCTCTCGATTTGTTGTTTTGGTTCTATCTGCAGGATTATACACTGATCCAGAAGGTACCATTGATTTCGCATTTTCATATTGACGTGCATTTCCAACGACATTTTCTTTACGAGTTGGGCGCAATATATCTAAAAGCGGAGCAACAACTGCTTTTACAAAACCACCTACAATGCCTACTTCTTCTGTGCAAGTGGTGGTTCGGTTTGTAGGGAGAAAATTATATCCTTGTCTACCAAAATCACCAGTTGTTGCTGGATTTTTACCTGCAATTGAAGGCGCCGCAATAATATCATTTGCAGTTTCAGTTCTGTTTGATGGACGGAAATTTTGTGGAGCATATCCGGCTTCTCCGTCGGCTGAATTTCCCATTGTTCCAAAATATTCTTGGGTTGTGCTAGTTCTATTAACGTTGTGCAATAATTCAATGCCTCGTGATGTTTGAGCCTTTTCAATGCCAGTAGTTGTAAGCCATCTATCTGGTGTATTGTGATAATATGTATCCGGCAAATGTTTTTCAACTGTTCCAATAATTCCACGATCTTTAATTAAACTTCCAGCAGGACCTTCGTGACCTTGCAATCCATATGAAACCTTTGGGTTTGTTTTAACTCTCAATTCATCTACATTTCTGTCCAACCATTTATCACGCGCACCCATGCCAGAGTTAAATCCTAAAGCGCCATCAACTGTATAACCTTGATCCAACCCTGGTGCAACTTGTTGTTCTTCCCATGGTTTAATATTCGCCATTCTCATGCTTGGGTTCATGCGGGATTGATAAAAATCACTTTGATTGGGCATTCCAAACGACCATTCAACATTTTCTTGTGGTTTAAATAGTGGAGCAACTTCTTTTTTTTTAAATTGTTGTGACCCTGTTCCTTGCATATTGTCTAAAATATTTTCACTTATTTTAGCATCAATGGTGGCTCCTCGGATTTTAGCTCCAAAATATGGGGTCATATTATTATGTTTAAATTCATTGCTATCAATTGGAATTCCACTGAGTGACACAAATTTTGGAGCACCATCTAACTCTGTTTTTGCTTGAGGGGAAGTATATGTTTGTGGGTTAAAATATTTATCAGTAACTTGGTTTGGATTTAAGTATTGTCTTATATTATCTTCCTTTACTGGCTGAGTAATAGGATAATTAATTGGTATTGGTTCAACATTTGGTAAAGCATTTGCTCTATGAGATTGAATATTCATGTTTTCGAATTTTTCCTTTTGTTTGTCTTGATTTGAAATAATGTACATACTACCCAATGCTATTAATGGTATTGCTATTTCTGCCATATATATAATATTCCATTATATTTTTTAGTTCTTAAACCGAATGAAACACAAATATTATAATAAAAATTAATATTATTAATAAAATTAATATTATTAATATTAATTGCATCATTATATGTTTGGTTTAACACATTAAATGTAATAATTAATTATTGCACATTGTAGGCATTTTAGGCACATAGTTATCTTTTTCCAGAATTCGTGTATTCAGATTATTTTCAAAAGGAAAACAAACATTTTCCTGAGGATCGAGAGGCAAATAATTCCAATTCACTTGTTCTAAATCTCTAACTGTCCAAGCTGGATGAGTTGCTCTCGATTGTTCTGTTATTAAATCAAATGATGGATAATCGACTTTATCGGTTTGTGTTTTAAATAATTTATAATCATTATAATTTGTGCAATCACGAGTAGTTGTTCTACTCATGCCTTTTAAATCACTTTCAACATTAATTACATTCGTCATTAAATTTCCTCCCCATTTTTGCATGCGAATATATGGATCATTAATGTAATATGGTGTTATTCCATTGCCTGGAACATTAAGTATATATCTTCCAGGGTCAGTGCTTTCTTGTAATTGTTTTTTTATTCTACAGGGGTCATCATGAAATCTAGTAAAAGACATATTATATATAAAAAGATATATAATAAATTCTAAATTTGTATTGATTGCATAAAATATGCTATTAAATAGGAAAAGGACGCTGTTTAGTTTCAATGACAAGAGGTTGAGGAATAAACAATGGTAATCTCTCAAAGAAATTAATGCCATCAATTGTTTTTAATTCAGGTTGAATGTCTAATATAGGGCTTACAGGTTTTGTAGTACAAGATCTTAATAAAAGTGTTTCTATGTCAACTGAATTATTTGAAAGAGTATTTTTATCGAGACGACTTGGAAATACTCCAAAACATGGCATTTTTTCATCATATGCTGGACCATATGTTGAATGTTGATAAGACATATATGTTCTGCCTAAATCGTATTTTTGCTGTTGCAACATATAATCACCCATAGTCGTATTGCTTCTTGTAGATTGCCACATTATATTTATAAATATATTATTTTTACAGATGCTAATTACTTTCTTCAAGTTTTTTTATTAGATTATCAAAATTTTCTTTACTTATTTCATTTTTTTCTTTCAAATCGATTAAACATTCATGTAATAAATAGAAAAAATTGTAACTACATAAAAATACGACTTCAAAATTATTTGAACCTTCTTCCATTAACATCACTTCCCTCATTTTTCTCAATATTTTCATGCCATAATCATTTGAATTTAAACTGGTTTCTATGTAAGTAAGTGCATCATCAATTTTTTTATCGTCCCATTCTTCAACATTTAATGCTTGAAGAAATTGAATTTTATATAATAAATCGCTTTCATCATCTTCTTCTAATAAATGATATGTACATCTAAATGTAGTATTATACATGGATATATAATATTATATTTGCATTATTTTAAATACTTTAATATTGTTTTGAATTAATAATGAATAAACCACCATTGTAAAGTTGATTTATCATTTTTGTCTTCATAACAAGGATAAAATCTATAATTAGTTTCTGTTAATCCTTGTCTTCTTTCACATTTTAGTTCATCACAAGTATATATTTTTTTATTTGAACGAATAGTTGCTTCATAATAACCATCATTATTAGGTTTTATCTTATTTGGACCTCTACCCTTCATTTTTTCTTTTAATTCTTTATTGTAATATTCTTTTGCTTCTTCTTGCGTTTTGAATTTCTTAATAACTGGTTCTTTTATTTCATCACTATCATCACTTTCGAGTGAAAACCCATCATAATCTTTTGGGTCATTAAATGTATTTTTTCCTGAAAGAATACCATTTGTATATTTTGTTGTTTTTGAATTCCACTTAATAGTTTTGTCCTCAAAATTACTCTCCCATAATTCTTGATATCTGTTAATACTATCTATATTAGTATAACATATACTTATTCCATTATTATCATATCCAGTGTCGCGACCTACTAATCCTTGAATAATTGTTGTATCATCTGGATTTTTACTATATCTGTCATATAATATTCCAATATATCTTTTTTTTAAGGTTTTAGCACATCTTAACATTTCTTTAATGAATACAAATGTGTGTTTTTCTGGGTTAATTATTAAAGTTTTATTTATATCTTCGATTTCACTTTCTCTATCATATTTAATAAAATCATAATTATCGTCATTAAATATTTTTTTGAAATTTTGAATAGTTAAATCTTGTTCTGGTCCATTTTTAGTTCTAATAATGTGGTATAAAGGATTTATATATTTATCTATGTCAATTTTTATTTCTCGAATGTTTTCAAATACTTCATCATCTACTTCTCCAGTTTCTTTATCATAACCACATAATTCTTTATATTGTTTTACTCTTTCCGCTTGCAATAAATTAAATGAACTGATATATCCGTCCCCAACATCTGCTAATATTTTAGTTGATGCATCATTCCATTTCATTAAATCATATATTGTTCCGTCAGGAGTTGCAGTGTATTCCAATATTTTAATGTCATTTTCGTATAATTTAGACTTATTTAGTAATCCAGCCTTATTAAATGTTTTGTAAATAGTTTGACCTTTCTTTGCAGCAACTTGAATTTCATCCATAATAATAAGAATATTTTGTTTATCTTTAATTTCATCAACAAACGTATTGGGTAATTCGCATCTATGAAATACTCGGGTTTGTATGCTTTCAGGCATTCTTTCTTTTGTTTGTTCCTTCCATTCACAACTTGATAACCCAGTAATAATATATATATTTTCAATTGGTATTAAATTACTTGTGTCTTCTAAATATTGTTTAATTGTAGCACACATACTTCCTGTCTTACCAGATTGCGTTTTAGATACAACCATAATATTAATAATTTTTCTATTTTTAAAAGCTGTTGCTACTCTTGATGCTATTATTTCTTGGTTTTCAAAAATAATTGATTTACCTGTTAATTTTAAAATTTCTAATTCATTAAGAATATTTTGTTTTCTTAATTTCATTATGTCTTGTTGCAATAAATCGTAATCACAACGAACACGTTTTGTAATAATTTGTTCTGTATTCTCATGCGAATTATTTTCAGTCATTATATTTATATTGTAAACTAGATTTTATATTATTTTATTTCAATTTTTATTTTATTGGTTTTAGTGATATTTGCATCATTTTTAACTCTTCAATGATGTAAATGTCTTGATAACGATATTTATTTCATATATATATAATAGAACATGAAATCAATCTATAGTCGAAGTTATTACTTATCTTACGTATTGCTGCTGTATTTTGTAATCCTGATCTCTGATTAATTCGCGGGAAGGAAGACCTCCGCGGATCCATCCCTCAACTGCAACATCTTCAATTAAATTGGAAGGGTTTGTTACGGATGCCTGCAATGATGGAATTAAAGGATAATTTGAATAATTTGCATAGGACATTTCTGTAGTGGTATTTACACTTTTACGGTTTGAATAAAGCTCTCCTTGTTGAATTTGAGACTCTAATAATGAGTTGCTAGGACCACGACCTAAATAAGGAACTGTTAAAAAGGGGCGTTGTGTTAAGCTAATGCGGCACTTAGGTCTTGAGAGATCTGCAATTGTTAATTGAGAATTGTAATCAATGTTGCATCCGCCTGGACCAATTTGTTGTCCACCACTATAAAAAACACTAGGTTGATTTGTTGCGAATTCAATAGTTTTGCTCATAGGACAATCAGGATAAAAATTAGTTAAAAGGTAATTTCCACTTCTACTATCTTGCACATTTCTCTGGCTCAAATAGCAACTGTCATTACCAATTCTTGTCATATTTTGAAATGTATAATCGCTTGGGATACCCGACATCTATATATAATTATTAAACATATTTTTTTTACTAAATTAAATTATACTTTTAGACTTTTAATCTTTCATACTTATTCAATGAAGTTTAAGCATTTGAGTAATTTAATTTAGTATTTATTATATCGTGGATTATCCCTGATGCAAGCTAATCCGTCGCCTTCTTTGCAAGAAATCATATCACCATAACAAAAATCGGCAAAAGCAGTTTGGTCATTTGGTATTTTCGTATTAGGTGTTGCATAAAATGTTCTCATTGATTGATCAAAATCAAAATTGTCACCTAAATCTTTAAATAATCTTTCGTCTACATTTTTATCATCAAATTTATTAGTTACCATTTCAATTGTTTTTGAATCAATGTCTTTTTGAATGGTTTGATTATATGCTGGAAATGCTTGATTTCTAGAAGGATTATCATGTATTTCAGTTAATAATACATTCATTAATGGATTTTTTTGTGAAGGTGCTGTATTATTCATTTCTTTCATAACATTATAACAATTCTTTTGCATATTCGAAAAATTCTCTCGATTAATGTTTTTGTTTTCATGAACCTTTACATTATTCTTTTTAACGTGATATAAAAATATAACTACACCTAAAGTTACTAATCCAGTAATAACAATTCGTGTTGTTTGACTAACTATATATCCTAAAATAGTTAATATTATTACAAGTCTAGTTATGGCATTTAATTTTTCCTCGGTTGTCATTGTTGAAGTAGGAAACAGTTGATTAATGTGTCCTCTTTTTAATAATATTGTTGGGTCTTTTGTCCAAAATGGAGTGTTCATTATATTTGGTATATATATATTCTTCGTTATTTTTTATTTCTTGCTCACACTTTAATTCTTTTTATGTTTTTTCTTTTTACCATGTGTGGTGGTTTCTTTTTGTGGTTTCATGCTCTTTTCCATCTTCTCGCCGGTGCTAAATATTAGATTTTCAATCTCTCCATCATCGCCACTATTTAGCATGCGAAGAAGTGTAGCTTCCTTTTCTCTTTGTTCTTCAGTGATTGGAACTTGGTTAACCGATTCATTTTGTTTTTCCTGCATTTTTTGACGCATCTTTTCTTTAGTCTGAGCTAATTTCATATTTTTATTAAGATGGTTTTGCATTGCTGCGAAATCAACCTTTGCATTTCTTCCCCCGAGACCACCAAGTCCTCCAAGATCCATATTTGGAATTCCCATTTTACCAAGCATGCTTTGAATATTTCCCATTCCAGGCATGTCTTTCATTTTTTTAACAATTTCACCTGCTTCAGCAATTAATTCACTTTCTTTAATGTCTCCTGATTTAATTTTTCGGTCTAATTTATCACCTACATTTTTAATCAGCCCCATGAATTTACCAGGATTTTTAAACAACGATTGAAATACATCATTTACAGTTGACGCACCTTCTAAATTCACATTTAATTCCGACGCAGTTTCTTCAGCAATCTCTCTTGCTAGTTTTCCAAGTTTGCCTTCCATCATTCCGGTAATGTGATCGTGCATGTCTTTTGCATTGGGAAGATCATCTAAATTAATTCCTGAACCATCTACATTTTCAGAACTAAAATTTTCATCAAACACATTTTTCATATTCTCAATTGTCTCTTCTAATTTTGATTTGAATTCATCTTCATTAATAGCTTCAAATAATTTTGCGGTATCTCCAAAACTGCTGCCGTCTGATATGTCAGAGATAACAGAAAATAAAAGCAATTGAAGATATTTCCACAATGTTTCACGTGTCCTTTCGCTAATATCATCTACGTTCCAAATGGTTTTAAAATCAACTCCAGGCAAAAATTCAGTATTTATTTCTTCATTTGTAAAAATGTCTGCATTTTGATAAAGGATATCGAAAAAACGCTCTGGCATTACTTTTTTGCAGTGCGCATAAATATAGTCTATACTAATATCTGGATTATCAGATGTATGGTCAACCTCTTCAGGATTAATAAGATATAACAAATGAAGGTTTAAATTGTCACGCAATTCAGGAAAAGTTGTCAATAAATCTTTTAAAAAATCAGTAACAATTTTTTTAAAATCATTTTTTGATTTTAATTGACTATTTGTCGAAGAAGTATTTGAAGACATATTATATAATTAAATATATAAGGATTTTTTAAATCCTAACTCACTTTATTAATTATATAAATCAGATATTTTGGTTAAGTTTTGAATGTATTTCATTGATGTAATTTGGTTCTGCTCATTCATATCACGTATCAATGTTTTAAGAACATTAATTTTTTTAATCATTTTATTAGCATCCTCAATGTCACTAATGTCATTTTCATAATTTTTTTCAATAAAAAATCCCATGTCACCTTTATTAATTTGGTCTCTATATACATCAACCACTTTTTCTTTCCATATTTTAATAATTAACCTTGGATTAGTTTTTCTGGCATTTAAAAGAGCCCCCTTTACAGATAAAATATCTCCATTCTCGGGTAAAATGTCTTGCAAATCATCTAAAAATTCAATAAAATGGTCATTAAATAGTTTTAATATATTCGCATTGTCATTCATGTATGTGGTTATTTTATAGTAATGTGTCATGTTCTATTTTTAAATATTAATATTTGATAATTATTATAAAATTATTTTTGAAATGAAAGATTTCGCTGTTGTTGTAACTTTTCCATTGAAACTTCGCCTATTTTATCTGGTACATAATTATCAGGTGGTGTTTGAATTGTATCTACATAATCCAATGTAGCATAATGATATAATTGGCGCATTCCTCCATTGCCTTTTGCTGATAATGATTCAGCATTTTGATCCAAAAAACTATAATGATCAGATGCAACTCCTGTTAGTCCTCCGCCAGATCCTCCAAAACTAAATGCAAATGGTTCTCCATTAAACTGAACTGCCTTTTGATTAATCTCTCGTTCTTGAGGTTCTAATTGTCTTAAAATACTTTCTGCTCCAAATATTACACGATGACCTTCTTTTAATAACATAAGAGCAGGGACTTTTGTAATGTTTGGAGGAAGAATTATTTCTTGATTGTTTTGGAGTATAATATAGATTGCTCCGTTACTTTTAGTTACTCTATTATCTATGCAAAAATAATGAATATCTTCCTTAAGTTTTGATTTTGATAGGGTTTGCAATAGATTTTTACTATTTTGACAAAAATTACTATAATATAATACCGAACTCATTATATATTTCTATTATTTTTGAATGTTATATTTTAACTTATAATAAAAAATTGATTTAATAATTTAGGTTAATATTATATTATATTATATAACACAAATGAATCCTATTGTTTCTAACATTATTGAAGAAGATGGAATTATGAAATTTACATTAAGTAATCTAAATGTCAGTTTAGCTAATGCAATTCGTCGCATTATTCTAACAGATATTCCATGTGTTGTATTTAAAACAACACCTTATAATGAAAATAAAGCGACTATTCATGTTAATACAACACGATTTAATAATGAAATTGTTAAGCAAAGGTTGAGTTGTATTCCTATCTACATTGATGACATTGATGAGTTTCCAATCAACGATATTATTTTAGAGGTAGATGAAAAAAATGAAACAAATGAAATTAAAATTGTCACTACAGAACACTTTAAATTAAAAAATGTAACAACTGGTAAATATTTAAATCAAAAAGATACGTCTGAGATCTTTCCACCAGATAAAATTTCAGGAGATTTTATTGATTTTGTGCGTCTTCGCCCCAAGATGTCTGATAATATTGACGGAGAACATATAAAATTAGAATGTACTTTATCAATTAGCACAGCAAGTGATGATAGCATGTTTAATGTAGTCTCAGGATGTTCATATGGAAATACACCTGACCCTATTGCAATTAATAAAGCCTGGACAGCTCGTGAAAAAGAACTTAAAAAGGACGGCATAACGAATGAAGAAGAAATTGAATACATTAAAAAGGATTGGTTTGCGCTAGATGCAAATAGATATTTTATTCCAAATAGTTTTGATTTTACGGTAGAAACAATTGGAGTATTTGACAATGCATATCTTGTTAAAAAAGCATGTGAAATTATGATTAATAAATTAACAAAATTTATGGATAATATACAATCCAATTATCAAGACCTTATTGCATCAATGTCGAGCTTAAACACAATCCCAAACTGTTATGAGATTATTCTTGAAAATGAAGATTATACGCTTGGAAAAGCTCTCGAATATCAATTATACAATCTATATTATGAAAATGAAAAAAAATTGTGTTATTGTGGATTTAGAAAACCTCATCCCCACATAAACATTAGTCTTATTCGAATTGGATTTTATGATAAATTAGAAAATAAAGAACCAATCGTATCTATGATTGATGCAGCAGTTACAAGGTGTAAACAAATATATACAACAATTAATAATAGTATTCAAGCTTAAACTAAACAATTATTCGCATTTGTGATAATTTATAATCATAATTATATATAAATAATGGTTAACGTTCAAATTAAAAATACAATGATATTTTATTTATTAATTTTTTTACTATTTGTGGGGTCATATGCAATTATAAAACACATAATTAAGCGCATGAAAAAATACAAAAAATCTACATCAAAAAAACATAAGTATAAAAAATTAAAGAAAAATAAACATCACGAGGATGATAGCAGCAGTGATAGTGACAATGAAGATACTGGTAAACCCCAGACTACTAAAGAAAATATGACAACCATCACACAATATGATGCAATTCAATGTTATAAAAATCCAAATAATAGGAATGGAATTATTTCATTTAACACATATCAAACAGAAAATACAGAAACACTATGTAATGTAAATGTATAAATAATAATACTTAATAAAAAAAGAAATATAGAATAAATAATATAGAATATACAAATAGGTTCTATATTATGTCTATCATTGTACATAATCAATCTTATTTTTGTGGAGGTCTTGGTGACATGTTCCGAGGCATTATAACAATATTTACATGTGCTAAGAAATATAATGTAGATTATTATGTAAGTTTTGAGGGAAATCTTGAATTAAATGAATGTTTTAATGTAAAACCAATTCCAGACCGAGCAGTTTATTTACAATCTATGAATATTAATTTATTAGATAGATTGTTAAAACCAGAACACAATCATATATTATCAACTATGTTTAATATTATTGATTTAAATCCACCAGCACTTTATAATATCATTAGCAACGCATGTAATGTTCTTTCAAAAGAAGATTTTTTATCAAGCGTTAATTTTATTACAACACACGTCATAAAACCATCATCAATTGTTGAATCATATATTCAAACCACATTATCAACCAATAAACTTATTGAAAATAACTATGTATCTTTTCATTTTAGATGCGGCGATTTATATATCGCAAAAGAAAATAATGCAGAAACGAATAAGCACCGTGATACACGTTTCTTAATAAATGAAGACAGTTATTCAAAATATGAATATGCAGTTAAATCATTTATTTTAAAATATAACATTAATACTCTTAAAATACCAATTGTTATTCATTCAGATTGTTTAGAATTTAAAAATACATTAATTGCGCGTCTTATTCAATCACATGTAGCAAATGTTATTTCACTAGACTTAGACATTCAACATACAGCAAATAAAATAGGCATTAATTTCAGCAGTTCTTACATTGAAACAGTTGCCGAATTTTATGTAATGTCTCGTGCAAAATCAATTGTAATGTATGATGTATATAGTGGGTTTTCACATTTGGCTTCTATTATTGGAGACAAACCGTTATACACATTATGTGATGACGAGAGAATAAACTGCCTGGGACCACGCGAAGTTATAAGAATAGATCATTAGAAATATAATATTATAATCATAATCATAAATATTATATTTTATTATTTGCTCAAATTCATGCTTGTTATGAAAGGTTGGTTGAATTAAAGCTCATTGCTATCAATCCCACATGCTTGAATATCTATTTGATTTTGCCTAAAATTATAATTTAAAAAATACATTTGCTGAGATTGATGCAATCCATTAATATAATCAATAACAACTTGTTTTGTAACAAATAATTTTTTCTCTCTCAAATCATTCAAATACATTTGATGCAACTGATACATAATTGACCTAAATTGCTTTGGAAATTCAATAAGTGGTTTTTCTTTTTTAATGTAGCAACTAATATAATTCGAATAGACTGCCTGTGTAAATTGGTGCAATTGTTTACGAAATGTTTCAAAATATGTTTTATACTCTGGATAAAATATTAAAAATTCAACTATTCTTCTTACTTTTCTAAGGCATAAAAATTGATATTGTAGTTTTGGTTGATTTCCTCTTAATTCCCTAACATATTCATAATTAGGATTTCTAATTTTTGTCCTGTATCCATGTGGAGAATAAATAACAACTCCAGGAATTGCATACGGGGTATTCATTGATGCAAATTTTTCAATTAAATCATAATATGATGTAGCCTCATAAATTGATGGAAGTTTAATTGTAATATTTTGGAGTTTTTTATTTGTTAAAATGTATTCGCGATAATCAATGTCATGTACAATAAATGTATCTTGATCAATCTTATACATTGCTACAAGATACAATGCCATTTCATTAATGGGAGAGACAATGCGATTTGAAGGATGTTGCATCACAAATGAATAGCAATATTCTTTATCTAACATTTCAAACGCAAGCCCCACATAGCTGCATGTAGAGAAAAACATATCTCTAAAGGTTTGCTTGGTATTGCTGTCATTAAAAAACGAAATATTACCACCAATTGAACTTCTGGTTGAAAATTCCCATGCATTAATTGAATTATCATAAAATACATTAATCATAGTCCCCTCAATAAATTCTTCTGCAATGCATTTTTGTTCGCATAGGTCATTGTTTTTCATAAAATATTCCACTGAAACTGATTTAGGTGGTGCAAATGCGATAATTTGGTTTTCATCATTAAGTATAACAGACCTAAATAAACCAATTGTTTTTGCACTATCAATGACCATGTAATTTTTATCGTATCGAATAATTTTATAAATTTTATCATTAGATTGCCATTTTTTCAATTTTAATTTTAGTCGATTTGAAATAATTTCTCTCTCTTTTTCGTCGCCATTATAAAAATTATTCATATCAGTACCTTCAACATCTTTAAGATTGTAGGAGCATCTAATGGACATTTCTGTTGTATTATAGTAGCCATTATATCTTTATATTATTTTGAAATCGTTATTCGTTATTCATAAAAATTTCTACTATAAATATAAGATAATGTCAAATTTTGAAGAAACGCAATCAGTTAGTATTCAATTAGGTGATATTTTCGAAATAGTAGCCCCTACCGAACCAGAAATACATCAAAAGATATTTTTAGTAAATTACATTGGTTCCAATAAAATAAAAACGATTTATGTAGATAATGAAACAAAAGAATTTATACTTAGGATCGACGATGATGGAACATTAGCAGATAAAGCAATTGTCGGTTTAAATCTTATCAGTAGAGATGATAATATTGGATACGCTAAACAGAATTTATTATTGCCAAATACATGGATTGATATTCATTTTTCAGGAGATCTTCCTACAATTATGACTGGTTTAATTACTAATTTAGAAGAAGATATGATTGAAATTAAAACGTATCCAGATAACGAAGTTATTTACATAGATTTTGGATACAAAGGACTACCGGAAGACATACCAATTAATAAAATTAATATTAGAGAAGCACCAGATGATTTAAAACCAAAAACATTAATAGAAGAAACTAAATCAGAATCTGAAATTCAAGAAGGCACTCCAAGAGAGTTTGAAGATGAATACATAGAGTCTGTATCTGGATTAGAAGAAGAACAAACGGTTCCGGTTAGTGTTGTTAAAAAACAGATAAAGGAACTGTTATTAGACGCTGACCAAATTGAATTAGGTGCAGATCTTGGAGAGATTGTTCAATTAGTAGAAGTCCCAGAAGGAGAGCAACGTTATGGAATTGATAAACAAACAAATGATTTATTAGATGAAATGTTATCTACAATTCCAAATGCACAAAGAACAGGCTCAGTCCTAACAAATATACACCGAATGATTGAGAGATTTAAACAACTACGTGTTGAATTTTCTAAATTTGATAAATATGGCAATGCAGATATGCCAGACATTCAAGGTGCAAATTATAAACCATTAGTTAATTCTCTTTCAAATATAAATAAAAAGTTGTATTGGTTGTTGCCAGTTTGCACAAATAGAAAAAAGGTATATGACATTGGATTAGAAAGCGGTGCAGTTACTGGAAATGAAAATCGAGAGGATATAAATCAATTAAAAGAAATATATCCTGACATTATATCATTGCAAAATGACGGAGAAATTCTAAATGAAAATCAAATTATTAAATATTATACATCAAATAATATTCCAAATGGAGAAGACAAATATAGTTATTTAATTAAAAATTTAAGTGACATTCATACTCCTTATGAAGAACCAAAGTACCAAGAATTTAATTTGGCAACTAAAACAGTAAATGATAATATCGATGCAATTGTCGACAATCTTGGTGAATTAGAGTCATCTATTATTAAAAATGATGGAGTAGTTAGACGTAAGTTTATTATCCAAACTTATAATTTAGGTCTCTCTAAATTAGAAACATTTATAAATCCAGCAAAAAAAGTGTTTCTTAAAAAAATTACATTAACAACAAACGATAAATTTACTGTAAATTCCTATATTTCTCTCCCAGAACCAGTATTTAATTACTCACACATTAATCTTCCTGGAACAAACATTCTCGATAAATCCAATCTTAACATTGTTCCATTAATATACTCTCGCATTCTTAATAAAAAAACAAATGTAAATTCACATATAGTTGAGAATTTTGAGAACGATTTACCATACAATGAAGAGACTTATTTGAATAACGTAAAACAATATATTTTAAGCGAAAACATAAATGATGCAGATAAATATGAAAAGTATTTAAATGCCATAATACCTAAAACACGCATTTTATTTGATCTCGTCAAGAAAAATATAAAAGGAAGAATGTCATTATATTCAATATTAAAATATCTTGAACCTTTTTTAATTTACCATAAGGATTTATCATTCAAACAATATGAGACGATTAATGCATTTATAGATGAAAAAATTAAAGAATTTAAGGCAAACTACGTCAAACAGTACACTGAATTTAAAAAGGCTTACGCAAATGTAAAACCACATGTCAATTATTCAGTATTACTTGACAATGCAACGAATAACATTAGAAATTTTTACGATTCTGAGCGCGATGATAATATTAGTGACATTGAATTAATCAATAAAATGAATTCATTTGATAACGGAAAATTATTTTCATTGTATCTTGCAAAAATAAATGCGGAACTAATGGTTCCTGAATCAGTCAATGAATTTATTGAAAATAAAGCTCAGTATAACCAATCTATTCAATCGGCTGATGCACAAAATGCATGTAGGACTGAAGTCATTTCTAAAAAATATTTAAATAAAGCAAATCTAGAAAATGATAATAATAAAACAATATATTTCGACAAAAATTATGATCCTACATATTATGATATTCTTAACGAATATAAACGCGAATTTTCCCGAATGGAACGCGATGAATTTATTCAATTTCTTTCGTCAAAATTAATGGAAATAAATGGATTTTCAAGTGTATCTGCTAATCGTGAAGCAATTGCTATGATAGATGGAAAACGTGCGGTATTGGATGGCGAATATGCTATTTTACAAATTGATACAGCTGATACAAGCTCATATAAAAATAGAATTCAAACTTCATTTTATAAACGCATCAATAATAAATGGGAAATCGATGAAACGATTGATGACGGAAATTTATTGGCAGAATCAAATAAATTATTCTGCAATTTATCAGAATCTTGTTACAGCATTAAAAATAAATGCAATGATAATAAATTAGCTGAGAAACAATTAAAAAAAACAAATGTCGATCAAATATTTAATGAATTTAAAGACAAATTAAATTATGATGCTTCTGAATTGAATAAAAAAATAGATGATTTATTTAATTATTATATATCATGTTCAGATATATTGTACACCATAAAAGAAGAACAGAGGCTTAAATATAGTGAACAACAACAATCATTAGGCGAATATATTGAAACAACTGACATTAAACATTCACCATATAATAAATTACGCGATTTAATATTAGGTCAAAATGATTTTGTTAAAAAACAGAAAAATATAATTAAATTTATAGATAAATTTACTAGAAAAGCAATCGAATACGATGACGAAGACATTTATTGGGATTATTGCATAGAAACTAACGTAAAATTAATTCCAACATTTTTACGTGAACTTGCTCGAGAATTTATTTTAAATGGTGATTACTTAGGTAAATTAGATAAAATTTGTGCTGAACGTGGAACAATTAGCGATGACGGAAATGTTTGGGTCGATAAACATAGTGGATATTTTATTAAACGAATTGATTTTGACAATGAAGAAGGTTATGATGAATCCGGTTTTAAAATTACAACACGTCAATTGCTTGATAGGGACATTGAACAGATCGCAATTAAAAATGATGAAACTAAACACGGAGATAAAAATTATATATCGACTGAAGCCCAGCAAATATTTAAAATTGTTGAAGCAATGGCATCGCAAATGAGCATTAATATATCAGAAGATCAAATCGATTTTATCATAACGAATGCGTTATATACTATTGAAAGAACTAGTTTCTCTAAAGAAAAATATGAGGCATCATTAAATGCTGCTTTGGCAAAAGGAAAAAAGAATTTGCCAACATTTGAAGAAGCTACAGATTCTAATATTTTATATACGACACTTGCTTATTTTTTAATAGGAGTTATAACATCTATTCCATCAATTAAAACAAGAAAAACATTTCCTACGTGCATAAAATCATTTACTGGTTATCCATTAACAGGTGTTGAAGATAAATCAGGGCTTACATATATCGCATGCGTTGCAAAAAAAATAGCCAGTAAATCTATCAGGCCATGGAATGTTATTACAAGAGTAAAAGAAGATGCGATTATTAGTAAAATAGAACAAATTATCGAAAAACATTTGACAGTGCGCCAAGAAATAAATGATAAATTACAAGAAAAACGTTTATACTTAGAGAAGGGCGTTGTCGAGGAAATTCCAGATGATATTAACATTGCAAAATGGAATACGTTTTTGCCTCCATTGAGAGAACTTGTTATTAAGTCACCGACACCAGTATCAACTGAATTTTACAAAACATTCAAGGATAATATTCGTCGAGGAAATGTTAAACAATATGAACAAATTAACGTTCTTAAATCAAAGGTTATTAATTTCTCTCTAGCTATCCAAAAAATAATACAAAATGTGGTTGAAAAGGAAAAACCAATTCTAAAAACAGCTTCATTTGAACCATTCCTTGAAAACACTTGTTGTAATAAAGATGAATTGAGTACACATGATTATTTTGTAAAGAGAGACAGAAACATAGTTGGTTATAATGACGTTGTAAAAGAATTATCTAATATTATTTATGATGTTAAACGAATGGGCGAAGCGCCATTTATAATTGATCCACGTGACACTAAATTGAAAATTCCGTCAATCGATGCTTCAATTAGCACTGAAAATATTTATTTGGCTTTTATTACATATTGTAAATTTAACAATAAATTGCCAATTAGCGAAACATTAAAATCGATATGCCTTGAAAAACCGGATAATTTTAATGTCGATGATAATTTAAAAGAAAAAATCAATTTCTTGAAAAATAATGGAAAAAATTATTCTATTCAAAATCTTGAACAACTAATGGACATAATAAATCATAAGAATATCATTAATCTTGAATTAACTGACAATATGATTTCATTTACACAAGTATTGAGAAACCTAACGGAATATAAAAAAGACATGGGTCAAACAAACCAATTCGATAAACTTTTATTTGAGATGATTGATACATTTGACATCGCATTAAAAGAAGATACTAAGGAAATGCGAAATATGAAAAATTATCTTGCAAAACAAAACTTAGCAATGAAAACAGACATTATTAACTTCATTAAAACTAACACTCGCTTGAAAAAGAACGAAATTGAAGATGTTAATAGCATGATTAATGAAATTATGACATTTCATGAAACAGATAATAACCTTATGTCAAAAGAAGATGCAACAACCTATAAATCGGTTGAATTTATAAAAAATACACTAAGGAATATAATAGATGTATATCCTAATATTATTATAAATAATGTGGATTATTCATCGATTGAAATACCAAAACATTGGAATTTATCCCAGCGCCACAATGGAGATATTAAAAACTTTGTAGAAAAATACTACAGCAACAATTTTAATAAATTTTATGAAGACAAAGAGATACAATTAATGCTATCTAAGATTAAACAAATTAGTAATGAATATTATACTATGGCATTGAATACACCATTTCTCTCTCCTATAATGAGGGAAGGAAATGTTATATATTCTATATTTGAACGACGCATGGCTGAATATCTATTTACTTATTACATTTTTAATGTGTTTAAAAAATACATTTCTCTTTCAAATGATAAAGAATTGTTAATAAAGGAAATTCCTAAAGCAAAAGAGTATGAAAACACGATTAATGTATCTGCATTCGAAGAATTCCAAAATGGAGAATTAAATGAAGTTGAAATTGTTGAAGGTAACAAGAAAGAATTGGCTGAAAAGATCGCGTCAGTATTAGTGTCATTTATTAAGATGATTAGAGAGAATAAACAAATCATTAATTACGATTATAATAAAATAATGGATAGCACAATGAGAGTAAAGGAAAATGAAAAAGAGTTAATTACAGATTATCTTGCTAAAATGTCCAAGGATGAAAGAGAAGTTGAAAATATGAAAAAACAAAATAAACTTGGACGATGGAATGTTGGATTGCAAAAGGGTCTAACACAATACGTAAAGGAAACATATGACCAAGAACGTGAACAAATGGAGAAAAATTTATTGATTGACATTCAACTAGGAAAGAATAAAGATATTACTGAAATGAACAAAGACATATTTGCATTAGACTATGAAGAGAGAATGCGAGCAGATGAAGAAGCGGACAAAGAAGCATATGATATGCGTCGTTTAAGGGACGACGACGATTATCCAGATGAAGACGAGTATGACGATGTTGAAAATCAATGGGACGATGAAAATTACTAAACCATAGTTATAGCATGACGAATATTATAAAGCAATAAAATAATTATAATACTTAATTGTGTTGTATTATAATTATTGCATCAATTTTAATGGATGAACGTAGACGCTGATGAAAATACACTAGACATAACCATTTTATTTGGAGTTTGAAAGCTATATAATAAGATATTATTTGAATAAGAATTCATATGATAATGTATGTCATCGCGTAATTCAAGTTCATCTATATAATCGTTTGAATGTAAGTCGATGGTCAAATTTGTAGATGTGGCATTTTTTTTTGATGTTTTTTTTTATAATTTACAATAGGCGAATTGATGACAGTATCTAGTATTGATTGCTGACTACGATAACTAGATGCAGCTGACGCAATTGAACATGTATCATTATTAGAAGTATTTTCATTTTCATTGGCTTCTGCTGTTTCATTGCTATAAGTTAATGCAATATCCCTCAATGAATTAGATGAAGAACCAGCAGTTTGCAATATGTGTTGTTCATCGACATTATTAATTGTAGTGTCTATTGAATTATGGCGAACATTCTTGAGGTTTAAATCAACCTTTGTTCTTATATTTTCAATCATTACATCAATCTCCGCTTGAGCAAGTTTATCATAATGATATGTCTGTTTTAAATTCCCTAAGCCATTAATCGCATTTTTAAGATCATTTGTTAATCGAAGCAGTTGCTGTGTTTCTGTATTTTTTGTTTCATTCGTTAATTCATCATTAATCACAAATGCCTTATTTAAAATTAAACTAATAAAAAGTAAAATATCATTACGATTATGACCATAGAACCATCTAGTTATAAATGGAAATATACTGGTATCTATGTTAATATTTTTTCCATTCTTAATTAATTTATCTCCAACCTCAATTTTTGACAACAGTGTTAAATTTACATAAATGTCTTCTAATGTTAATTCTGTTGTTTCATTAACAGAATTAGAATTATCATTATTTTCCATTATAAAGATTACAATTCTTATTTTTAAGTATATTACAAAACAATAATTTTTGCCATATTATGCAATATTTACAATGCATGAAAAATAATAGATAATTATATATAAATAAATTATATACAAGGCATGTTATCTAGAAATTTTGTTAAAAATAATGTAAATTCTGTTGCTATATTTATTTATTTGATTATGTTTGGATTAATTACTTATTTTAAGCCAAATGTTATGTACAATAAGGATGGAAGCTTCAGAGAGTTTGGAGTAGGAACATCAAAAAAAACGGTTATTCCAATTTGGCTTGTCGCTATATTACTATCATTAATGTCTTATTTTTTTGTGCTTTATTATTTAGCTTTTCCAAAATTAAATGTATAAATTTATAGGTAAATATTTTATAAATATATTGTTAAATATTACTTAATAAAATGAATACTCAAGATCATGAAAAAATATTTAATAAAATTAGGGATACCATTAATGATTTAATCATACAAACGACTAACATTGAACATCTTGCCGACGTAAATATATGTTGCAATTGTGATGAAAAACAAATTATTTTAAATTGTGCATGTAAGATACAAAACATGCATCCTACCTATTCATTGATTAATATCATCTCATCTTTAATTTATGCATATTTTTCATTAAATTTAGCCGAACAATCGATCGATAATACTGATTTTGATTTTGCATATCAATATTTAAAATGGAACCACAAACAAATAAATAAACAGCAATTTAAAACAATATATTATAACATTGGATGTTCTGATGAACTAGTCTATCAAGACATACGACGCTGCTTGCTTGGTCTAAATCTATAATTAATAATTGACGCAATCATGATAAATATATTATATATTATAATGTATTTATTAGCTTACTCATAACTCTTATATATCTGATCTGTTTTCTTGGCAAGGTTCTTTGCTTCTTTTAATCTCTCATTGTCAATATTTTTAATGTCTTGGACTGTGCGTTTGCATTCGGCATCAATTGCAATGTTATAACTTACAGATGTAACAAGTAACCCGGTCAATAAATACCATACATATTCGGCAACTAAATCTTTAGCACGAACCAATTGTCTTAACTGCTCTTTAAATTCAGTGACACCGCGTTTGAGCATTCCAGCATTGCTCATCTGTTCCCAAAATCGGTCAAAATTACTTTGTGTAATCTCATTAATTAAAAGCGATTTATCATTATATATGTGTTCTAAAGCTTCAGTTGCTATTTTTAATGATTCGGGTGCATCAAGGTTCGCCATTTTTGGACTTAAAATTTTATTAAATATATCAGTAACGCCATTTAATCTGGCTACCAAATAGCCTAAGGTGTTTGAAAACGGCGATAGCCATCCAGGAAATATAGATAACATTATTTTTAATAGCCCAAACAATAAAATCCAAGGAAGAAATGTTATGAGGGCAGCAGTATCGTATTGCATGCTACCGCAAATACTTTTTGTTAAAAGTAAATTTATAAAAAACATTGTAATTAATATAGAAAAAATATAAATAATCGATAAAATTAAACCAGATTTGCTGCTATTAAATTTAGCCTTTAAGAGAAAATATACACTGGTTATGCCAAAAAATATAACCATTGGATAAAATGCACTACCTATATCTTCTTTAGATGCCATTATAGATATTGTGCATAATTTTTTTTGATAAAATACCACTAATAAATATGGAGAATATAAAACCGTCCTTAGTTGAACCCGGCGTAAAATATTTTATTGGTTGCACACTTAAACAATGTAGGGATTTTAAGGATAAATATATTACTTTATTTTTTAATATTGGAATGTTTATATTTTTAGTTATTCTTATTTCTGGAGTATTAATGTACCGTTATAAAGGAAAACCAACACCCGCTGAAGTTGAAATAAAAAAACGGCAACAAATGGAATTTATAAATTCTAAATTAAGAATGATAGCTGACATTAAAAAGAAAACAAGCGAAGTCTTAATTACTGATTTGCCGAATTGGAATGATCATCCTGAATTAGGAATTCTACAAGGAATGCCAAAATATTAGACAAAAAATATATATCAGTATTTTATAAGCATTATGACTATTGAAACTCAAGAAAATTTAGAAGCTATAAATTCTTTTTACGACTTGAAAAATAAATATGAAAGTAAATTATTACAAGAGAAAAAGAAAATTATTTTAAACACTCAATTAAGTAAAAAAGAAAAAAGAGACAGATTTCTAAGAATTAAAAAAAAATGCATAAACTGTAAAAAGGAAGGTGGAACTATTTTTTCAATACATAATAAAGTATTAAAAGCAGTTTGTGGTGCAGGCGGCAATCCATGCAAATTAGACATTGAAATACAATTGGGACGATACATAAATGGGAGCGTCATGATCGATATATTAAAAGAACAATATGATGATTTAAAAAAAAATATTATTGAAACAAAACTTAATTTATTATTTAATTATGTTAATGAAGACACAGCAGTGGAAACATTTGATAAATATGTTGACGAATTAGAAAATACAAGTGACCTCTATAAAAACACATTAACTAACTATTTAATGGTTACAAATAACCCTACAAAGGCAGTTAAATTAACTGAAGAGGAAATCAAAATGTTCAATTACATTGAAGAATACAAGACACTCATAAAACAATATGAAAATGAGGCTCGTGATGATTATTTAACAGAAGCAATGGATTTATACAATTTAAAAATAATGCCTACGTTAGAAACAATTCGAACATTAAAATTTAATTATAATGGTGTTGAAAAGGATGGAACTACTGAATTCGCGTTTGATGACTATAAAGATACATATGAACTTATTCAATCCCCATATACACTCGAAGATGTTCAATTTTCAATAGGGAAAAAAACACAAATAATTAAAAATACTAGATAATTATATAAAATGTTTTTCCAGTATATTTCTTTTCCCATATTTTTAATTAGTTTAGCTATAGGGGTATTTTATGTTTATATCTCAAATCCAGAACCGAAGGTAATTTATGTATATCCAACACCTGAAAATATTAATCAATTGCAATTTAAAGATAAAGCATCTAATTGTTTCGAATTTAAAGCTAGTGAAGTTAAATGCCCTAAAGACACAAAATTAATTCATAAAATACCAATTCAAAATTAATATGTATGGTTTTATATATACATACACGTTAAATGAAAATTCAAGAATTTATTCACAGCAATAAGGGTAGAATGTTCATATCGATACTATTGGGCATAGGTTTATCTTCGTTATTTAGAAAAGTATGCAACGACCGCAATTGTTTAGTATTTAAGGGTCCAAGTTATGATAAAATCAATGAACAAGTTTTCGAATTCCAAAGTAAATGTTATAAATACACAGCTGATAGTAAAAAATGTGATGCCAAAAAGAAAATAGTTGAATTTGCGTAATATACTTAATCAATCAATCTAAGTATATTATTAAGAGATGTCATTTGATGCAACAGATATTAGTTCACTTCCAACAAATCCAATGATGGGAGGAAATGGAAATGATCAGCCAAATATTGTACTTCAACAAAATGAAAAAATTGAGAATAAAATGGAAGAATTAGCGAAAATGAGGGAAAGTGATATACATCAAATAAGCAAAGGTGTACGATTTAGCGCTCCTCCGTCACAACCGTCGCATAATCAAATGCCAACCGCTTTAGAACAAAATACTATAAATAGTTTAGTAAGTGGAATACAACAAGCCAGTATATCTGGCATGACATCATTGCCATCGAGAGACATACCAAAAGACACCACACATATGATGCATGATGAGCAAATAAAACCTAATTATATGCCTGAGCATTCTCCTCAACAAAGGAACTACATTGATGAGGAAATGAGGATATCTAATGCAATAAAAGAAAACATTAAAAAACAAAATAAATTAGATAGCGCTGATATATTATACGGAGAACTTCAAATCCCTATTTTAATAGGCATTTTATATTTTATGTTTCAACTGCCTGTAGTGAAAACAAATCTATTTAAATTTTTCCCTTCTTTATTTTTCAAAGATGGAAATATGAAATTATCTGGATTTGTATTTACTAGCGTATTATTTTCATTTGCATTTTATTTTATTAAAAATACATTAAATTACTTTACAACAGTATAACAAAAATATAGATCATCACATGAATGTAAATTATACGCTATTATAGGTTAAATATTATATATATCATACATGCGTTTATTAGTCCCATTGTAATATAATATGAAATTTCGTAAATAGATTCCATTTTATATTCTGTTAATTGTTGAACATCAATTGGTTCTATGTCGTTATTGTCATCATATTCAATGTCATTTTCATCTTCAGACGCATATTCAAAATTATTTACCATCATAGTGTCATCCATTGTATATAATATATATTATTATTAGGATAAGTTTTTAAATTTTTTACACATTAATTGTCGTATAAATTTTGCATGTCATATAGTAAAATAATGTGAAAAATCAAAGAAAAATATATAGCTGAATTGGTTTTTATTGAATAATAAAAAAATTGAATTAAATAATATGACTGATACTAGTAGTAATATAGCCAGTAATATTAAAGCCATGGAATTAACCAAATTATCAAAAAATGAACTTTTAGTAAAATGTGAGGAAATTGGATTTACAAAATGTAAATCTAAAAAAAAAAATGAATTGATTGATTTAATAAATAAAAAATCTAGCACACAACCAAAAAAAGTAGTATTAATAATAGAGGATGATGATGCAAACGAGACAAATGTAAATGCTACAAAAAAAATACATTTAAAACCATTAGTTAAATGGAGTGGAGGAAAAAGTGATGAGATTAAAATGTTTGAAAGTTATTTTCCAGGGCATTACACTAAATACATTGAACCATTTGTAGGTGGTGGTTCTGTATACTTTTATTTAAACCCAGACGATGCGGTTATAAGTGATGTTCATACTGAATTAATTCATTTCTATAAAAGCATAGGTGATGAAAAAGGTAAAGACATTTATGAATTTATGCAACAATCACCTAATGATGAACCTACATATTATAAAATTAGGGATGAAATGGAGATTAATAATGAGTTAGACAGTGCCAAACGTTTTTATTACCAAAGAAAAACATGTTTCAGAGGCATGCTAAGATATAACAAACATGGTAAATTCAATATACCTTTTGGAAGATATAAAACGATAAATTATAGTGAATTAATGAATAAAGATTATGAAACTTTATTAGGTAGAACAGAAATATTAAATAAAGGATTTGAATATATATTTGAAAACTATAATGATGAAAATTATTTCATGTTTTTAGATCCGCCATACGATAGTGAATTTACTGATTATGGATATTGTCAATTTGGCAAAGAAGAACAGCAAAAATTAGCGATGCTTTTTAAAAATACAAAAATTAAATGTTTAATGGTAATTGGAAAGACAAAATTTATAGAAGAACTATATGATGGATATATAGTTGCGGAATATGACAAAAAATATAGATTTAAAATATACGATAATCGTATTGGAGATGAAATTAATACAAAGCATTTAATTATTAAAAATTATTAAACCACTAAACCATTGCCTATTCAAATCTTATTCTTATTTTAGTTCCAATTTCTCTAAAATATAAATAATAATCATCTTCATTCCAGAAAACATTAATAATATTTAAGAAATCCTCCATATGGTCTATTTTTATTCCACCAGTTTCAAATGTTTTTATATTTGAAAGTCCTGCAGTTAAAATTTTTCGGTTAAATACACTCCAATTTAAAATTCCACAATTAATGCTATAATCTACATGTGTAGATGTCAATGAACTTGTAATTTCTTTACATTTATTTATAGTTGCTGGTATTTTTTCTGTATCAAGTTCAATATTTCCTTTCAATTCTCGATAATAGATAATTTTTTTACTTTCATCCTTAAATATCAAATCGACATCTTTTTTTTTATCATGTATTTGTTGAACACCACAATTTAATAATTCTAAATTATTATTAGTTTTTATCAGTTCTTTTGATATAAATTCGCCAAATCGTCCAAGTTTGATATTAATCGATTGTTCGCTAGGTTTTTCACCATATAATAAATGGGATATTGAACCCGGTTTGGTATGTGTTAATTCGCCTTCTAATATTTTATCAACCCAATTCATGCCCCTTTGTTTTATTTCGGCTATACAATCATCATTCACAAATACTAAAATCTGTTTCTTTTTCATTTATCTTTATTGTATAGGACAAGCAATTTATTTATAAATAATAATTCAATTTTTATAAATAATTAATCCTTAATCCTTAATCATTTTGGAGTTATATATTTATGGCTCATTCATTATTGTTTTATCTCCAACATATGCGACTTTGCAAATATTTTTTACTATCTTTGATTCTTTATCATCAATATCACTCATTACATTTTTAACCAATTGAATGTAACAATCTTTTTGAGATGAATTATTCATAAACTCCGGATATGCATCATTCCATTTTTTTATATTTTTAGTCTGTATCAGTGCTATTTTTTGTATTGCATTTTTAACTTTTTCTTTATTAACGTCTTTTTCCCATGTATCTTGTTTTATATAAAGGGTTTCTCGTTTAATATCACTACAGTGAACTGGACGCTGATATATGGATAATTTACTCATATTTTCAATAAATATATTCGATATTCCATCAACTAATCCCTTGTTTTTTGTTATCATTAAATTCGGAAGAGTAATTTCAATCTTTTTAAGAAATTCATCTAATGTGATTGCATCCTTACATTGTTCATTTAAAAATATATTCAAATTAAAATTATTTGTATTATTAATAGTATTTCCAACTTTTGGGATCAATTCTCCAATTTGTTTTTGTTGTTCGGTTATAATTTCATTCTGCTTGCACAAAAGAGCTTTAAATTCTTTGTTTTCATTTACTATTGTCATGATTAATTCTTTTGATATTTCTATATTGTCTGTATGTTTGTCTGACATAATTAACTCAGTGCTATCTGAATGTGAAACTGTTTCATGGTTTTCATTTTCTAAGACGATAATTTGTTTTTCATTTTTAATAAAACCACATTGCTGTTTGTGTCTAGACAGAGACGGTTTATGCTTATATTTTTTTCCACATTCGCATAAAAATACATTTTCTACTGTTGCGATTTTTGCGACTTTTGGGCATTTTTCGTTAGCATTCGTTAGCATTTTATGTTTATCAGTTGATAAATGTTTTTTAAAATCATATCTGTTAGACGATGAATAGTCACAAACTTGACAACTAAATTGTTTTGCGATTTTTATGCGATTTTCTGTTAGCATTAAGTTAGCATGGGAAAAAAATTCTAAATCCTTTTTTCCAAATTTTTCATTTTTTTTCGAAATTTTCTTATCGTCTGGTGTGATTTTATCATACATGATTTTGTTATTGTAATAGTAACAATTTGTTATTTTTTCCAAAAAGTCATTTTTTGAATTTTTATCAAATTTTTGAGTTTTAAAAGTATTCTGGATTTCCCAAAAATCCCTTGTCCATTTTTAATTTATCCAAAATAGAATTGGAACGAAAAAACGAAAAGTTTTTCTATGGTAACAAAATATTGTATTATGGTATAATATTTTGCAAAGCATATAGATGTAATATTTTAAAAACTAAAATCAAAAACACAACACCATTAAAATTTAATAAAACTATGAGAGATTTTTCTTTTTTTTCTTGTGCTAGTTGGTTTTGATGTATTATGACGCTTAGTCTTTGATTTATATGGGGATGAATACGATTTCGCAGTTGTATTAGATTTTTTCATAAGTCTTGTGGTTGCGATAGTTCCAGAACTTAATGACATCGGGGATACATATGCTGAAGGGCTAGAATGTTTAATTTCGTTCATTTGCGATGGTGAATATGATAAAAAATAAGCCTCATATTCTGGTGAATTTTTTTTAAATTTTAATTCTTCATATTTGAGGGCTTTTTCTGCACGAATAGATTCTTTAGTTTCTTGTGTTCCATAACATGTAGTGCTAAAACGTTTTAATAATCCTTTTTGTTCAAGTCTATTTTTAGATTGAACTGTAAATAAATATTCAGTCATGCATAGTATACGTTCCTTATCATAATATGGACGGTCACCGTATAAAAATGCTAAGTAAAAACTCAACATAGTGTCAATGCTAGCTATCTTTATAGTTTGTCCATGCAACATTAATGTATTATAGCTATGACATGCTATTGGTTCATAAACAAATGCAACAGTTTCTCCATCTACCTCAATTTGATAGTGTGCCATAATAATTTCTCCAATTGCTTTATGTTTAATGATTTTTATTTTTCGAAATCCTTCTTGTTCAAGAGACATTTTTACACGTTTTGCAGTGTTTAATGGGTCGATTGATAAAACATCAAAATCAGGAACTTCATAATCCTTTCGTTTTTTTTGATGCATATACGTTCCATATAATGCGCATGCATAACCACCGAAGAATACGACACCTTCATTAATTAATGTATCCTTTACAATGTTGTATATGTGACGTTCATCTTTTACATTGCTTTCGAACGACCTAACAAAATCAATACTATTGCATTTTTTTCCTCTAAGTGGATAATGTTTATTCAATAAAATAAGACGTTTTAATACTTTTTCCCAACGACTAATATCTCCTGCAGGTCTGGATAGTTCTACATACATTGACATTCTCAGAAAATTAGGAGGTGCATATAAAATTCCATTGAGTTTAATGGAATCTGCTCTAACCGCTTTATATAATCCAATGTCTAATTTTGTTATATCAGCAATTGGAATGAAATCTACAAATACTTTATATGTTCCATAATGCTGTCCTGCTTTTGCTTCAACCGATTCATACCCATGACTATAAAATATGTCTGCTAATTCTTTCGCATCATCAATTGGCGTAGGCGTAAAAAAATCATAATCTGGTATTTCAATGTCTTTATTGTAGAACTGTTCGCTTTCAGGCAATAAATTATTAATAGCAGTTCCACCATAACATATGACTTGTTTATCCCTAATGAATTTTTCCAATATTCTAATCATTTTTTTGATTTCAGGTGAATTAACAGTTTTTTTTCCTATATTTTCTTGTGATAAATCAATTGCATTACGTAGAATTTCCAACTCTTTTTCTTCAAATGTTTTTTTAATCATACAATCGTCTTTCATATTATATTATACTATATAATAAGAAAAATATAACGCTCGCTTGAATTAACATATAATTATATATTGAATTTATAAAAATCAGATTTAATATCTCTCTTTTGATAAGAAAGTTCTTTTGGTGGAGGCGGAGGTGTCGGAATAGTAACCGGAACATAGCGAAGTTGTTCTGGCTTTAATATAAAAGCACTTCCTTCTTTGTTAAATATGTCTGTATAGTAAGTCATATTTGCATCTCCTGTTTGAAATGCCATTGCGACTAGTTGACACCCATACTTCATTGCAAGCGCAGCTGATGGATTTGAATTTTTACTACCTTCTGGTTTAACAAGTGTCATATTTTTTTTATTAAATGCAATGAGTTCATTATAATCGTGAATGTTTTTAATTTGGTCATATGAATATCCTCTCATAAATGCTGAACCACTTGTCATATTTACATATTCATTTAACTTTGTTTGTTCATACATTTTATTAGTTCCATCAACCATAATAATGACTTTTCCCATTAAATCTTTAATCGTAACAGAACCTAAATTTTGTCTTCCATTCTCATAACTATATTTAACACCAAGTAACCTATATTTCATTGCACTTGAAAGTGCCTGAGCCATATCATCATATATTTTTCGATTATTGCTCATAATTCTAAAATGAAGAATTAAAGGATCATTAAAATTTGGACATGTGCTTGCTGAAAAAGCATAATCTGCTATAATGGTTAATGCGTCTCTTAATTGAACTTCATTGTATGTTTGTTTTGTATAATAATTGTCTGTAGTTGACGTTGCGATGATTGGACGGTTTTTGTTTGAAAATATTTGGAAATCTAAACACCTAGCTCCTTGTTTAATTACATTTTTTAAAGCGCATGTATTTACAAAATCACCCGAATATTTTCCTGCTGAACATGCATTATATGCAGTTTTAATGTAAAAATCCCTTAATGCGAAGTTTGCTTGAGGTCCACTAACATTAAAAGATCCTATCTTTGGAAATCCATTATACATATTTGACATTTTGTTGCAATTTTTCGTGTTTTTGCGCATGGTTTTAGTTACAAAGACAATAAAAAGAGTTATAAGTGTGATAATCATAAATATTGTTATTGCATGAACTATAAATGTAGTATTTTGCATATTTTCCAATACATTCTTTGTGGTGCTTTGTATTTTAAGTAATATTTTTGACGAGTCCATTAGCTACTTTATAATATTATATTATAATTTATTATAATAATAACCATAAGTTTGGTGGGTGATAGATAGTTCTTATCTATAAATAGTTATCATTGCAAATTAGTTAAATAATATTATCTATATACTTATATACTATCATGCCTGGTGGTTTACTAAATATAGTTGCATACGGACAACAAAATATTATATTAAATGGTAATCCCTCTAAAACATTTTTCAAATGTGTCTATTCAAAATATACTAATTTTGGGCTACAAAAGTTTAGAATTGATTTTAATGGATTGAGAACATTGCGTTTAACGGAAGAATCTAAATTTACATTTAAAATACCTCGATATGCAGATTTATTAATGGATACATATTTGGTAGTTACACTGCCTACAATATGGAGCCCTATTTATCCGCCACAATCATGTGAAGGCGAGTGGGTTGAATATGGTTATAAATGGATTAAAAATATTGGAACACAATTAATAAAGGAAATACAAATTACTGTAGGTGGTCAAATTATTGGTAAATTCTCTGGTCAATATTTATATAATCTAGTAGAACGTGATTTTAATGATGTGAAAAAGAATTTGTATTATAAAATGACAGGAAATGTATCTGAATTAAATGATCCAGCAAATTCTAATGGTTATCAAAACGTATATCCAAGCGCATATTATACAAGTTCTCAACAAGGTCCTGATCCATCCATTAGAGGGCGTAAGCTATACATACCGATTAATGCTTGGTTTACTTTAAACAGTAAAATGGCGTTTCCTCTAGTTGCGTTGCAATATAATGAAATGTATATAGATGTTACATTGAGACCCGTGCAAGAATTATTTACTATCAGAGATGTTGGAAATAGTGATTCTCTATATCCTTATGTTCAACCGAATTTTAATAATCCTCTTCATTCATTTTATCGTTTTTTGCAGCCTCCACCAGATGTTATGCTTACAGTTGATTCCTATGCAGACAAACGAACAAATTGGAATGCAGATGTTCATCTCATGTCGACCTATGCTTTTTTGTCAGAAGATGAAGTAAAGGTCTTTGCGGCACACGAACAAAAATATTTATTGAGGGATGTTCAGGAATATAAATTTAATAATGTCACTGGAAGCAATACAGTCAGTCTAGATAGTTTAGGCATGGTAGCAAACTGGACATGGTTTTTCCAGCGCAATGATGTGTATTTGAGAAATGAATGGAGTAATTACACAAATTGGCCATATGATTATATGCCTTATCAATTGCTTGATCCGAATAATGAGACAGTCGCAACCATTACGAACCCATGTTTAGATCCTCAAGTCCAAAATATAGGACCTGGAGAGAACCCTGCTCCAAATTCAAGAACCGGTATTATGATTACCCCGAATTACAGTCCACAAAATGAAAAAAATATATTGAAAAATCTTGGAATATTAATGGACGGCAAATATAGAGAGAATACATTTGATTCTGGAATATATAACTACATTGAAAAATATACCAGAACATCAGGAAATAGTGAAGACAATTTATACTTTTATAATTTTGGACTAAACACGAATCCTTATGACCATCAGCCAAGCGGCGCAATTAACATGAGCAAATTTAAAACAATTGAACTTGAATTTACTACAATAGCACCTGTATTAGACCCGAATGCACAATTTTATAAAATATGCGATCCAATCACAAAGGTTGAAATAGGAGTTAATAAACCAAATTGGACTATTTATGACTATAATTTTGATTTGACAGTTATGGAAGAGAGATACAATATTTTAACATTTATATCTGGAAATGCAGGTCTTGAATTCTCTCGCTAAATAAATATCATTAGTAAATTTCTAATAGAATTACAACTTACAAATTGCAACTATTATAAGCTGGCGGTCCGCATTCAGTGAATGTTCCTGTTACATTTAATCCACATGGATATTGACTAGTATATGGTGAAATCTCCAAATTATTTCTATATCCATCTTCCATTGGTGTTAAATTCATGTCAAACTGTTTTTTAGAATTGTTTAATGCAGTGCTTTTATCTGCGTATGGAGATGGATAAGAGTATTCGATTTCTCCTAATTTAATAGGTCCAGGGCATTTGACTTGTATTTTGGTGTATCCACATCCTGCACAACATTCATTAAACTTACATTTATCTAAAGCATTCGGGCATTCATATGGGCATTTGCGATGACATATTCCATCAACATCTTTATATACGGTTTTGGGGCATCTGTCACTTATTTCATTTGGTTTTGTACATCCTTTTGCGCAATCATTGTCGGCACATAAAAAAGGTGATTTCTTTAAATCTAAATTTGCTTGCGTTTCAGTATCAATATTATTAGTCATTCCTTCAATGGCATTCATTGATTTAAATAATTTAATACTATTTACAATAACAAATCTAAATGCAACATATAAAGAAACAATCAGTAAGGATGGAAATAATATATTAAACATCATTTTGATTTTTTTTCCACTAATCTTATGCATAAGTAGATATATACTATTTCAATAAATAAATATTATAAGTGTATAATTAAATATTGAAATAGTATATATGGCTGAAGAAAATAAATTATCACCAATAGAAGAGAAATTAAATAAAGACAAAAGTAACCAAGAAAAAAAATCAAATAATCATTCGAATTGGAAATCGTTTGGTTTATCAATTTTAACAAATATCGTATTAACATTATTATGGACATTTGTAGGAGCAAATGCTATATATTTAGTTTATAGCAATTTAGATGCATGGTTTCCTACAGACCCCAATAATTATCCATATGGAGAAAATTATCAATCAATGAAAGGCGGAAAAGGGAAAAATGTACAAAAGGGAGGTGGAGATCTATCAAACCCATGTAAGACAGTATATGATAACATTAGTTCTAGTGACGCGTCACAGAAATTATTGCAAAAAATGTCTGGAAATAAAGTAAGTTTCCCTTATAGTGAAATAACCAATAATTTTGGAATACGAGAATTGGTTGGAAATTTCTTTGGATATTCTGCAAGAACAGGATTTATAAGCAGTCGACAGATACTTAAACAAATATTTAAATTCATAAGAAAATGGTGCGATAGTGGGTCTGGATTTATGGAAAGTGCATTGTTTTTGTTGGCATATCCTATTTTTGTGATTAGTCTTATATTTGGTATTCCTTTTTTAATTGGTACATTTGCAACCATATGGGGAGAGATTACAAGCAGTAGTTTTGGGCTATTGTGGACAATATTATTTGCATTATTATTTGGCATTGGTTTAAGTTGGACAACTATAATAGGTGTTATCATTTTTGTTAAATATATGTTAACCATGCTTGTTTTGCCGTCTATTGCAGACATTGATAATATTAAACGATTAATATTTTGTAAGAGACACATTATTATTGGAATTTTTTCAATTTTAACTAGTGTATCTGCGTTTAAGCATTTAGATGACATAACAGCGATTATCACAACAGTTGTGCTATTGTCTATGACCTTTTTTGGTGGAATAAAAGCAAATGCAACAAATACTGTATCTACTAACTAATTCAAATAATGAAAATAAATTTGTAAAATAACATTATAATAAATATAATATAAAAGTATTAAATTATTATATTTATTAATATGCCCCACGGTAAAAATAAAAAAAAAGTTTTAAAACAAGGATCAAATAAACATGATTCCAGGACACCTGGAAATCAAAATACTCATAATGGAAGCACTCCTGACTCTCCAAGTAAATCGAATAAATCGGTTACCTTTTCCGATAAAGTCATTACAAACATGAATTATCCGTTTGTAAGCGTGTGCACTCCAACATTTAATAGGCGACCATTTATACCTGCAACTATAAAATGTTTTTTGCATCAGGATTATCCAATGGATAGAATGGAATGGATTATTATTGATGATGGAACAGATAAAGTTGAAGATTTATTTAAAAATGTTCCAAATGTGAAATATTTTAAATATGATACTAAAATGCCTCTTGGAAAAAAACGCAATTTAATGCACGAAAAATCTAAGGGCGACATTATTGTTTATATGGACGATGATGATTATTATCCACCTGAACGTGTTTCGCATGCGGTAAAGAGGCTACAAGATAACCCTCAAGCATTGGCTGCAGGATCAACATTAATGTATATATTTTTCAAACATAATAAAGAAATGTGGCAATTTGGTCCATATGGTCCCAATCATGCTACTGCAGGAACATTTGCGTTTCGCCGTGAATTGCTCCGTCAAACAAAATATGATGAAACCGCATGTTTGGCAGAAGAGTGTGCATTTTTAAAAAAATATACAATCCCATTTGTTCAGTTAGACCCTGAAAAGGTTATTTTATGTTTTTCTCATGAACAAAATACATTTGATAAAAGAAAATTACTCGAAAATATAAACCCGCAAGTGACCAGACGAACTAATTTAACGGTTGAAAGTCTTATACCGAATAAGGAGTTGAGAGATTTTTACTTGAATAAATTGGATAAATTATTAGAAGCATATTTGCCTGGCAAACCAGAAATGAAACCAGATGTATTAGAACAAATAAAAACAATTGAAGAGAAACGCAAGCACGACATCGAAAAATTTCAAAAACGCAATGCACAACTAAGTGGCGTGGTAATTGCTGAACCAGGAAAAGAAGCAAGACAATTGTCTACAGAAGAAGTTATTGGGTTATTACAGGGACATCGAGAAGAAATAGTTAGATTAAATGCTCAAGTTGAAGTTAATAATAAATTTATTGAAGCACTTAAAACAAAAGTTGCGGAACATGAAAAAACAATTAAGACTTTAAAATCATCAAATGTAAATTCCTCTATATATTCATCAACTGAGCCAAACAAACCCACATCTACTTATTCGGCGACTGAGATAAATATTTCAGCTACACCACAATCAAATAATAGTTTATTTGCTTATCCAGAAATAAATGAGGCGGTTGGGCTTGAGGCAAATTATAATGGATTTAGTGATACACAAGGATTGCTATTAAATGTTGTTGAAAAAACAAATACGACCGAAAAATCTCTTAGCAAAGAAGAATTATTGTTAAAGGAAATTAATGGCGAATTATAAAATATAAAATATAAAATATAAATTATTATAATTGAATAGAAAACATGGTTATGATTCATTGAATAAAATCTATTATAAATCTCTCTATTTATAATAGGTTATATGCCACAATCACTTAAATTTGAAGGTACACGCAATTCATATCTGTTGGTTCCAAATGCAGATGGGATCAATCTGGGAACAAGTGATTATACAATTGAATGGTTTCAATATGAAACTGATAATAATCCAACCCCACGTATATATGAAATAGGTTATTTTTTATTGGGAAATATAATAACTGGTGCATCTACAATAGCGAATGTATTTGTATATTGGACACCTATTTGTGCACCTAATTTTACAATTAACTTGCCAGAAAATGGAGGTCATCGAAATAAATGGATACATTTTGCAATAAGTCGTAACTCAGGAATTACACGCGTATTTATGAATGGAATTATGAAATATTCATTAGTTGATAATAATGATTTGTCAAGCACCTATAACTTGGGCATAGGAAACGAATCATACGATCAAACAGATGATGCTGCATTCGGTGGTTATTTATATGGATTTACGTGGACAAAGGGAATTGGATATTATACTAGCAATTTTCCTGTTCCAACAGAATTAAGACCTATTGGTCCTGAAACAGTATTAATGTTTAACGCGCCATCATATGATGGGTATTTAGGTCATACAGTCAGTATTCATAATGTGTATCCATCTGACTTTGTTCCGCCAGCGTTTTATGTTCCACCACCTCCTCCAGATTATATGGGAAGAAGTTTATATACTGATAATGCGATGGTATATTATAAACCACATAGTTTAGCTGCTGGTGGAATTGGTACAGTTAAAAATTCACGTCATAAATCAAAAAAAACATAAACCATATGGCCTAAAAACATTGAAATACTTTATTCATCATCATCTGGCTCTATTTCTTTCCCCTCTACTTGGTCTACTTCGCAATCATTTTTAGTGTATTTATCTAAGTATCTATATATGCGATTTATGTCTAATTTTCCTATTTCATAATTTTGCATTTCTTCATATATCTCATCGTCTGTATAATTATTTCTTAATTCAAGAAAATATGAAAACGTGTCTTTTTTATCTGTTCCTAATTGCTGACATAAATTTTGAATAAATAATGAATTATTATATTCTGTACTATATTTTGTAAGGACTTTCGTAAATCTTACTTCGCTTGGTGCAAATTTATTTTTTATATCATGCTTATCACAATTATCATGATAAATTTTATTGTTATAAAACGTCTTAATCAGTGAGCTCATTTCGTTAAATTGCCAAATCTGTTTTTGAAATGTAATTCTGTCTATAAAATCTGCATAACATATATTATCTAAAAATTTCGAATATAATGGAATGCTGTGTGATTTTGGAACTTTATTTAAAACATCAATAATATTCTCATGCCAAAGAAGACTTACTATTGTTCGGTCGGTCTCATTCATTAATGTAATATGTTCATCTAATGAAACATTATTATTAATTAATTTTTTAGTTATTTCCTTTGTATCTTCGTTGTATGATTTTGGTTTGAAAATATTTTGAATAATTTCATTATTTAATATACTGCATTGATTTTTATAAATGGCATGAATGGACGTTAATTTTCTTAAATCTCCTTGCGCAAATGTGACAATATTATCATGTATTCCAACATCTAACTGTGGCATAGACTTTTCAATAATATTTCGAATTTGCGGATTTGTAGGTGTTTTTAATTCAAATGTATTGCATACTTTCATAAGTTCTTTTATTTTCTTGTCCATATGAAAATTACTAATGCAAATAATAGGATTATATGTTACTTCTTCTGTTTTTTGTTTTTTAGTCTTTTTTGGACGTATAAGTTTAATTAATGAATTAATTCCTCCTTTGTCTCCATTATTCATTCCATCTATTTCATCCATTAAAATGGCAATTTTTTTGACCTTTTTTTGAAACATGCTTATTACATTTTTATCCGACATATTATGTTTTGTAATTGTATCAATAATATTTTTATTACGTATATCACCTGCGTCATACTTAATGACATCATAATTTAAATCCTTCAGCAATTGTAACACAAATAGTGTTTTGCCGCTTCCTGGAGCACCATAAATATAAATCGATCGTTTAAGTAAAAGATTATTTTTATTTTGTTCAAAATTTAAAAGTATATCTTTAATGCTTTGTGCTATTTTTTCTCTATCAAGTATTTGATTATAATTAATTTGTTCCATTTGGTATAAATATTAATGCCATATTTTTAAACTGTTATTTGTGTTGGTTGTATAATATTTACATATGAAATTGAATAAAATGTAAATATTTATTTTTATAAAATTATATAAACTGTAACTACAATAAAGCCTATAATAAATTTGAACTACACACAGCACAAAATTACATGGGGCATGCCTTTTTATTATTAGTAACACCATCCCATGTTAAATCACATGAAGATGCCCATTGATTTTTACGGCATAAACTGTTTTGACCAAGCCAGTCAGGTGTATTAAAATTCATTACTTTAGCGCATGAATCTTTTCCTAAACTATTGGTATTAAAACAAGTTGGAATGCCTGCCTTATCCCTTACTTCCCAGTAATCAGGACATTGAGAGATTACATCAGGATACATGTCATCGTACTTGCTTTTATACATAGCATACCCGATAACAATAAAGAAAATTAATAAAACTACTGCCGCTATAATAATAACTATTCTCTGAAAATCCATTTATAAAATAAATGTATATATTTTTTTTATGATTAATTATATATATGAATTTCAATAAGAGTTCTAATGGTAGAGTTGATATAGAAGGGCCAAATATTAGTGTTAAATTTTCTATGATTGATAAAATTCCAATAAATGATAATTCGTCATTTAGAGATGCATTAAATGGAAATCTTGAAAATACCGTTTTATCTCAAGCATTTTTTTCAAGTAAAAATATTCAAATTTTGCAAAATGGAATTAGAGCAGGTGTTTATAAATTATCAAATGGACAACACACAATAGCACCACAAGACCCAGATGTAATTAAAACGATTATGCGTGCTATATATTTGGAGAATTCAGTAAATCTTCCATATGACTATACTCAACAAATCATGGCGTTAAATCAATTAGTAATTGATTATTCAGTTAAACAAGTCATTGGTGAATTAGACGGATATATGAAATATAAACGCGATGCTAGTACTCTTGTAAATCCACTACCATTGCCTATTTTATCGTCAACTGCTAAAACGAAAACATTGGAACTTAAGCCATGGTTCTAAATTTAATTTGATTTATTGGGATGGTTCTCATGTGCATCATGAATAACGTGAGAATGACGTTCTTTAATTAAATGGTCGATGAATATGTTACGGTTCTTTAAGACGAGTTCCTTTTCGCATTTTGTTAAATATGCATCCCAGTCAGTTGTTGATTTTGTACCTATGCTTTTAATTGCAATGCTAAATTTAATAGATTCTAAATTATTATAAGCATAATTAATTCTGTTTCCGTCTTTGAAACGTATGAAACCATCATGTTTTGCCTGATGAAGAATTTTTGATATAATATGCTTATTTATCATGCAATAGATGTAATATTTCATGATAAAAAATTATTAAATAGTTTTTTATTTATAATATTTTATAAATTAATCTGAATTCGTCAAAATTTACACATTGGTCGGATTGCAATCCATTTATTCATCATCAATTAATAATGTAACTGCAGTCTTTTTAGTCGTTTTATTTATTTTAGTTGGTTTCTTTTTGTCTCCTTTCTTCTCAATTACCGATTGCGCAGTATGATTATGTTTTGTATATTCATTGCTCAATGCGTCTAATTCTTCATTCCAAATTTGGTTAATTGATTTTGCAGATAAATATTCTAATTCCTTTTCTTTATTTTTAGTTTCATTCATTAGACGTTCCACATTTTCATCCGTTACACTATCCATTGGCATTTTAAGAAGATATTTATATTCATCATCATTTTCTAATTTATCATATTGTTTGTCCTCTAGAAGCTTAATAATCACATCTTTCTTTAACTTACGAAGATCAAGCGTATCATCTAATAACTCCTTAATGTATTTTGCCTTATTTGATAAAACAACAAGTTCCTTAGTTAATGCATCGATTTGATATTTCTTTCTAGTTTCATAGAATTCATAACGAACCGGATAATAGTCATCAATCATTTCTTCAGCTGACCCATATTTTTTAAGCTTATCTTTTGAATCAAACGCATGCATATTTGTATTGGTTTGCGTAGTAAATAGTTTGAGCAATTTTTCAAGTCCATTGCAACCATTTTCATCTACAGAAGCCGTTAATGTTTGAATGGCTCCTGGAACAAATGTAATTAGAATATCGACTGTTACATCCGTGCTCAAGTCCTTATAATCCTTAATAAGGGGTGTTACTTTCTTAGTCTTTTCTGTTTTTTCTGCTTTGTCTCCAGTGCCAGTTGTTTTTTCTGTTTTAGAACCAACATCAATGAGCCCTTCCAGATGTTCCTTAAAATCATCCGTCCAAAATCCAACTGGAAGCTCAGAGACATGAATTGTATTTGTTCCTGTAATTTCGTATTGTCCTTTAATTAAATATTTATGGTCATTAATCACCGAAATAGTGCCTTTAAAGCCTTCATAATACGGATTAATTTTAATTTGTTCAGTTGATCCAGATAACTTATTTTTAATGTATTGAATAATATCATTTACATTATAGCTCATAATGTCAGTGCTGAAACCAGTTCCAATGCCCTTGCTTCCATTAACTAGGATCATTGGGATAATCGGCACATAGTGAATGGGTTCGACAGGAAAACCATCATCATTTAAATAATTTAGAACTGGGTCATCTGCTTCTGGGAAAATCATTCGAGTTAATTTATTCAAATGTGTATAAATATATCTTTCAGATGCGGAATCCTTTCCGCCTTGTAGTCTTGTTCCAAATTGACCACATGGCTCAAACAAATTGATGTTATTAGAACCAACAAAATTCTGTGCCATTCCGACAATAGCACCATTTAAACTCGCTTCGCCATGATGATATGCTGCTTGTTCTGATACATATCCACTAAATTGGGCGACTTTGATTTCATTTGTGAGATTTTTCTTAAATGCTGCGAATAAAATCTTTCGAAGACTAATTTTCAATCCATCCATTACGTTTGGAATAGAACGGTCGCAATCATATTTTGAGAAGTGGATCATTTCCTTATTAATAAAATCCTTATATGTGACAATTGGATTGCTTGTATCTAAATATAATTGACGGTCATAATTTGCCAACCAATCTTTGCGGTCGTCAGCACGTTTTTTATTAAATACCATATCAATTGCATTTTGGCATTCAACGCCATCATGTGTAAATGACACAATTTTTTTATGCTCGAAATATTCCTTAAATTCTTTTGCTGTGCTTGTTCCCAAACCTTTATAATATTTAATCTTCCATCCCTTGGAATTATTTGCTTGTTTCCATTGTTCATATTCTCCATCGTTATAGAATACGAGTTCCTGATTGCCTTTTCTTGCTTTCAAAATAGGCGTATTCATAAAACCAATAAATCCATTGATTTTCGATAAAGTTTCCCATTCACTTTCGAATAAATTCAAACCAAGACCCTTAATGTGACTTCCATCAAGATCTTGATCGGTCATAAATATAATTTTTCCGTATCTTAGATTTTTTATAATGTCATGTTCATTATATTTTTTACCACTTTCAAGACCAAGAATTTGTTTAATTTCCTTGATTTCCTTATTTTCCGAGATTTTTTTCTGTTGTTCGCCACGAACATTTAATAATTTTCCGCGCATCGGGTATACACCAATGAAATTTCGATCGTCTTTGGATAATCCAGAAACAATACCGGCTTTTGCTGAATCTCCTTCGCAAAAGATAATTGTGCATTCATGCGACTTCGCAGTTCCAGCATGATTTGCATCAATAAGCTTAGGAATTCCGCGAACACTCTTTGTCTTTGAACCATCGGTTTTTTTAGCGGCTTTATTTTCCTTTACTTCCGTTAAGGCGCAAGCAGCATCCATAACTCCCATCTTTGCTATTTTTTCTATAAAATTATCACTTACATTGCATGTAGACCCAAAATTTGTAATGCTTGTGTTCATGAAATCCTTTGTCTGGCTATCAAATGCCGGATTTTCAATGTCACAACGCAAGAACAACATAAGCTGCTCCTTAATTGTAGTCGGTTTTACATCGATTTTTTTCTTTTTATTAATAAATGCTTGTAGTTTTCTGACAATTTGGTTCATAATATATTCAATGTGCTTTCCTCCCTTGCTTGTAAAGATGCCATTCACAAATGAAACTTGATTAAATTCACCATTAGGAGATAAACACACAGCATATTCCCATCTCTCATTTCCTTCTTCATAAATGCGAACAGTTTCTGTTTTACTTCCAATATATAAATTCACATATTGCTGAAAATTAGACACAGGAATAGTTTCTGAATTATATTTAACCTTGACATTTTTATCAGTCACCGCAGCAATGTCATACACGCGGCGCTTCAATAAATTTACAAAATCGTCACTTAGTCCAGGCAATCCCAAACGCGCATAATCAGGTTTAAACATAACCTTAGTGTACGGTTTGCCTTTGCACTTGGTAATTTTTGGACTACCAATAGTTGAGAGATTATCATTAAATTCTTGGACATATTTTAATCCGCGCACATGGTCAACTGTTTCAATCATTCCCCATGTTGACCAAATAAGAACAAGCTTAAAACCAAACCCATTTTTACCTCCAACAATTTTTTTTTCAGTTTTATCATAATTTGTAGATGTGCGAAGATGCCCGAAAATTAATTCAGGGATCCAGATTTTATATTCTGGGTGTTCCGCAACATCAATTCCATTTCCGTCATTAATTAAAGTAATAATTCCTTCGTTATTAATTCCAATGTCAATGTAGGTTACTTGAAGAGCATCCGGTTTTCCATTTTTAATTGCTTGCTTGCAACGCACTGCATGATCGCGGCAATTTACTACACCTTCATCAAATAATTTATATAAACCAGGATTAACTGAAATTGTCTTATTAATAATTTTTTCATTTTCGAAAATATAAGATTCATTGTCAACATTTTCAACTGAACCAATATATGTATCAGGTGCCGATAGAATATGTTCACGATCGGTCTTCTGCTGATATTTGTGAGAGAGTTCAGTCTCGTTTGTTGTCATTGTTGTATGGTATTTATGAAATATATTTATGCATTTAAATAGTTTCAATTTTTATGTTAAATTTATAATTATATAATATATAACAACCAATCATTATACATGACGTTATTCGGGACGTTATTTAATGAAAATAATATAATTGATAAGTCATACACCAACGCGTCTACGCCAGATGATACAACATTAGGCATTACTGATGCAATAATTAGCGTAAATACTCACGGAAGCATGAATTTAGATGAGAACAATAAACCAATTTTATTTAAGGTTCCTACCGACGTTAAGCTTATAATTGTTAGTGCAGTCTCTCCAGGTGTATGCAATTATGCATATCGAAAAGACATTGATAAATATAATAAAATAATATTAGATGCAATTGACATAACATATTTTGATAATAATCCAGACAAATTGGTAAATACTGTATTGCCTGAACTAAATAAAGCCGTATATGGAAAATATTTGGATATTACTGGAAAAATGAGACATGTAAAGCATAGTGCACGTGATAGAGAGATGGAGAAATACTACCATACAACCACTAAAAACATGAGGGTATCTAAACATGAAGGTGGTGATTTAGTTATAGATAAAACATATGAGCGAAAGAACATTGCCGTAACACGCGATTCACACAATTATAGAATACCAATATTAAATGTATATGGGCATCCAGATATAATGGAGACCGGTAGCAATTATGTTACAATTGATGATGAAGGTGCTACAATTTCATTGTCATATATTGTTAAATATTGTGTTGATTTAGGAATTAAAAATATTGCTATTTTCGATTTCACATGCTCAGTACTTACGTCAGATGAAACAAATAAAGAAATAGAAAATCTAAGAAGCATACGAAAATTGCGTCGAGATATTTATAGGTCTAATCTATTTGGTGGAAGAAAAAATAAAACAAAACGCAGACAAAATCAAAGCAATAAAAAAAAACAGATAAAACATACAAAACATAAAAATATTAAACGTTCACGTAAATTGAAAACGCGTTCTAAAAAATAAATTATACATTATATTAGGATATTTATGTTAATATAATATATAATTATGCCATCAAAAATAATTAAACATAGAAGAAGAAGCCATGGTGGTGCATTTAACATACCTAAACCTGCTTTTAAAATGCCTAGCATGAATGCATTAAAACGACCAACACCAAAGTTGAATTTATCTGGTAAATTACAGAGTCTTAAAACATCTGCAGCAAATTTGAACCTATCTGGTAAATTACAAACCCTTAAAAATTCTGCATCCGCTGCAAATTCAAATTTATCTGGCAAATTGAGAACTCTTAAAACAAATGCCGCAAAATTGAATGTACCTGGTAAATTACAAACCCTTAAAAATTCTGCAGCTACATCAGCGTCTGTTGCAAATACAAAATTATCTGGTAAATTACAGGGTCTTAAAACATCTGCAGCAAATTTGAACCTATCTGGTAAATTACAAACCCTTAAAATTTCTGCAGCTACATCAGCGTCTGCTGCAAAAACAAAATTATCTGGAAACTTACAAACTCTCAAAACATCAGCATCTGCCGCAAATTCAAATTTATCAAATAAATTAAAAACCCTTAAAATGCCGTCAAGTCCATTTACTAAAAAAAATAAAGCAGTAGTAGAAACAGCTAACACTGTTGTGGAACCAGACGCTACCGTAGTATCTGCATCTACAATAGAACCTGCATTGACATCGCCAACAAGAACACGCAATTTCACATGTGCTTGTAATCGTAGTAATGCCAGCGAACAATACGCTTGTGATTGTCAAAAAACATCGTCAGGAGGACGAAGAGTTAAGACACGCCGTGCTGGTCGCCGTAAACCTAAATCACATCGCAATTAATTCTGTGAATGGCTGTGTAATTATCAAACAATTGTATTCTTACAACTAATAGTCAATAAAATGCACATATATTCATTAGTATTCAAAAAAAAGATTATACTTTTATAATATATATGTCTTACTCCATAACTAGTAATAAATTAATAGAATCGGTTAATAAATTAGAAAGTTTGGAACAAAAATTAAAAGAACTTTTATTGGTTGCAGAACAACATAAAACAATTAATTCAATTTCATTAAACACCTTAAATGATGTTATAAGTATTATAATAAGAGCAAAGGTTGAATTATTAATGTCAAAATCTTTAGTAACTAATGTAGATTTTAGAACAAATAAACAAAAAGATGTAATAAATAATATGAATAAAATAATCTCTCAAGTCCCTGATAAGACACAGTTTACTAAATTAATTAATGATCTTAATAACATAACAAGTGATTTGAGAAGTGATTTTAATTTAGATATTCAACCTGCAAAAACGAATTCAGGCAATATATTAAGTGGAATAAAAATAGATGATAATCATTTTTTACTAAAGTCAGGCAGCATCATCAATCAAAATGCTCTTAACACACCAGTTCCAAAGGAAACAAAATCGATAATGGGTAATATGACACGCAATGCCATTATGGATAAACGTTTTGGAGGATTAATTGGCGGAAAGATAAATAAAACACGACGCATTCGCAAATAATAAAATAAATTTAACTGGATAATTTTTTATATGATGATTGACGTTGAAAATGATAAATAGTTATTCCATTTTTGGTTAATGGTTCAATTTGCATCGGAATAAAATCAGCAGCTTGTTTGCACACAGGTTCATTGCATGTTGAATCGGCTGCATTGATGTTCTTATTTGCATTCAAAATAGGGGGGACATTATTTTCCCACCATGTTCCATCAACTAATTCAAAAATGTCCCTTACTTCATCTACCGATGTTTGAAAAAACTCTCTATCTGTGTTTATGCGCTTATAGTGTCTCTCCAATATTTTATGTATAAGTTTTTCTTTTTTATACGGGTATTTTACATGCTTTGCAAACTCAAGTTCATATTTATTCGGAGGTCTCCATGTGTCTAGCTGCGACGTTTCTTTCAAATGAATTACTGGAGTTCTCCATGTCATTCCAATTTTAAGCATTCCTGGCATAAGCTTATTCGAACAACAATAAATGTAACCAGCATATGGGATTAACATTTTAACTCAAATAAAAATTTAATATATATAAATAATAAGTATTTTTATATAATTTTACAATAAATAAATCATTATAATGAATACTATGAAATTTATTGAATTATAAATGGTCTGTCTATATAGTTCAATTACATCTGAATAATCTTTAATCATGTATGTTCCGTCTACCTTGTATCCGCATTTTTTCTTATAATATTCGCGCGTTCCAACTCCAGAAATAACAGCAGTTTTTGTGTATCCATGTTGTGTTGAAATTTCTTCTGCTGTTTTGACTAATAATTGTCCAAAACCTTTATGCTGTGATGATTTTACATTTGAAATTCCTCCAACACCTAACGAGTGACCATATACATGTACTTCTCGAATAAGTGCGCAATTTTTGAGTTCTTTGATGATATCTCCACCAGGGTTTGGATCAATTCTTAATCTGCAAAATCCAATTAGACCATCGTACGTATTTAAGTTTCCTTTCCAATAGAGTTTATTCAATGTAAATAAATACGTAAACCAATATGTAACAATAAATTTAAAATATTCTATCCAATCACTTGATAATATATTAGTTTGTTTATGTGTTTCTATTGATATGAAATATTCAATCCCTCCAGATGCATCATACTTTCTAACAACCAATCGTGTTTGACCATTATTTACACGATGCATATTATCATCTCCTATTTCCATGCATCGAATGCAATTGCATTTTTTATGCTCTTTTTTCATTTCATCTTGAATAATTTGACGCAAATTACTTTTTTTTTCATAGCCGGCTGCAATAGATTGTGACGGAATATCACGGATTAGACGTTGAATTCTAATCCATGGCTGAACATTCGATTTATAATATTTTAAAACCTCAATTAATTTATTAATATTTGTTTCAGCATATGGAATATAATCGCCATTTTTATACCAATCTTCAATGTCTGATTTGACAATTAAATCTTTGCTGGACGATTGACAAATTGCAGTTGGATATATTTTTACGTCATCAAATTGCAGATATGGATTATAAATAGCATGTTGGAACATCCACATGTCAAGCTCTGGACTTGAACCAGGTAAATCTGGCATTAAATGACATACTACTTTAAACCCGCATTGCTTTAACATTGCGATTGCCTTAATAGTATCCTTTGTATAGCACTCACGGTTTATTTTTTTTAATATTTCATCATTATAATGTTGCACGCCAATTTGAACGCGTGTCACACCCCATCTCCTATAATCACGAATTGATGTTTTTGTAATATAATCTGGGCGTGTTTCGATAGTAAGACCAATAATTCTATATTTTGCATTTTCATTAATTTCTATTTCTTCTTCAACTGATAGCATTTGTCGAGCATTATCAAATGAATTTGCAGCCCAATATATTTCATTCATTACTTGATTGCGATAGTCGTATGAATAGGATTCCCATGTTCCTCCAGATAAAATGATTTCTAATTTATAAGAATTTGCATTTATGGTTGAGCATGCATTCACGTTGTTTTTTTGCTCAGTTATATTTCCGGTTCTAATGTAGGTTTTAATGCGGTCATGTATTTGCCCTTTAACATCAAAATTATGCGCAATTGCCCTCAACATTGCCGGTTCTGTAGAGAGATATGATTTTGGCTGTGTTGGATTTCCAGAAAGATCAGTTTCAGTTGGGCAATAGGAACATTTTTTAGGGCAACTGAATTTATCTGGTTTAAGAACAACAGTTGATACCAATACGCCTGACCGCGACCTCATCGCTTTTTTTATCATATACCTTGACATAACATGATTAATGTTTCCAATAGTCTCATCGGTCATGTAATATGTTTCGTAAATATATCGCATCTGTGTCTTAGATGGTAGAATTTTATATTTTTGACGCAACTTCGCAACACATTTATCAATGTCAGTCATAGTAATATCCATATTATTTGCACCAACATTAGTAATTAAATCTTTAACAAATAATTTAATTTTATTTTCATTAGGCATTTTAATGGTTTTATTAAGAAATGTTTCAATGTCATTCTGTTCATCATTAACAATGTGCATTGCATGAGTGTTCTCGATAAGTGTTTCGTTAATCATTTATATTTATATGTTATTCTTGAATAATTTTGGAGTTTTGTATAATTGATACAATGCATTAATTAATACTTTAATGTTTCAATTTTAGAATTTATATCATATAATTATAATGAGTTTACCATTAGAAACCAGAGATATATATTGTAATAAAAAAGGGTGCGAAGTAAATAAATCATATAAACCATTAAAACCTATTTACATTAATAATGATGCAACTGCTTTAGACATATCATATAATCCATGTAAATTTATATATATTAAAGCGCCTGTTGTTCCATCATGGATAATAATAAGTAATATGATACATACATCATATGTATCACATGGTTATAAATGTATCATGTATGCCGACAAAACGTTAAATGCTTATGGAAGTTGGGCAGGTTCTCCATTTGGATATGGTTCACCACCTAGAAATAGTTTTAATTAGGCAAGAATAAAAATCTTAAGAAATGGATGAGTAAGTTAGTGAATGAGTGAGAGATATTCTCCCCACAATAATATCCATAAAACAAACGTAATTTATTTAGACAATATTGTTAGTTTTTTTCTCATTTAAAGATATAAATGGTCAAGCGTATTTCTAAAGGTGAAGACGGTAAATATCACGTTAACGGAAAATCATACGAAGTTCTTGTAGGTTCTCGTGCGCAGGTTCATCACGAGACTGCGTATAAAACAGCTGGTGATTTAACAAAGAAGGATTTAGTCATGAACAAGCATGGACGCATTGTCTCTGCTAAGAAGCATGCAACTGCTAAGCGTGAGAAGCGTTTAGAGAAGGCGGGTTATTTTACACGCAAGGGCATGTTCGGTGCAGTCAAGAAGTCAATGACAATGACACATTCACGCAAATCCCGCAAGTCACGCAAAGCACACCGCAGTGATTAAATTATATCCAAAATTATAATACTATAAACATAAGTAAATTATTTATATAATTTATAATTTACTTACATAATGGTAGGTCATTTTATATATTATATTGTTTCCCACCACGTGTTAGATATCAAATTATCGTTATCAATATATTGTTTGCCAATGTAGTCAATCGCAAATTTTTCGAAATAACGTTTTCCAACAATAAGTTGTTTATTTGCATATAGCTTACAGTAATATTCATACACTTGATATAAACTTTCGGGACATTTATTATTATCAATGCATTGTTTTTGTTTATAGTCTTCGATTGCAGTAATAATGTCTGCTTTTTTATCCCATAATTTGCATGTTATTTGTTGAATAAACTTATCATCATCAATAATTATATCATTATAGAAGTGCTGAACTAAATCTAATATAATGTCTTCATTTACAACGAAGCATCCTTTTCCACACCAATGTTTAAATAAATTGCAGACTTCTTCAACTTCTAACTCCGTTTCATTTTCATCCTTAACCATCGTTTCGTCCCAAAATTTCAAAAAATTACTAACCATCGGCAGTTGTGTGCTAGTGATATTTACAAAACTATTTAATTCTTCATTGTATTCTAGTTTTTGTGTGAATAAAAATTTAAGCTTTGAATTAAACGCAATACTTGGTATATTTTTGGTGTCCAAATAATGTTTCCATAAAAACATCATGTTTCTCCATTTAATCGAAATCCCATTGCATTTTTCTAACGTTTTATCAACGAACACATCGATTATGGTTTCTAAATTATTTTGCTTTAAATAGAGTATATGTTCGACTAACTCTGAATTATTGCAATTTTCTAAGAATTCATCTGCATTCCCATAACGTGTTGAATAATGACATGCTACGCAAAAGAAATCAATAATATGCTTATAAAAATGTTGGTCAATTGTAATTTTCTTAGATACATTATTAATACTTAATAGCCTGCAGTCTTGAAATGAATGGTCATAATATTTGTACTTTATATTATTTAAAATGTGGGTAATTCCTAATAAGGCATACGCTTGAATACCTATTTCCTTAAATACGTCTATTATTTTTGGAGATATTATGTAAATAAGATTTTCGTTTTTCCTTAAGATATTATCTCCGATTACTGTTAAAAAATACTTTGCACTATCTTTGTCACTAAACACTGAAGGATATAAGTAATTTATTACATTTTGAATTGTGATGGATTCAGGTATATAGCTTAATGGACTTCTATCCTTTATTTGTTTAATTATGTTAAGTTTAATTTTATGTTTAATTGATTTCAAAATCTCTCCACCTGTTATGGATTTTAATATCTCATGATGGATGTCATCTTCATTATATATGTTGTAATGAACTCCATCATAATTGAAAAACATTTCACGGTTAAATATGTATGAATAATTATGAGTTTGAAGAAATTTTTTTGTAAAAATACTTTTTTCTTCATCAAGCTTCTCTTTTTTTTTGCTTCTCTCTTCATTCTCTCTAATGGTTCGATCAACAACCGCATTTAGGTTGGACATATACGTATTAATTTTATTAATGATAAAAGGGTTTGTCTTATGTTTTACAAATAATTCGCTTAATGTATTAATGCAATTCGTCCATTCATTAACATATTCCCCAGCTACTGGACATTCTACTAAAGGAAGACTGTTAATTGGTTGTTCTGGATTGCTCATGAACTTTTAATGTATAATTAATTATTAATTGTTAAATTATTTTTATATCGATTTTTTATATCGATTAAAATATAAAGTCATTACATTCATTTACCTAAAAATAATGCATTTCAGATAATAATTACATAACATAATTAAATTCTAACGTAAGGATTTAAAGATTTTAAACGAATTATTTATTATAAATGTCAAGTTTTTCAGCAAATAAACCTAATGTATTAGAAATTAAAACAGTTCAAATTGCTCCATTTCGAACTCTTATGACAGCATTAAAGGATATTTTACTGGAGACTAATATCACATTTCAAAAAGACGGAATTAGAATTATTAATATGGATAAATCACATACTATTCTTGTTCATTTATTCTTGGAGGCAAGTAATTTCGAACAATTTAATTGCACAAAAGATAAAATTGTCATTGGCGTAAATATGTTTCATTTGTTTAAACTTATTAATACGATTGACAATGATGATACTCTTACGATATACATTGAAAATCAAGACTATAATGACGGAATTGTTTCTTATTTGGGTTTAAAATTTGAAAATGGTGGAATTAAACAATGTAAGACACAAAAACTTAAATTAATTGAACCTGATAGTGAGGAGCTTGAGGTGCCGGACGTTAAGTTCTCATCCGTATTAAACATGCCTTCTACTGATTTTCAGAAAATAATTCGTGATTTATCATGCATTTCGGATAAACTTGAAATTAAATCAGTTGGTCATGAATTAATCTTTAAATGTAATGGTCAATTTGCAAATGCTGAAATTCGAAGAACTGAATCCGACGGGAATATGGAGTTTATTCAAAAACAGGATAATTATAAAATTATTCAGGGAGAATTCTCTCTAAAGAACCTAAGTTATTTTATCAAATGCACAAATTTATGTTCCCAAATTGAAATGTATCTAGAAAATGACCTTCCTCTTGTCGTTAAATATGACGTAGCTAGTCTTGGAAATATTAAATTGGCACTAAGCCCTCTACCTTCAATGTAATGCGTGGTCTAAATATTCAAGGTGTAAAACAATAATAAGACAAATTATTGTTTTATAAAACACTATACATAATATGTATTATATTGATAAATAATTATATTTTTGCTACATAAGAAGACGTTGATTTTATTTTATCGCTTAAATTATTTTCTTTTGTTGAAATTCTCTCGAGACATTCATTTTGTTTGTCTAACTGTTCTCCAATTAAGATGCTTACCGATTTTAATTCCATTAAATTTCTTTCAAATTCTAACATAGCATTGTTCATTTTATCATTATCATAATTAGAATGTTGCATGACAGATGGCAATTTTGTATTTTCTACAGGTTGTTCTTTATTTACAATATTAGCAGTAGATGTCTTTCTTAATTTCGGCAATTCCGGGTCTTTTGTGAACCAATTAGAAATCCATCCAAACCATGTCATATATTTTGCAATTCTAAGCGATTTGCTTACTAAATAATTGCTTGTTTCAATATTATGTTCGCTTTTCTGTATGCTTTCCCCTTGTTCATCTAATTTATTAAGTATTTGAACACTTATGTCCTTAGTTTCAACGGCAAGTTTTGTTATTTCGTTCTGCATTAAAAAAATATCATTATTAATAATATCATTTTTATTTGACATTTAATAATGATATTATAGTATAATTAAATTATTTTTCAAGTATAATTAAAATATTGTTTAATATTCAGGCATATGTTTTTTAAACAAACATCCTTGCAATGCGATATCTTTTACTTCCTTAATAATATTTGGATTTTGATGACTGCAATCGGATAACCAAATTTTAATTATACTAAAATTCTTTTTTGGAGAAATTGTAATGCCATTTATAATACCGTCGTGCATTTTATTCACAGCTAGTGTTTCACCGACCAATGTATATGCCAATTGTTTCCATGTTGCAGCCACTGTTTTATGACTGATTTTATAGGAAAAGCAACCTCCGTCACGATTTTTTGGGTCTTCCCAAATGGGTGAAATTCCGTCGCGCATTACAAATAGCATGCAATTTTTTACCATTTGGTCAGGAATTGTTTCAAATAATATAACAGCTTCTTCGACAGAATTGAAACGATAGATCTCCTTATAACTTTTTACAGTCCAATCAACATCGTGAGGCAAATGTGCCCAAAGTTTCCAGGTGCAATTTAATTTATGTTCATTAAAAGATGCTGCCTCGGTGCTGGACATGGTATTATTGGATGTTACCAAATTCTCCATTATAATATATATATTCAATTTTTTTTATATCATTTTAATTAATTCAAATTGGCAGTTAAAGATGAGGCATTGTCTTGATGTTCCTAAAGATTTATTTATTGGTGCATTTTTAGAATATATTCATCCACAATTAAAATAATTTGAATGGAAAATAACCAGTGTTTGGCGTTAAAATTGGTTGTTCTTCTTTTTCTATAACTTCAATGTCTCCTTTGCAATTCTCTCCACATTCGCATGATACATCACATATGTTTTCATCAATCTCTTCTGGAGATGGTGGTGGTGTAGACAAATTTGTATTTTCATTTGAATAAATTTCATTAAGATTATCTAATGTTGGCAAGGTTACATCATTATTTTGCTGCATTAATGACTTATTTTCTAAATATCTTTTTTTTGCTAGTTCTCGTTGTTGAGCCATTCTCGATTTAATAATTCCAGAATAACGCTTAGAAAGACGTTTAACTCGTCTCGAAAATATTGAGATACCATCATCGTCTGGAACATCATTTTTTTCAGCATTAATTTTAACCATTCTTTCCAAATGTTTATTCCAGTAATGCTCATTTAAAGTTATGACCTCAAATATCATAAACAATGATAAAAATACATATCCTTGATTGTTTAACGTAAAAATTATAAAATGAATAAATGAATTCATAACATAAAATGATAAATTGTTAAGGTTCATGATCATGATAATATATGCATAATAGTATATATTATAGTTTAAGTCGTTTTCAATAATACAAATTCTCTTGCATCTAAGGATTTACATAAATAAAACGATGTGGTCTTAAATTATTGTCATTATTTTTGGATTTATTGTAATTGTGTCTATTTGGATATTCGACACTATAATTCATTTTATTATGTTGGGCACCTAACATAAATAACAAAAAACTGGTTATAATCGTCATTGTAATAAATGGAACAAAAACCAAAAGCCATGAAATGACTGAGAGACCACTCGCACAGAAAGTATTTAAAATGGTTGTAAATAAAACCATAATTATAAATTTAATAAACGCAGTGCTATATAATTGTTTGTATGTGTCTACTAAGATTTGTATTAATGAAAAAGCTAAATATAATAATGCAGGCGGGCATAAATTATCAATCGGCATCTGTATATTATAAGCAAAGAGAGAAATTGCTTACAATAAAAATAATGTTTTGCATAATTCAACTTAAAAATATTATAGTATTATAATTATAATACTTAATCATTATGGAAACGACTGATAATAATACAAATGACAATTTTGAAATGGGCATTGATACCAATTATTTAGTTGAAATGATCGTAAGACAAACAACATTATCAGAGAAGGAAGCTGCTGAAAAATTAGAAGAACACAATTTTGATTATGTAAAAGTAATTGAAGAATTCATGGGAATTGACAAAAAAAAGAAAGTTCAATCAAAAACGCTTTCTGTTAATCAACAAATTTATAAAGAAATAAGAACAGTTATGGATGATGGAGCGTTAAATTATTATAGTAAGAAATAAAAATCCTAGTTATTATTGTAAATTAAATAATTTTGAAATGTATAAATTATTTAATTCTATTATTTACACCATATCATACCCCAGTCTTTCTTCGGAATAGTATTGGATAAATTTGATTTTAGTGTATTTATGTCATAAAAATCGACATCATTTGGTCTAAACGTGTATGAATCCGTATTTTGCATGTAAAACTGAGTATATCCTAAACCAAATAAATGATCAAGGCATTTGAATGTAATGTTATTTGTTTCACTTGCCCATTCAAAACAAAGTAATTTATTTTTTTGGGTCAATGAAGAAATGCATTCATATTCACCTCCTTCAACATCAATTTTAATCAAATCAGGTAAACCAAACACGTAAATTAAATAATCTATTGTTATAGTTTTGCAAATTATTTCCTTATATGGTTGATTATAAAATCTTGACGTTTCATTTGTTAGCCAATCTTTATTTAGTGTCGATAACACATCGGAGTGTGCCTGATAAAAAACTACATCATCTTTAGAATTACACACTGCATAATTAAGTAAAAACATTTTATTATTATTATAATAATTTCTGCAATTATTGTTTAATTTGTTGAATGTTGTAGGAGATGCTTCAACTGCAACTATTCTATTACAGTCATTTATATTAGCTAAAGACCATGCGCCAACATTTGCTCCTATATCAAAAAACATTTATATTTTATAATAACACATTAATTATTTAATTCCAAACTTTTCACTCAATATGTCATTCTTTGTTTGCTTTGTTCCCTTTCTTCTTAATTTATACTTAGACGCGGACGGGATTGAATTATTATTAATAATAAAGTCATCATTGTCTTGATGCAATTCTGGCAATTGACGTGTTAATGGCTTATCAACAACCAACAATAAACGTTCATTCTTGAGTAATTTTCTATATTCTTGTATCGTTAAATTTCCATAATACTTATTCAACGTATAGAATGGATTAGGAGCAGGTTTAATGTTCTTTTCATAATTATATAGTTTGCAATAAATATGGTTTAATAAATGATAACGCTCAAATTTTGAAGCAGTATCAATGTTTTCTTTCATTAAAAACGCAGCAGCACATTCTGGACTACAAAAACATCCATAAACATGATATGCGTTATTAAGTTGATAACGAGGAATGTAAATAGGCGGATTATCAAAATCGCATGTGCACCAAAAACAAGCAGATTTTTTATCTGAAATATCATTTAAATGCAATGACGTTTCTAATTCTGCAAGTTTTTTCCATATATCTTTTACATTATCATTTTCATTGTCATTATCATTAGCATGTGCATCATTTGAAAATAACAAGTTAGAATTAGAATTATTGCTTACACAAACATTCATTTTATTCTCAGTTGAAATTTCACAAACATTATTATTAGCATTTTCCTCAGTTGGTTTAATAAAATCATAATTTAAATCTTTACTTGCAAATGAATAGCCATTTACATTTTCTACGACATTTGGGTCATAATTCACTCCAAGAGAAAAAATATTATCTTCAATGTCGCTTAAATTGCATTTAAGATGTAAAATAATGTTTGGTTTATTTGGTTCAACATCATCTGCAGTGATGGTCTGTTTAATGATTTTGCCGCCCTTTGGTTTTCTACCTCTCTTTTTTGGAATTTTTTGTTCAACATTATCATGATTAGTAGTAGAAGAAGAATTGTCAACGTCATCTTCTGGCGATGAAAAAAGGGTTGATGCTGTTCTTTCAACATTCGCCTCATTATCATTTTTACATACACTATCTGTATCCACAACGGTTGCAATGCTAACTGGTTCAATAACCTCACTTGTTGTCTGTGCAACTGCAGCTGCCTTTTTTCCTCTTTTTTTCTTTTCTACTACTACTGGTTGATTGCTGCTCATATTTATCCTTATTATTAATATTATAATAGTGAATTAATTTAAATTGTTTTAATAAATAATTTATCGAAGACAGTCGTTCCTTAGGACATGCTTATCTAGACTTAATTCTCCCAATCACAATGCATCAAATAGCATTCCCTACAAACAGGAGCATAAGATGCGTCAGCTCCAATTAAAATCTGTTGACATGTTTTCGCAAGTCTCAATGTAAAAGGAGCTTTTTTTCCATTTTTACACATAGTACAAAGAGATCTCAATTTTGTTACTTTATCACAAATTGGAATAAGATCAAGCATTTGTCCAAATTTTTCACGTTGGAAATCCCCATCTAGTCCACATACATGAACCTGTTGTTTAAAATGGTCAACGCGATATTTAACCCATTCAAACAAATTCTCAAAGAATTGTCCCTCATTGATTAATATGACGCTAGCCATTTCTATTTTTTTGTAATTATCCGCATTTTCGTTTAGCAAATAAAGGTTGCTGTCGCATAAAATGCATGGTATCATTTTTTGGTCATGAGTTGATAACATAGTCGTCGAATAACGCGTATCACTAGCATGATTAATAACAACCACATTAATGTTCGATAAGACGCATTTTTCATAAATGTCAATAATACGAGATGTTTTTCCAGAAAACATAGGACCAAGAATAATCTCTAAGCTCATTTGTATAAGTGTTGTGTAATGTTAAGAATGCATTTATTTTGATTACTATTATTCTCAATCAATTATTTATTAAATGGACGATGTAATTGTAAATATAATAAAATCTTAATAAAAACTATTAAACATAATCATATAATTAATTTAATAAAGCAATGAATGACAATATTTCTATTCCATGGGTTGAAAAATATAGACCAACTGAATTCGATAAAATTGTATTAGACCCATTAAATAAACGCATTATGGAAAACATTTTATCAACAAATCATTTCCCGAATTTATTATTATACGGACCTCCTGGCACTGGAAAAACAACTACCATTATTAATCTAGTCAATGCATACCAGGATAAATATAACCAAAAAAACAAAGGATTAATGATACATTTAAACGCGTCTGATGAGAGAGGCATTGATGTCATTAGAAATCAAATTAATTCGTTTGTTAATTCAACCGGATTATTCACACGTGGAATTAAATTTGTAATATTGGATGAAGTTGATTATATGACTAAAAATGCACAACAAGCCTTAAAATATTTATTGCAATTTTATTACAACAATGTACGATTTTGCCTAATATGCAATTATATAAGCAGAATTGATGAATCACTTCAAAATGAGTTTATAAGACTTCGATTTAATCAATTGCCTGAGAACGATATTGTTAATTTTCTAGTAAATATAAGTGATAAAGAACACATTGAGTTAAACCAAACCACTATTATGTCTATTCAACGATTATTTAAAAGCGACATTAGAAGCATGATTAATTATATGCAATCTAATCAAAATGTAATAGGTCATAATAATGTTATAGACAATGATGTCTGGCTTGGATTAACAAATGCATTTATAGAAAATAAAAGTAAAGAACAAATTACAGAATTATTCTTTTGCATAAGCAATAAATATAACATTGAATTAAGAAACATAATTAAGGATTATTTAAATTACATTATTCGTTTCAAATCAGACTGTATTACACCAACCTTTTTAAAATTTATTGAATTTATTATGCACATTGAAGACCCTAACATTAATTACTTATTAAATTATACTATTCTAAAATTAAACGAGTTTATTATATAAAACACCAATCTACGTGTTGCACACATTCCAACAATACAAGTTATTTAATTATAGATATATGAAAATAATTGAATTAGATTAACTTAAAGAAATAGTATGATAAACACTATACTTTAAGCTAAATAAAGCATTATATAATGTCATCCTCATTAGATTTAAACTCTGATTGGGAAAACTTTTGCAAAAATGATGGATATTCACAGACATCATCACCTTTAAATGGCATTGACGATAACGACGATGATATTTCAGAGAATGATGAAATTGATTATGAAGCATTTAATAATATAAAACAAGGAGATGTTCCAAAATGCACAGACATTTATATTTCTACAAAAACAAAAATTGCGTATTTATCTCAACCGATTGATTTGAAATCAACCTTTTGGAAATTACCAATATCCCCGTATCATACTGTAGACAATTGCATTATTAAAAAACAAATGAAATTCAATTCATCAAATGAAGACGAGTTAAATGAAATAGCCGAAAATCTTAAAAATGAACAATATTATGAAGAGCAGATTATTACCCGAATTGTTAATCCAGATGGTCGAATTAAATTTAAAGATATTCGGAAGATTAGTGTTGGATTATGCAAAAAAGATATTCTAAGTTATAGAATTAAAAAGAAAAGTGCATTCTACAATTGTTTTGTGGTTATTTTAAGAATTAAACACGATGATACATTTAAAGAAATACACGTAAAAGTATTTAACACTGGAAAATTAGAAATACCTGGAATTCAAACGGATGAGTTATTAGATAAAGTGTTAAAATTGTTGATAGAAATGCTTTCACCTATCGTTAACCAAACGATTTCGTTTATTCCAGATAAAAATGAAACTGTATTAATTAATTCAAATTTTAGTTGTGGATTTTACATTAATCGAGAGAAATTATACGAAATACTAAAATATAAATACCATATAAACAGTGGTTATGATCCGTGTTCTTATCCTGGCATTCAATGTAAATTTTATTATAATAAGACACTTCTTGGAAATAATCAATCTGGTCATCAACCAAATGAAGAAACTATAAAAAATTCAAAGACATACTGTAAAATTTCATTCATGATTTTTAGAACAGGAAGTGTTCTTATTGTTGGAAAATGTGACGAATATGTATTAAATGATGTATACATGTTTATTAAAAATTTATTGCATGCTGAATATCAACAGATAAGTGGATTAACTATTCAACCAAACGCTAATGCGTCATCAAATATTAAAAAGAGAAAAATAAGGAAAAAAATGGTGTTGATTGAATAAAATGTATGAATAATAAATCATAAAATATTATACTAATATGAAAAATATATGAAATAATTGATAAAGTAATATTTTTTATAAGTATTTAAAGATTTTTTAAATTTAAACTATATATATAAATGAGCGATAAAACCAATGAACCTTCACAATTACCATCAGCCGCCGTTCTTGGACATGCTACTAAAATAGCAATCGTCGAAGACAGACCAATTATGATGGATTATTGGATTGACAGTTTAAAGGATGGTAGCAATGTAATTATTGGTGTGAGAGAAAGTGGTGAAAAATTATTAGTAAAGAGTGCAGATGAATATACTAGCCCAGTTGGCAAGATTTATAAGTCAGATGATTGTTTTATTTGTTTAACGGAAAATTCCATCTATATTGTTTCAGCTAAGATTAAAAGCAAGCGCATTTCTTAAATAATAATTGTCATAATGAAAAATAACATTTATTATTATTCCAATATCCTATTACTATGTATTATTCGTCGTCTTCAAAAACTAATTTATATTTTTTTGTTAATTTTAATTGTTTCGCATTGCAGTCATTGTTTGTGCAATCTAAAAAGTTATATTTTGAATATAATCGCATAATAGCTTGTTCTTTTTGTTTTGCCTCGATCATAATGTCAATATCAACGTTAAACTTCTCTGGAATTTCAAGTAAATAATTAGGTATAGTTTCAATGTAATCACTATGATGACCACATCGTCCAGAACCTTGTTCGCTTACATGAAACTTCGGCTTAATTGACCGTCGCCGCCATGTGTTAATAATTCTTTCCATGTAAAATTCAGGAGGCATAAATGTTTCAGTTGGATGCAATAGTTTATAACATTCAAAATGATGAGTATCAAACACAGTCGGAATATTAACCCTTTCCGAAATACATAAACAGTCTTCGACTGAAAACGATTTTTCACAATTTTCAAGAACCAGGCGACGGCGAACATTCTCTGGCAACAACTGAAATTGATCGCACCATCGATCGATGGTTTCTTGTTTATTTCCATATGTCCCTCCACCATGAACCACCATGACTGAATTGTCATCTAGACCCATTAAATCCAAGACATCTGCATGATACTTTAAATCTAATGCCGTCTGTTCAAAACATTGACGAGTAGGGCTGCCTACTACATTGTATTGACCTGGATGAAATGTTAGACGCTGATTATATTGCTTTGATTTATTTCCAATTTCTCTCAATAATTCAATAGCAAAATCAAAATCATATGGTTCTATTTTCGTATTCGATTTATGTGGAAATAATTCGCTACTTAACCGCAGCAATTTAATTCCATGTTGTTCATTCCAGTCCATCATAGTTAGAACATCTTTTAGATTTTGAATAATTTTTAGTTTTAATTCTTTTATTCCTTTTGTTTCAATTGATTTAATTGTCATTTTTCTTGACATAAATATTGGCGGTTTTTGTTCGCGTAAAATCGTATTTATGCAACATAATCCTAATTGAATTGGTTTATTAATGCTCATTTTAATGGTGTTTAGTATTTGAATTTATTTTAGATTAAAATACTAATTATATTTTACGATTAAACAGGATCAATTTTATAATGTAATGAATAATAATTATGATAAATTTATAGATTATTTAAGAGTAAGAAACACAATCAATAAAGAATTAGATAAATATTACGAACAAGAATTATTTAGAAAATTAAGATGGAGAAGTCATACATATACACAGAAAAGTGAAAGTATTTTAATCAATAAAATAAAAAGAACATTTGGTAAAAAAATAATTATTGGTTTCGGTTCATTTCAACAAACCCAACAAATGAAAAATTGTATGCCTACACCGAACAAATCATTAAAAGATTTATTAGCAAAACATTTTAAATTATGCATTGTTGATGAATTTAAAACATCTAAAATGTGTAGTTTTTGTTTAGAGGGTGAAACCTGTTATTATAAACAAAGAGAAAATCCAAGACCATTTAGAAAAGGTATGGTGAATATACACGGATTACTAACTTGTCAAAAGTGTAGTAAGTTGTCGCATTCACATTTGATGAACCGAGATTTAAATGGTAGTAGAAATATATTGTATCTAATGAAAGAATGGATACAACATAGAACAAGACCTTCTATTTTTTGTAGAAAACCATTAATCATATCACAAGACGAGTGATAGACCCAAAGTTATAAATGCCGAAAGAAAGGATTTAAGAATGTTATTTTAATTTATTTTTTAATGAATTATTGTCTCATTTTTCTTTTCGGTCGGTGTAATAAATGTCAATGGTGAACCTGATTATATGAACGCATATGTACATGAGACAGGTGACGTAATTGTTCCATTGAGTAATTTAGTTGATGATATGTATGCTCGAGGTGCAAAAAATATAATCGTAATTGATTTATCATGCAGTCCAATGTTAACAAGACCCGGAACCCGTGCATCTGCTAGAACGGTGCGTTCTCTACGTCGCCAATCATTTCGTGGAGGCAAACGTAAACATCATGGCAATAAAGGTAAGACATCAAGACCTGGAATTAAACGCACTTCAAAAAATAAACGCAATAACAAGCACAATAAAACTATGCGCAAAAAACATGTATAATTTAATTATAAAATTCTCTCTAATTCTCTCACCTGTTCTTCGCTAATTTTTTCAGGATATAAAATAGTAAAATTAATAATCAAACTTCCAACATGGTCATCACGTGAAAGTCCTAGATTAGGTATAACCTTATTGTATCCATTTCCGACGACTACACCGCCAGAATTGCTTATCTTAAATGTCTTTCCATTTAAATATGGTAAATCAAATGAAAAGCCACATAGTGATTCCTTGAGAGTAATCTGTTTTTTATAGATAAGATTTAATCCATCTCGTGTTAATTGAGATGTATTATTAATTTTTACAAATAGTTTGATGTCCCCTTTATTATTATCTCCGATCATATTTCCCTTTTCTTGTAATATTATCATTTCATTGTCATCAATGCCTTTGGGAATATTAATATATAATGTTTCCTTTTCAATGCGTTTAGTATTTGTTTGTGTTTCATGTATCCATCTCTCAATTTCAATGGGTTTACTAGCTCCTACAAGCGCATCATCTAGAGAGATTTCAATATTCATAATAATTGGTGTAGGTTTTTGAAGTGCTTGACCCATGTTGAAAGGAACTCCATTTTTAAATACTTGGAAATTTGTAGCACCAAACATTCCTGGAGGAAACATTCCAGCCATTCCAGGATGCATTCCGGGAATACCGCCACCACCTCCACCAAAAAACATATTAAAAATTTCATCGGGATTTACATGCATGGTTTGTTCATGTCTCATTCCACCACCTTTGCGCATCATGTCATACTGCTTTTTTTTATCATTGTCTCCTAAAACTGAATAAGCCTCATTTAATTCCTTAAATTTTTCAGTATCGCCACCCTTTCTATCTGGATGAAGTTCAAGTGATAACTTGCGATATGCTTTCTTTATTTCTTCACCACTTGAATTCTCATTTACACCAATTACGCTATAATAATCTTTATTTGGGTTAATGTCGTTTGGGTTCATAATAATATAATAAATGAACATAAACTTAAATACTTATTAACGCATATATTTAAGATTAACTTCATATATGGAATTACAATATATTCAAAAATACCAACCACAATGTTTAAAAGATTTTGAGATTGAGAATGAATTATTAGAACTTATTAATACATTTATTAAAATTGATAATCTAAATGTTCTTTTTGTGGCAGATAGCGGAACAGGTAAATCATCCATTATATTGTCGATTATACGGGAATATTATGGCGACAGTGCACAACATGATGTTCATAAGGATGAAAACAACATATTATATATTAATTCATTGAGAGAACAAGGAATATCATTTTATCGAAATGAAGTGAAAACATTCTGTCAAACACCATGCACAATACCACATAAGAAAAAAATAATTGTATTAGATGATCTTGATATTATTAATGAACAAAGCCAACAAGTTTTTAGAAATTGCATTGATAAATATAGTCATAATGTTCATTTTTTGGCATCATGTTGTAATACACAAAAAGTAATTGACAGCTTACAATCACGACTAAATATTATTAAAATAAAGGCATTAAAAACCAACAATTTAAAGAAAATTCTTCATAAAATAACGTCGAATGAAAACATAGAAATTGAACAAAGTGCACAAGATTTTATTTTATCAGTATCGAATAATTCAGTAAGAATTTTAATTAATTATTTAGAAAAACTAAAACTATTAAATATGCCAATAACACATGCATTAGCTACACAAGTATGCACAAATATTTCATTCACAGAATATGAAAATTACACAAATTTATGCATTAATGGTCAATTAAAAGAAGCAATTCGACTTATATATAATATATATGATTATGGATATTCCGTGATGGACATATTGGATAATTATTTTATATTTATTAAGATTACAAATATTATTAACGAGACAACTAAATATGAAATAATTAAATTGCTATGTAAATATATTACTATTTTTCACAACATTCATGAAGATGAGATTGAATTATCTCTCTTTACAAATAATTTAATTAAAGTTATACATGATCACAAAGATTAGTTTCGAATAGAATATTCGTTTGGTTTGTTATTGTAATTCAATTGGAACTTGATAGCGTGAAATGCCTGAATGAATATTACTACAACTATATGTGCATTTATTTTTATCATTTGCATCATACAAAACATATAAATTAAATATATAGTTGGTTTCTTCTACTTCAATATTTTCATATTCTTCTTGAATTGATCCCATAATGCCGATTGCAAGTGGGTAGCGAAGTCTTGGCATTTTGATTGATACCAAGTAAGTATTTAATACATTCTCAATAATATTTTTAATTGTAAAATCTCCTGTTTCTTGATTACTTAAATTATTTAATATAATTTTACCATAATAGATTGAAGGATTTTTATTCATTCTAAAAATAAATGTAATTTGAACCATTTAATGCGTATATGCATTTGTAAGCATTAAATCTTTAATATGTTTTATGTATCTGTTTCTCTCAATGTTATGTAAAAATTTTACATGTTTGAATTAGTAAGTAATAACTTTCCTACTATAGTGTTGCTTTGCAAAATCTGTTCGGGGTTCATTCTGGCAAACCATTCATAGTTTGTTCGTTTTAATATTTCATCGGCAGGGATATAAACACCATATAATTTTGGCGTAAATTTAATGAATGAATTTCCAAATAAATCCTCAATTGTAACAATTTCACCTTTATCGGTTTTAACGCCTAGTTGAGACGCTGAAATGCATCCGGCTTCGCCTGTTATAAACAAGTCATTGCATTTTTGCTGAATTTTTCCATTGAATTCGACTTCATCTGTATAATCTTGCGAAATCAATATTTCAATGTGGTTAATTAATTTTGCCATTATTTGGTTATCCTTTGAACAACCCATTAACTTATTCGATGTGAAAAATTTGGTAGAATCGCATGTAACCGATTTATTTACAAATTCACCAAAGAATAATCCATGAGTGCTTATGTTATCATTATACATCATAATAAGGTCTTTAATACATATAAAGGATGATGGGACTAATAAACCTCCATATAAATATAAAGTGCGAGCAAGCGCTAATTGTCTAAAATGTGATTTAATGGGGTCAGGCAATGACGATAAATCATGAGACCATCCTGGAATAATTTTATTAAATGTATTATCGTCTATAATAACGATATTAAATGAATCGCCACATCGATTAATAATGCTTGATATAGTTAAAAATTGGTAGGGCTGATTTAAATTTGTATTTGTGCGCGAACCAAAACTCTCCCAATTTCGCGAATTTACATCATGTTCAATGTGTATCCATAAAAGAGGTTTTTTACTATTAGCTAAAGATGATTCATTGAGTAAATATTTTTTGATAAGGAAATATTCGTCAACATTATCATCCATTTCATATTTGCTTTTAAATCGGTCATATAACATGCCGACACCTAGCAAAAGAATTAAAGACGAAATGTAATTAATATATTTAAAAGTTGACATATATATATTAATTATATATAATACTTTTTTATATTTGTATTTGCATAAACCGATTATGAATTCTAATTGGTTTTTACCTTGGTAAAATGATTTAGTCTACCCATTTTTCTGGTTTTTAGTTTGTATGATTTTGATGTATTCGACTTTGCGGTTTTGACATGTCTTTGTTTTTTACCTGAACGTTTTGATTGGCTGGTTTTAGAATTAATGCGTTTTTTGCTCGATGATTGTGACATTTTCTTGCCGTTTGACATAGACGTAGGAGTTCCTAATAAAGCAACCATCTGCATAATCTTTTCTTTTTGTAATTGTTTTTGGATTTTTATTTGTTTTTCTGACAATTCTTGATGTATTGGTGATTTGGTTTCCTCTATATCAACTAAATCGTCTAATTTTCCTTTAGCGAATTTCTCTCTATGTAAATCGATTTTATTGAGGTCATCTTGTATTTTTTGGTGAAGAGGAATTGATAAATCTAAACGTGGTTCAGGTGTTAATTCACGTTCTTTACGCATTTCAATGGTTGGTTCCTTCAGTAGTTCAGTTGGTGAAACATGCAATTGTTTCAAATTCATCGGGCGCTTTGCACCGCCACGAGTGAGAGATTTTGAGTGCTTCCTAAAATGTTTATACATTCGAATATATTATATTGTTTTATAAAAATATAGAATAGTATAATATTGTTTTCATGTGTTAGAATGTTAATACTTTTAACTTTGACCACCAATTATTATTAGCTTTCATCGCATCTTCGTCTTGTTTTGCCAATGTAAACGCGCGTTCAATGTCACTTTTTGTTTCCAATTGTTTCTTTTGTTCTAATCTTCTTTGAAAATCATTGTGAGTTAATGATGCGGTTTCACGTGATAAAATGCCTCTATCGGTTTGAAGTTCGTTAATTGTGCTATATTGCTTACGATTGATATAATCTTCATTTGTAACAGGAATAACCGTTTCAGTATGTGCTTTTTTCAAATCCTCATATTGTAATTTACTAAACATATCAGCACTATATGTCTCCGGGACATCATTTGTTAAATCATATAATCCAGATGTTGTTGTATATTCACTAAAATCCCGTTTTACAACAAGGTCTCTTACTTCTCTTTTTTTTGTTTCAAATGCTAAATTCATGTTGGCTTTTGTTGTTGTTCTGGTATCAATATCATCATTTGACGCAAACCAGTCTCCATATCCTGCATTATTTGATTTAAATGTTGAATTCTCTAATTGCATACTTTCAAACATTGTATTAAAACGCCTATTAAAATTCTTTGTATCCTTTAATTTTTCAAGCAATAATTCATTTTCATGATTTTTTTCAATATCTTTGTAATCGGTATCTTTGTTCGTTATCTTATGTCTGAATTCATATATTTTATATAACAGCTTATACGCAGATGAAAAAAATAGAAAATATTCTTTATCCAAGTTTGATTTGTCTGGATGCATCATTAAAACAGTTTTTTTTGCCATTTTTAAATCTTCTTTACTAAAATCATATTCAATGTTAAATAATTTTAAAATATCATTAAGATCATAATTCGATATATTCAAATCAATGCCATTGTCTGTGTTTGTTTCGTCACGTTTATATATTATATTTTGATTGCGGGACATGTGATTTCTCATAACGATAGTATGGTATATATGTATAAGATATATATTTATTACGTAATTAACTTACAAGTATTTCTTATAGTAAACATATATACATCCATATTTCTTAATAATGAATATAAATTCATTGCCTGACAATACGAATAATATTAACATTAAATTATTTTTACTAGACCCTTTAACTGTCATTATAAAACTTGCTATTCTCGGAAATAAACCAATCGGAACTAAGTTATTAATATCAAACAATGTGGTTTTTTTTCAAGAGCCGAATATGTTTCAGTTTATTATGCGATATTATTATAAATCGAATAAGACAGATCTGCAATATTTATATAATCCAATACACATAGCATGTCAATATTTTCTGTCGCCCAATAACATTTTACGGAATTCACGAATTAAAACACTCTTTGCATGTGCACAAGATGGCATATGCAAATTGATTGAAACCTATAAACATAATGCGATTATTGTTATTTGTTTGAATTACTATAATACAATTATAAAAAACTACATTGATGGCATATATAATGAATCGATTTTTCAACGTGATGGGATGACTTCATTATATACAAATGAACTGATTGAAACTTTAAACGAACAGTGGACAGATGAAAAAGTTAAAATAATTCTGGATCTTATAGGATTTCTATATAATAATCCATCTGCAACTGAAAATGTAAAATCATTAGAAAGCATTGTAGAAAATATAGACAAACAAATTCAACCAATCATAAGCAATTTTTGATTTTCCTCCATTTTTAGCCAATCAAAATGAAGCAAGCAGGCTATTTGTCAACAATGGTTCCGTTAATATAAACATTTTTACACAATGATTTTATTATTTTATCCCCCTTGTCATCTATTTCTTCTGTTACATTTTTTACAATATCAATAAAGTCTTGCTTGTCTTGCTGATTGTCCATAAAATTCGGTTTGACTTCAGTAAATTTATTCATATTTTGTGTCTGTTTATTTGACACACGTTTTATTGCATTTTTTAATTTGTCGCGATTTTCATCTTTTTCCCAATTTTCATTTTTTATATATATTGTTTCGCGTTTAATGTCGGTGCAATGCAAAGGGCGTTGAGTTAATGGCAACTTATTCATATTTTCTATAAAAATATTGGTTATGCCTTCAGCTAATCCCTTTTCTTTAGTTATAAGAAGGTTCTGTAGAGAGATTTCAATTGATTTTATAAATTTTTCTATACTGATTGCGTCCTTGCATTGTTCATTTAAAAATATTTGAATATTAAATTTATTATTACAATTAGTATTAATATTAGTTGTATTATTTATTTTCGGAATTATATCAGTAATTTGTTTATTTTGGTCGACGACCATTTCTGTTAATTTTGAGTTTTGGTCTGTTAGTAATTTGTTCTGGTCTATTAATTTCATAATTAATTCTTGGTTTAGATATGTAGTTGAACCATTTGTGATTGACATGACTGAACACGTTTTTTTATGTTTTGATAAACCTTGGCGATACTTATATATCGAGCCACATTCGCATAAAAAAGGCTGTGCGAGTTTCTGCGAGTTTTGTAATCCATGTGTCATCCTTAGATGTTTTGCAGTGGTTTTGTGCTTGTTCATATCATTCATACGTGACGTAATATAGTGACAATTATTGCATTCAAAAATCTGTGCGAGTTTCTGCGAGTTTTGCGAGAAATTTGTCATCCTTAAGTAATCCATTCTCGTTTTTTTATATAGATTATGTTTTTATTTTCGAGTTTTTGTGAAAAAATATTATGCTCACAACATACACGTTCGTGATATTGATTTGTGAGCATTCACGTCTAAAATCACTTTTTTGAAAAATGTTGAATTTTTTGTTTAATTCTATTTTGGACGAATCAATTTTGGACATACTTTTATTGTCCATTTTCAGAATCTCCAAAATAGAATTGGAATCGATTTTTTCGCATTTTTTATAAAGAGAGAATTATGCTGTAAAAATAGTTGAACATATGAATTATTTAGAAACGCTTTGCAAAGTCAATACATTTATTAAATAAATAATCAATCGCAGGATAATTAAGTCCGCTAACACTTTCATTTGCAAATGGGCTAACATTGCCTTTATAAAATGCCAACAATGACGGGACACCATTTAGCTGTCTGTTTTTTTTGAAAAATGAATATAATTCAGTATTTTCATCAACGTCTAATTCGCAACATATTACGTTATTGGGACATTCTAAAAATTTCTTCTCTGCGTATGGTTGAAGCTCCTTGCAAGGTCTGCACCAATTTGCACTAAATTTAACAAGAATAACACCAGGATTTTCCTTTAAACATTCTAAAAAATGTTCTTTATTGTTAAATTGGATAATTACATCCTTATTTGTATTCGCATTCGTTTCAGGCATTATATTTATTTGTTATATAAAAATAATGCGTTTACTTTTATGTTATTTTGAAAAGTATGTTCTAATCTTGTTTGTTTACAATCGTTTCTAATTCGTTTAAATCAATAACAGGCATGTTCACATGTGATTCCCAAAAATATTTACAAAATGACCATATAAATGTATTATTTAAACCATACCAATTGCTATGTATCTGAAGTAATTTATTGCAAATATGACTAGGGACTAAATTGACCAAACTAGTTTTTGGCAATACATAGCACAACTGCACATATTCTGTTACTGGATTTTTAGGTTTAATCGGCATAAATTCAATGTCATAATATGGAATATATCGAATTAAGTCAGTCAATAATGGTGGATAGAAATAATTATATTTCCACCTCCAATCTGCACACCCTGAAACATAATATTTAATCGTCCATTCTAATCCCTCAAGATAATTAATGCATATTTCTTTTTTTCTGTCATCATTAATTTCAGTATCCAATAATGTTTTATAATATCTATCTTCCCAACCTTCTTCGTTAGGATTAATGTAATTTTCGGTGTCTCTTATGCGAAGAGGAATAGAATTTAACCTAGTTTCATTGTCATCTTTTCCAAATGAACGATGTGAATTAGCTTGCCATTTGTCGCGTATTTTCATTTCTTTTTTAAACAATTCATGTTCAAGTTCTGCAATATAACTAATATACAATCGAAAGTGTTTCCAATTAATGCATTTTCCATCTGTGAGATTAAAACCAGTAGAACGATGTTTTTTATTCTCATTATTAAATACGTATTTGTATGCATTCATTAATGTATCTATGCCTGATGTTCGAATGTTGATAGCAGGAAAATGAGGCAAAAAATCATTTCCAAGTAAAAAACAAATAAAAATATAATCAAATAATAAATTTTCACTGAGACGTTTATCTGGACATATTTCATTATTCATATCATACACAATTTTATCAGCAAGCTCAGGAATGTCTAATACATATAACTCATCTGGGTGCAATGTATTATCTAGACTTTTAATAAAATGAGGGGTCTCGCGAAATAGATACATGTGTTTAGTAATGTATAAATGATTTAGTGTAAGCATAATCAGATCAGCGTCTAATCCATATATAACAGTTTTACTTGTAGAATGATAATCCGCATTATTTCTGATATATTCATAAATTTTATGTTCTCCTTCACCGGGTTCATCACTTCCAGATACACTTATAATTTTATTATTGTGCATATTTTGTGTATCATTCACATTAAAATGTAATTTAACACATGTGTTCAGTTTATGCATAAATTGTGTGCCAGGTGTAATGCTTGTAGCATCCCAATGAAATGATTGGATAGTTTCATTTGAAGATTTATTAAATGTTTTAGACATTTCGCTCAAAAACCAAGATTTATAACGACGACTGCGCTGTTGTTCTAATTTAGCTACAGGAGCTACGCCGTCAAACGCAATTAATATGCGACTATCTGGGTTGATAGTTGAAATATATTCATCTATTTTAGTGCAAACTGCATCAATTAATCTTTTTTCAAATTGGTCGTTAGTCATGCCATCTGATGTAAACCCATTTTTTAAACAATCATATACGATAGAATTGCAATCTAAATATAAATTATTAATTTTAAATGATTGTTTATTAAAGCGTTTAATAATGGCTCGATGATTTTTTACTATATGTGAAAAATAACTTGGAATTCCCATTTGATATATGTTTGATACAATAATTATATGTATTTTTTTATACTGTTTTAGTTAACGTTGTTTTTGACATTGTTATAATTATTGTAATTATTTATTATATATGGCACGTTTAACATTGTTTAATAAATTAGTTTTTTTTATAACTAGGATCTCTCCACTATTGTTACTATTTTTAATTTTACGTCTTTCAATAAAAAATGACATTAAAAGTCTGATATATTTAGGTATCATTATTGTAATAGGGTATTTATTTGAAATATATGAATCACATCATTATCTACCAGTAGCGGTATTCTTTTCATTTAATGTATTACAAAAATGGTTAGAAGAAATATTAGATTTTGCAATGCCTTCGGGATTTACATAAACACAATTTTATGTTGAAATTAAAACCGTTTGGATTTATTTATAACGGTTTTAATCTATGCATATAATATATTATCAATATGGGAATGGAACTTACATTTACGAATATATTTAAATTTTTTGCAACAATCTCTCCATTGTTGCTTGGATTTTTTATGGTAATGATTTCTTTATTTAATCAAGATTTAAAAGGCTTAATATATTTATCGGGAATATTACTTGCAACGGTATTTAATGTATTTTTAATGAATATGATTAAATCGAGAAAAGACGTAGATGCAGCAGCATCATGTAGTTTAATCGAAATGCCATTTAACATGTCACTATATAATAGCCCATCAATGAATAGCGTATTTTTATCATTTACTGCTATGTATTTAATTTTGCCGATGGTTGCCAATAATCAAATCAATTATCCATTAATCGCATTTTTACTTTCATTATTCAGCATTGATGCTATTAATAAATTTATGAACAAATGCACCTCAATTGGAGGAATAGTTATAGGATTATTGTCTGGTGCCATTTATGGAACCCTTTGGTATACACTATTCCACGCAACTGGAAATGATTCATTGTTATATTTTGATGAAACACTTTCAAACCGCGTTTATTGTGCTAGACCAAAAAAGCAGACTTTTAAATGTGCAGTATATAAAAACGGAGAAGTTATTAAAACTTTATAATTCTATTATCTAGTAATTATGCAGAAAAACATTCTTTCTTTTCATCTATCCATTTTATAAAACGCTTAATAAATAATTGTCGGTGCAATGTATCAAGTAGCTGTTTATTATTTCGAGTGCTTACATTGAACACCGATACAAAATTACCTACAATTCCTATCATATTTGCTCTGCCATATAATTCGTCGTATTCTTGGATTGTAAATGTGCGATAAGCTTTACGTTTATTCACTGAATTATGGAAATCAAATAAATATAACTCTAGATTGCGTTTAGAACTTAAAATTAAGGTTTTGTTTGCAGTAGACATTAATTTTGTGGCATGCTCTCGACATTCAGGACATGGCAAGTTTCTACATATTTCAAAAATTATATTCCAGAGCGATTCTTTTATACCATTAAAATCATCTTCTTTAACTTTCGTTGCTAAACTGTGAATTAAATACCAACACGAAGGTCCCCATGTTTTACTCATTTAACTATAAATATAAATTATATTTTATTTATGGTTAAACTATTGCATATGTATAATATGTATGCATTATGATAAGATAATGCATTCAAAAAACTATGTAACAACAATAAACTTAAAGACACATTGATACGCTAAGTAAAAATGCAACATTATGAAGTAGAAGACAATATTGATTTTTATGCTGAATTACTGAAAGATGATGATTCATTTATAGACAATTCAGAAGAAACAAATTCAAATATATGTTTATTAACACAACAACCACTTGATAAGACTGCAATCACATTGCCATGTAAACATTCATTTAATTATTTAGCTTTATTTAATGAAGTAAAAATTCAAAAAAAAGATCCATATTGCAATGATAATTATGATACAAATAAAGCATATTCATTTGGAATGAATTGTCCATATTGTAGAACAAAATATGGATATATTTTACCACCGTGTCATAAAATCCCCAATGCTAAATCAAATGTTGTTTTTGTAAATAAAAAAGCACATGGACACATGTCATTTAATATTTATTGTGAATATAAAGATAATGAAGACTTTTGCAACGATGTATATGTCACAAATATAGGTAAATATTGCAAGCAGCATTATCAAGAAATCATGAAACAAAACAAACAATTGGAAAAAAAGACGGTATCTAAACTTAACCAGAAGAAAAATAAAGAGACAGGCAATGAATTGAATGCTATAAGTAAAAAATCAAAACAATACATTTATCTGTCAGAGCCCATAAATCATGAAATTTTGGAAATATTTAAGGAATTGTCAGTTATTCAGTTGCGGGCATTAATTAAACAAAATAAGTTGAAATTTACTGGTAAAAAAGAAGATTTAATTAATAGACTTCACAATCATTACCATAATACAATTCATGTTGGAGAATTATTAACTATAATTTATGAAAATGATTTTATATCCAATGAGCTTAAACTAAATAATCACAAATACAATGCAAATTAACTTAAAAAATAAGATAATTAATAATATAATATACAATGTCTTCCACAAAAGAGCAATTAGTTGGAAATATAAAAGAATGGATACAGGCAGACAATGAAATAAAGGAGCTGCAAAAACAAATAAAAATTCGCAAGGATAAAAAAAAGAAATTAACTGACAATCTTGTTAATACAATGAAATCAAATGAGATTGATTGTTTTGACGTTAAAGATGGGCAGCTTATTTATACACAAAATAAAACTAAATCAGCACTTAACAAAAAGACATTGCTCACTAGTTTAGAAAAATATTTTTCTAATTCTGGAGAACAACAAATTGTTCAGGATTTATGTCAATTTATATTAGAAAATCGAGAAATAAAGGTAACCGAAACAATAAGGCGAAAACAACAAAAAAATGTAAATGATTAGTATAAGTATATTATAAAATCAAATATCATGTTACTAAGCAATAAATTAAAAGAAGTAATATTAGGCAAATTTAAAATCGACAATAAGGTTACAGACATTAATGCAAAAAATAAATCAAATGTGATAAATTCAAAAAAAAAACAAATTCCATACGGAGACATATACACGACTGACAATATTCTTCAAGATGACGTAGTCATTAAGCAATTTGCAAACTCATTGCCTACGGATAAATCAATGTCCACTAGATTGCCTTCAATAACTGAATTAATTTATAGGGAGCCTGACAACGTTTATTCGACTATGTCTCCTAATTTGCCTGAAAAAAATTATAAATATTCTGTTCAATTAAATGAAAGTCATCCGTTTTCAATTCACACAAATTCTCATATTCATTTAATTATTTATAAAATAGATAATTCAAATACTAATCAGCCATATTTATCATTTATTTTAAGTAAAAATCAAAACACCAATGATAATGTTAACACTTTATTTTTTCCAGAATTAAAATCAGCAAACGAAGATGAACTTAAAAATAGATGCATTGAACAAATATATTTTTTATTTGGAAAATCAATTAATATGCTTCCAATATATAAAGGTTATAAGTCATATGGAAACAATTATTATTTATTTTATGACGCAACTAAATGTAAATCTGGAATAAACGTCCATTGGACAACTGTTCATGAAATTGTAAACGCTAAAAAATATTTAAATCAACCAATTGCACCAGTTGTTTATAATTATCTGTTACACAATCATGATATTATAACACTATACACACTAGATGACTTAAAAATCGAGACACCGACAATAGGATATTGTGGAAATGCTACAGACACTATAGAACTTTCAAAGTTATCGTCGTATCATTATTTTTATACATCTTTAGAAGATGCAATTAGTGATTTAGAAAATGATGAAAATGTATACCGATTTGTTATTTTTAAAGGAAAGACAATTATATTATCACACGAGGATTATAAAAATAAAGAAATCATTAATGATATTTTAAATAATAATGTGCTTGCAAATACGATTTATTATGAAAAAATCATGCCTAATTTAAAAACGATTTCGGTTATTATTGTAAAACATACATCTCAAATTATGCCAGCATCATGCCATTTATTACCCATAATATAATTCGATAAACTTCAAATTCATTTATTTCATTATTATATAATAAATGAATTATTTAACAAAAATACTTCTTGCATTAGTTGCAATATTTATATTATCTATGGTTTTTCTATCAGTATTTGATTCATTAGACATTGATTATGCAACATATGGTCCATTTGCATCATGGCTTTATGCACTTATTTTATTTGCTGCAATACTGCCTGACAAATCTTCATCAATATTTTAGATCAACTATTCACTAGGTAGAGGTCTTTATGGTTTTTGAATAATGCATTTGTCGTCCATGTTTATTAATTTACCACATGTAATTTGTGGGTTTTGATTAAAATCTCTTTCTCTAAGTTTATCATTCATTGTAATCATTAATGTTTTCCATGAAAGATTATTAGTTACTTCAAACTGTTTTAATGTTTGAATAAAAGCCCATGTCATTGCACCCTGAACTTGTGTAAATGATTCAATTGTTGCCTCTGAACTTAATTGGTCATCGCGACATCCACTAATTAATATAACTGATCCTGGTGTTTCTGTATATTGTTCATTCTCAACACTAGCTGAAAATAAATTAGTATTAAGGGTATATGTATAACGCAAATCCATAACAGTTCCGCTATTACAACAGTCAAATAACGCGAATACTGTGACACCTGCTTTCATGTTTGTGTTTATGCATTGTCTAATTTCATCATCCGTAATTCCATATAAATCTACTGAAACGATGTATTCATCACGTCCATCGGTTTCATCACCTGAAAGATCTAATATAGAACCACCATGTCCACTATAAAATAAATAAACAGTATCCCCCCTTTTTGATACTTCAAGAATATTTTTAATTCCGTATAATATATTTTCGCGTGTAGGCTTAATGCTTGCATTATCAGTTAATGCTTTAATATCCGTAATACCATTGCGATTAAATGTTTTTGTTATTAATTCAGTATCATATATGCAACCACTTAGTTCATATGGACTACCAATGTAATTAATTCCTATAAGAAGTGCTCTTGATTTTGGCAATGCAGCAATGATTTGTGCTGGCGATGTAAAACCTTGTGCAATATATCCATTAATTTCAGCATTAATTTTTGCAATTTTTTCATCAACATTTTTTTTTAGGTTTGATAAATTTGATACATAAGCATTATATGCTTGGCGAAATAGTGTAGTTTTTTGGCTTGAATTTAATTTTGATCCTTGAATTCCAAATACAGATGTATTATAAATTTTTTTAACGTCGATTAATGATGCATAATATTCTTTCATTGCAGCATCAATTCTAGCCTTTCTTTCCTTTTCAAGTTTTGAGCTCATTATAATTATATATACTATTAATAAAATTATAATTGCAAAATATCATACAATAAGTATTTCATATTGAATAATTAAACCATGTCAGGACCAGATGAAACCGTTGGTAGATTAACATCGATGTTTGCGCCAGATGCTGGTTCAGTCTCTTCTTTAACTGGCTGCATTTCTTCAACAATTGTATTAAGTTTAGTAAGAATAGTTTTTTTAAGTTTACCATTTGAATTTGATGTAGGTGCTACATTCGTATTTGGTGAATGCGTTATTTTTTCGTGCCATTCAATTATAATGTTTTTTGGAATATTGTCAATATTATCAATAAGTTCATCTAATGACGGAAATCGTTTAAAGTTATCGTTAAATTTATTATAAAATTCTTCAACTATTTTTTCTTTTAATTCCAATTCTTTCCTTTTTCTGGCTAATTCTGCAATGCGATTGGTAACTGCACGCAGTTTTACGTTTTGTGGGGAAGCTCTTGGGGACACTTTATTTGATGGTGACGGCAATGGACTATTTCCTTTTACTGATTCTGGTTTAGCAACGGATGCATTAATGGGACAAGCAGAAAATTCATAAACACTTCCTCTGACTGTTTCTAAAGAATCGCAAATAGCAGGTTTCTTAATAACCTTGTAAATTTGGTATGACTCCATGTTTTCATCAAGCTCGCCAAATTGGTCACATGATTTGATGTCCTTAAATAACTTTCGTATTTTCTTAAGTATTCCTTTATTGCCTTCAAATGTAGTTTTAAATTTTCTGATAATTTGTCCATCAATGTTCGGGCTAGTTTCAATTAAACGGCCGAATTCTTCTGAACAATTCTTTAAAAAGAATTCCACATCTTGTCTCTCAGTAGGTGATTTCGCTAATTCAAGTTTAACCTTTCTATGGAATTTATCCCATGCAATAGATGCTACACGATGCGATTCATTGAGAGGTCCTATTTTTAAGAATTGTTGTATCGTTGTTAAAATACCCGCTAAAATATTAACACCACCTATAATCATAGTATAATATGAACGCATGTCAATAGGGATTTTATCTTGAGCAAAGTTTGCAGTTCCAGTTAAAGTGCTCATAATAATAACGGGAATTGTAAACCATGCGTTTAACATTCTATATCTGTCTGTATTTTTTGAATGTAGCCATCTATAACACATGCCCTTATCAGCTAGATCGATTAATATTTCTACATGTTCTTTTGTCCATGATATTTTAGGTTTTAACACCTTAGGTTCATTTTCTGTATTTGAACCACCAGTTTCAAGATTAATTTCGTCTATATTTTCATCATCATCATCATTGTCATTTACTCTTTCATTTTCTGACATTTTATATATTTTATCTATATAAAATCTAAACATATATTAAATCTAAACGTATATTAAATGTCATTTGATAATAGAATTTTTCAATTAACTAATACACACGATTCAATTGAATTATTAGACATAACAAATGGATTTGCATCATTAAAGATTATAAAACAAAATACCTCAATGTTATTTTATAAATTAAGAACTAGAGCAGATGTATTAAAAAAAGAATATGCTAATTATGTTACTCGTAATAAAAGTAAAATGCATTTCGGGTTAGATTCATTTCATTTTCAATCCACATTGCTAGACTATGAATTTAAAACATTATGGAACCAATTTCAAATGATTTTAAATCGCATTTATTGTGAATACTATAAATTTTTTAAAATTATTGTCAAATATGTCACTGAAACGTTTGCTGATGAACCTGAATTGATTTTACTCTGTAAAACATCAAACTATCCTGTTTATAAAGATTTAGAGCCATTAAAGGATTATGACTTTGATGTAACATCTTCTTTATTCGAAAATATAGTAAAAATAATTCATTATTTAATTAATATGCATAATAATAATACTAAAACTATAAATTCTATTTATAGTTCAAATGATGGATTTAATATTGAAAATTATGTTGATACTTTAGTTTTTAACACAGCAATTGTCAATGAAAAAATAAAATTATATGAAAAATATTTGAATGTGTTTAATAAATATCACATTTGTTATTTATCTCGTCTAGACATAAAATTAACATTATTATGGGGACAAATTAATTACGATGTAAATGCTGAATTAAATAAAAAAACAAGCGATACACAGAATAAATATAAGCAAATGCAACATGATGTTATGATAAATAATGGTTTAAGTGTTAAATCTATAAAGGAATTAGACAATATTTTCTCTCACATTGGAGAGATTGAAGAGAGAAAATCATTAAATGAAGACCCTTCTGAAATAATAACCACTCCATTTTTACAAACTATGAAATCACCTCCTGATAATGAAATTAATAATAGTGAGCATCCAACTACTAATGAAACATTAAATGAAAATTCTAACAATGCCACTCACTCTCAAATAATTGAAGATTTATTTAATCAACCTGATGATAACGATGATGAATATGATAATATTCTTGATGAAATCGAACAAACTCTTCAACACACACGACCTGTAAACAATGCAATAAACAATCAAAACTATTATTTAATAGAAGAAACTCATATAGACGACCTTAATAAGGATGAACCACAGAGAGAAATAGATCAAGTTAAGCAAGAACCAATCAGCGATGATACAAATAAAGAACAACCAATCATAAACGACGAAACTACAGTTGACACAAATCTCTCAATTCACAGTAACCATCCAGTTTCTAATCATGAAAATAAACTTGAACAGATTGAAGAACAAGTTATTCATTATAGCTCTATTGCAGTCAATAAGGCAGTTGATTTATTAGATAATGAAAAACTCAAAAAAAAACTCAAGAAAGCAAGACATAAATTAAATGTTAAAAATAAAAAAAATAATGAATAATATGATTAATAAATCATTTGATAACCTTATTTAAATAGAATTTAATAATATTTATTTAAATGAGCGACTTAGTTGTTTCACATTCGAATAAAGCAGGATTTTTTTCATGTTGTTCAATTAGATTATTCAATATTGTGAAATGCATCCATGAAAAAGGATCATTGCCACATACAATCGATACTACTGATATGTTCCATAAGGCTAAAACAATTAATGATGAAAGTGATATTACATATGAATTCTTTAAACATTATAGCACAATAAATATTGGATCAAATTCAGTTCCAGAATTTAAATCATATTATCAATTTAGCAATTATAAAGACATAGATTATAAAACATTATGTGCACTAGTCAATAAATATTTTTCTCCTTCAAAGCAAATTCAATCTTTAGTTGAATATCTTGAAAATAGATATAATATTACAGATTATAACAATATTTGTGCATTGTTCTATCGAGGAAACGATAAAATAACTGAAACACCTTTGTGCGATTATAATCAAATGATTGAAAAAGCGAATATTTTATTGAAACAAAATCCTAATGTTCAATTTTTTATTCAAAGTGATGAAACCGAATTTATTGAAACTATGAAAAACGCATTTCCAACTAATTCATTTTATATGAAAGAAGAAATAAAACATGTTAATAAAAATGATGCTATTGTAGTTGATGACATTAATCAATCCCTCACTCCTTTATTTACTCGTTTCTATCTAGCAATTACAATTATAATGTCGAAATGTAATTATGTTGTATGTACATCCGGAAATTGTTCATTATGGATCATGTTATATAGAAAAAATGCAAACAATGTTCATCAATTTTTAGACAACGAATGGTTATAGATTTTGTAGACCCTTTAAGTTTTCACATTGTCATTCGTTTCTTTATATTCTTTGTTATATATTTAATAAAATTGAACTAAATATATAATCATATATGAATTTAAAGATTATCAGGAACAACTTCCAACAAAATGGAACGCCGTGTTAGCAAGAAATGCGAATTATACATGCAGCAATTCAAAACAGACATTAAAGCATATATGGATAAAGGAAAAATTACAACCGATAAAGATTATAGTGTATTTCTTCAATATTTATATGATTACCCAGCAATGCAATTTGACAAAGATGATTTTCAAAAACGCAAACGCGTTAAAAATATGGTGCCTCAATTTGACCGTTGTAATGCAAAGAGGGCTAGTGGAGAACAATGCACGAGACGCAAACAATCAGGCAATGAATATTGTGGAACACACATTAAAGGAACGCCACATGGAGAGATTGACATTTCCGAAACAACTCAAAAATCTGTATCAAAAATTGAGGTGTTTGTTCAAGAAATAAAGGGAATTAATTATTATATCGATAAGAATGGAAATGTTTATAAAACTGAAGACATTATTAGTAATTCAAAAAATCCTGTAATTATTGCAAAATATATTAAGACTTCAACTGGGGAATACAAAATTCCAGAACTTGGAATGAATTAAAGTATAAAATATTAGATATGAAAATGCAATATAACAAATAAAAATATACAATTATTTTTATTTAGTGTGACAATAATTGAAATACTTTTATCGAGAAATTATTATTTTAATGCTGAAAATACAAAATACACCATGCCCACGAGAAAGCTAACACCTAACGTCATAACTACAGAAGTTGTCCAATTTTTAGTGCATTTTAATGATGAACATCTAAATGTAGGGGAAGTTGTGACATTAATAATTACGTTATTTTCATTTATTGCGTCTGTTTCATCTTTAATTATTAAATTATTCATTGATTGATTTTTTCTTAAATTATTATTTTTATTTATGGCTTTTGGTGTTGAATAATTTATGTATATGTCTGTATATGTTTGATCTTGGTCATAAGTGTCGTCTATTGGAGGGCTCACGTGAATGCTGCGAAGATATTTTGAGAGAATTAGTTTCCATTGCCTAGGATTATCATAATTTGGGTCAACTTGTTGGATAATTTGAATAGATGTTGTTCTGCAACGCATTGAACAATAAGTTGAGTCAAAACTTTTATATAAGTAACTATTTCTTTGAATTGGTTGATTGCAAGTTTCACATATTAATATTGTTTGGTTCATTGTAGAGAGAAATGTTGTTAAATGATTGTGATAAACATTAGTATTTAAATTATTCAATTTATTGTTTATTGTATAATTTATTGTTTTGAAATGTCGTTATGATTTTTAGTTGCGGAATTTGTTTCAATTAAAAATCTTTTATTTTATTTAATGACACATGAACCAACAGAACTAAAACATTATATTCATAAACTTATTGAAAATTTAAACAAAAATGACATTCCGAAAAAAATAGATTTAATATTAGACGGAGGTTCATTTAATGGAGCATATCAATTGGGTGCTCTAATGTACCTTAAAGAATTGGAAAAAACAAAATCAATGCCTTTTAAAATTAAGCGCATTTCAGGAACAAGCATTGGGGCAGTATTAGGTTTTTTATACTTATTCGATTTATTAGACCTCGCCCCTGAAATTTATTTGCGTCTTCTTTCTAATTTTAGAAATCAATTTCAGTTAAATGTATTGAAAAATATATTGGATGAGATTGAAACGAAATATTTAAAGGAAGACGATTATAAACGATTAAATAATAAGTTTTATATAACTTATTACAACAATAACTCAAAATCTCAGATTATTTGCAGTAAATATAATAGTAATAGTGAATTAATTGAAATATTAAAAAAAACGACACATATTCCTTTTTTTGTTGATGGAAAACAAACTTATAATGATTGCGTAGACGGAATGTTTCCTTATATTTTTAAAAAAAGAAAAAAAGAAATGTTGTATATAAATTTAAAAAAAATAAAATATGTAACGCATGCATTTTCAGTAAAAAACGAAGACAACGTATATAGTCGTTTATTTGAAGGAATTGTAGATATTAATCATTTTTTTACAAAAAATAAAAGAACAATCTTATGTAGTTATGTTAATGATTGGAGCGTATTAGATTTTATAATATTTCGTGCAAGTGAACTTGCGTGGGTGATTGTATTAAGTATCATTGATTTTGTAATTTCTTTAAAACACAAATTACCTGATTGTGTAGTTAATTCTAACTGTATTTTGGGTGGTAGCAATGTAATATATAAATTATATGGAGATATTGTGTCTCATTTATTAGGTTAACTTGATTTATGTTGTTTGTTGCACATTAAATGACACTGAAATTTTGTCTTAAAAATTAATGAAAAAATATATTATTAATTTTTACTGAAAAATATATGTTTTTATATAAAATTGAATTAAATTTGAATTTACATAAACAAATAGTTATTGAAGCATGGAACAATCAAATAACATTGAAGATGCAGTAAAATATAACGTTACGTTCACTCACTTTATTGAATATTTCAGTTTTGGAAATATACCAAAAGACATAATGATAGACACATATAAGGATGGCAGAGCATTTTCACATTTTATAGAACCATGGTTAGCAATTAATTATCCATTAATACACATTACTGGATGTAAACAATATGATCATATTAATATTAATAATCATAGCATTAAATATGACCAAAAAACATTTACAAAAAGAGGATGCAAATTTATGCCATCAAATATGATTGGTGAAGGAAGAACATTCAATAAAGAAAAATTTGAAGAAAAAGCTAAAGAACTAATATATATTATTATAAGTAATGTAAATTTTCCAGAAATAAAAATTAAATTTATAAGGGGAATAGATTTAATTGTTGATTATCCAAATGGAATTATCCCATTAAAGGATTTTAATAAATTCTTTAATTAATTCTTGTTTTGAAATAGAATTAGGTCCAACTGTATTATTAAAATTATATTTTATTTTTGATAATGCATTTACATTATCTAATAACGATTTATTATTATTAAATTTTATAAAATAATGAGATTGAATACTTTTATCATTGATATTTACAACATCTATAGTTCCAGCATTGACACCAACACGACGAAATGAAATATCTGGGTTCTGTGTTTTTTCAACAAACACAAAACCAAGTGGTTTTAATTTTTTAGGAATTTCTCTATTATGCATTTTTTTCTTCCATATTTGAAACACACATGGAACATCATGCTCTATGCCATTTACTAGAAATGATTTTTCTGGCAAATCCATTTCAAATACAAGATGAAACGTTAAAGGAAACTTTGATTTTAAACTATCCTTTTTAAAACTTTTTGGTAATATAAATGAAATACTATTGCAAAACTCATAAGATTTTTTAATGAATTGAATAGCTAATGATGATTGACGACCAAATGGAGGGTTTCCAATTATGTGTATATTTTCATATTTTTGTTGAATAGTTGTGTAATCATAATCTAAATAATTTTGTGCAATAATCTCTTCATTTGCCGGTTCTAAATCATAAAATTTGTAATTATGAGATAATGTTTTGATGCCTGCAATAAATGAACCATTTCCTGCACTTGGTTCAATAATTAAATCATTCACTCCAATGCATAAATGTGTTTTTATAGCATTTATACACATATTAACAACGCAATCTTTTGTATAATATTTATCAATTATGTTGCGTTTTAAGCCTTTTGATTGTTTATTTTCCATTTGTCTTTTAATGTATTAATTATGTTAATAATTAACATTTTAATTCAATTTTTTATAATATTAGGAGTTTGGTTTATTTGTTGTTTCGTAGTATTTGTAGTTTTTTGTTTATAAAATTGAAATACTTTTTGTGTGTGTTGTTGTGTGTCATTAAATCCTAAATAATGTCTACTATCGAATTAGTTTCTTCTTCCGCGTCTGTGTGTGTGGATTGTCCAATTTGCTTGGAGTTGTTGCCGTCAAGTAATAAAAACCGAGTGGTTACAGAGTGTGGTCATGTGTTTCACACTTCTTGTTTAATGACGAACGTGCTGCACAATGGTTTTGGTTGTCCTTATTGCCGTGCGTTGCTTGCGAAGTCCGAAGCGGTTACAGTGTCTGAAGATGATGATGACGAAGATTATGATCCAGATGAGTTGAATGATGGTATGGTTCTGGATGTTGAGAACGTGACGCATACGGATTATGTTTTGCGTGGTCTTCGTTGGTTCTTGTGTCGTGTATCTGGTGATGAGCAAGACGATGAAGAGGATGTAGTTCCTGACGATATGGATTTGTCTACGAGTGTGGATCCTTATGGCGAGGATATGTTTTCGTCAGATAGTCAGGCGGTTCCTCCAGTGTCTTATATTCGTAATAAGCTGTTAACCCAAGGCATTACAATGGACGATTTAGTGAAGGTGTTGATGTATAGAACAAGCGATCGTTCTTTTGGTGATGCCGAGGATGAAGATTACGAGCGTCTTAGCCGAAGCCTGCATGGTCGCATGTGCGGTATCATATCAAGTTATGAAGCGAGTGTTAGTGTACCTGATTTAAGCATTAACGATTTAGATTAGTATTAGTGTATTTAATATAGATATTTTTAGATTTCTAATAGTGTGCAAATTCTATTATTGTAATTAATAAATTGTTTTTTGTTTTTTTGTTTTTTTGTTTTTGTTTGTTGTATTGTCGGTTACAAAACTGCCCCTCGCTGTAAATCTCTCTTGTGTATAGAAAAAAGGTAGCGATTATTTTATTCTAATACCTTGTGCCTCGTTAATATTTTTTGTGCCGGTTTATTTATTTGGACTGAATGAATTGTGGCATTTTGTGTTCAATATATGCTGCAAATTGGTGAATAGTAATATATGCTTTATATGTGGTGTAATAAAATTGTGCGTTATGTTCTTGTTGATGTTTTCTGTTGTTGTGTTTATTTTGTTTGCATAAGCAAATGTGTTGTGATTGTATTGTGTTTTCTTGAATAGCGTTTTTCGTGGAATTAATAGCATTAACGATAAGAAGTGCAAACTGTGTCATTTGTTGTTGTGTGATATAATTGTTGTGTAATATATCGTGTGCGTGTGTTTGTAATAGTTGATATATAAGATGTATGGTATTGACAACGCATTTGCATTTTCTGCGTGCAAGAGTGTGGTTTGCATATCGTCTGTTATACATAATGTCATCAATAATTTTTTGATAGCTATTCTGCTGGTCATTTTGTTGTTTGTTTTGTTGATCGTTTTGTTGCTGATATAATTGTATCATAGTGCTTGCTGGTACATAATATACTGGTACGTGATATTGCTGATTTGTGTTCATGTTTTGTAATCTGTATGTTGGTTACATTCGTATGTGAAAAAGTATTTCAATTTTGCTGTGCCTATTGTATGTTCTATAAATATACTTGTCAGTTACGTAACTACCTGTATATTTTTGTAACCGATTTCCCGTTATGTAACCGATTTCCCGTTTCGTTCTATAAATAGATTTCTAGATAGCATGGTATCAATGTATATGTTACCTATGCATTGTCCTCCTCCATATGTTCTGCAACTTTTGCTAGTTTCTACAGTATATTCTGCTGTCAATTAATGGAATTATTGTTTGTGAATAATTTCATTATTATTTATTTTCCTTCTTTCTCTCCAAATTGTCTCACTTATTGCTGTTCATTTGCTTCCTGTTCCTGTTCCTCATCATCGTCTTGTTCGTCTTCCTCTTCGTCGTGTTCATATTGCATATTTTCATTTCTATTTCTTTGTTGTGCCTCTGCCATAGCCTTAAGATCTTTCAATGTTTTAATATATGCTAGCAATATGAGTTTCAACTGTTTATTCTCATTAATTAACTGATTAAGCATTTCATTAGTAATAGGTACATTATTTTCATCAACATATTGAAATTGGTTCGAATTGTCTTCTTCATTCTCAGCTGCATTACATTTTTTTTGGTGGTTCAATAGTGTTTGCCGGTGCTTATATTGCTTTCCGCACGAGCAATCGAACGTATTGGATGCTGCTGGTGTGGATGTATTAATAGAATTATTTGTTTTAATAGCTTGTTTGCTAGACATAGTATGTAAATTATCTATATAGGTAGAGTTGGTTCTAAATCGATTTTGGTAATATTTACTTTCTCTCAAGTTTCAATTAATTCTTTGTCGTTTTCCTTTACATATATAGTGGGGCAAATGTTCTTAATTATTTTATTACTATTGTTCTCAATTGGTTCAGTTGTGTTTTTTAATATATTAAAATATTCTTCGCGTTTCTTATCATTTTGCATGTAATCTGGGTTAGCGTCCTTATAATTATTAATGTGTTTGAATTGCTTCGCGGATACCGATTTAATGGCATTATTAATATTCTCCTTAGTTACATCTTTTTCCCATTTCTCATTTTTAACATAGAGAGTCTCGCGTTTTACATCAGTGCAATGCAATGGTCTTTGGTATGGTGAAAGCTTGCTCATGCCCTTTATAAATATATTGGATATACCTGATGCGAAGCCCTCGTCTTTCGTTTTGAGAAGGTCTTGCATAGAGATTTCGATAGATTCTATAAACTCATTCATACTCATCGCATCTTTACATTGTTCATTCAGAAAAAAATTAATATTAAAATTATTATTGTTTTTTGTGTTATTTATTGTATTATTATTTCCTGTAATAGATGTTGATGCGCCTTGATTTTTTAAACTTTCAATAAGCAAATTTTTAAAATCCTTATTTTCATTGATAAGTAACATTACGCAATTTTCTAATGTTGAATTATTTTTATTTTCATTATTAATATTTTCTGTGTTTGAAATTGCATTTATTAAGTATTGACATTTCTTTTTGTGAGCATAAAGGTTTTGTCTATGTTTGTATTGTTTTCCACATGCACAAATATACTCATCAGATTTTTTCAGATTTTTGTAACCATTTATCTGCGATTGATGTTTTTTGGTCTTATTGTGTTTTACGTAATCGCGATGGTCGCACGTATAATAATCACATAATTCGCATGCATAATTTACCAGATTTTTCGTAACTATTTTTGTAACCATTTGTAACCTTTTATATAGTTACACAAAAATCTGTTCTAAATATTTTTTCATAAAATACATAAATTTTAAAAATAGTCATTTTTCATCCATTTATTTTCCTTACGATATATGGTCACAAATCTATATACTGGTAAATTTCCTTAATTTTTTTATTGTTTTCAAATCTATAATCGATTTTTGAAAAAAGGACAAAAAATAAATGTCCAAAATCCGAAAATCAAGAATAGATTTGGAATCAAGATTTTTCAACTTTTTTAAGAGAGAAATCTATTTATAACAACCAATCAAAATACGCTGCTTTATTCAGTGCCAATCGCTTCGCATTCCGCGTTCGCTTTTACATGTACCGTAGGACAAATGTTCTTAATTATTTTATTACTATTGTTCTCAATTGGTTCAGTTGTGTTTTTTAATATATTAAAATACTCTTCGCGTTTCTTATCATTTTGCATGAAATCTGGGTTAGCGTCTTTATAATTATTAATGTGTTTGAATTGCTTCGCTGATACCGATTTAATGGCATCTGTGATTTTTTCCTTAGTCACATCCTTTTCCCATTTATCATTTTTAACATAGAGGGTCTCACGTTTCACATCGGTGCAATGCAATGGTCTTTGGTATGGCGAAAGCTTACTCATTCCCTTTATAAATATATTGGATATACCTGATGCAAATCCTTCGTCTTTCGTTTTGATAAGGTCTTGCATAGAGATTTCGATAGAGTCTATAAACTCATTCATACTCATTGCATCTTTGCACTGTTCATTCAGAAAAAAATTAATATTAAAATTATTATTTTGAGTATTGTTTTGAGTGTTGTTATTTCCAATTTTTGGAATTAATGTTGTAACCTGTTTTTGATTTTCAATAAGCATATTTTTGAAGTCTTTATTTTCTTGGATAAGCAACATAATACAGTTTTCTAATGTTGAATTATTTTTATTTTCATTCTTACTATCTTCTGTGTTTGAAATTGCATTTATTAAGGATTGACATGTCTTTTTGTGCCTATGCAAACTTTGTCTGTGATTGTATTTTTTCCCACATTTGTTGCAATTATGTGAAATATGTATATAGTTTTGTTCCTCCTCCTTTTCCTCCTTTTTGTAAGCATCCGTAAGCCGTTTGTGTTTCATGGTGTAAAAGTGTCTATTTAACTTTGTTATGTCTGACGCATTAAAGTCACATATTATGCATTCGAATTTAACCTCCTTTTTGTCAGCCAATTTGTAAGCCATTTTGTCAGCCATTGTCAGCATTGTCTTTTTATATAAAAACCATTCTAAATGTTTTTTTCTATAAATTTTAAAAATAGTCATTTTTCATACATTTATTTTCCTTACGATATATGGTCACAATACTATACATTAGTAATTTTCCTTATTTTTTTTATTATTTTCAAATCTATAATCGATTTTTGAAAAAAGGACAAAAAATAAATGTCCGAAATCCAAAAATCAAGAATAGATTTGGAATCGAAAAATTTCAACTTTTTAAGAGAGATATAAAAATCTATAAATAGAAAATGTATTTGTTATCTTATTAGCATACGAAAAATTGAAATACTTTTCGTCAACAGTGTGTACGTCATATAATCTTCCCCTATGTTTAAGACGCGTCTTATTTCTTGCTTTAAAGCTCCTCGCAGTGAACGCGTCGTGTATCCAATTGATAATCCGCCTTCTGTAAGTCAACGTCGTGAGAATAAGAATCTATATCACGGCTTTCTCCGAACACGACGTAGCTTTCGTCCTAGTTCATTAAATTGGTTTTATGATACTGGTGTTTAACCCGCTTGTAAAATAGACATATAGTAGTTATATAATAGAGAAATGAATTCAATAAACTCGGTTTTTTCTCTTTCGGTAGAGAGAATAATGGTTGTGTATTTTGATTGGTCGATATAAATAGAACTCGCATATTGTGAAATTAAAATTGAAAGACTTTTCTCGTTTCCATACAAGAAGCACCCAACAACAATCAACTCTACTTGAAAAGTAATATGTTGCTGACCCGTACCGTAACTAGCGAAGTAATTGAACTGAATTCCGGGGACAAGATTTACTGCGAGCATTGGTCCCTTATGACAGTCCACATTAAGTCCTTAGTTAAAAAATATAATTCTTGTCAAACTTATCTTGTAAATGAACCAGCTACTGACGCATCTTCATTCTACTGTGCTAATTGTGAAAAGGTCTTCGTTCTGATTCGTTTTCTTGAGAGAAATTACGATGTGCTTCGCACCAATCCAAAACTTCTAAATGTATATTGCCACGCATTGAAAGAGATTAATTTAATGATCCGCGACATTGAACTGAGCATCGTTAAATGCAACTGCTGGCAATATTATTCTTGGAGGGTCACAGAGGGGTCTTGTATGTTAACACCTGAATACAAATATTACCAGCGAAAATATGGTCACATAAGCAAAAAACAATTGCCCGCATCTGCGTTTAATAACAGGAATCTCTATCGTCTACAATGCAATAACTTTATGTTTCCCACAGACGAACTGGACAGTGATGACGAATATGTGAAAAAACACGACTACAATTTAATTATGGATGAACTCAAATTCTGGAGAGAACGTTTCAGTCAAGAACCCGCATCTATTACTACCTCTAAAAAACACGCTAAACTGCAACTGGATAAGAATATAGATAATGACTGCATAAGTAAAGTATTTGATTTTGTGTGGTAATGTAATGTTTCTGAATTGCGTAGATATAGGAAATAGATTAGTTATTTATAGTAACCAATAAAATCTCTTTTTTCTCCAGACTCTCCCTTTATTGTTTTGAAAATGAAATAATTAGACAAATCTATCTCAATGCAAAATAAAAAACAATTTATTAAATACTCTTTTTATTTTCACAAACCCTATAAATTATTTTCTATCTATTTAATTTCCTATTTAAAATCTCTCAACTAACTAACATGAAATCTCTCTATTTAAACTCCATAAGCAGAGAGAAGAATAGAAGTTTGCATGTTCTTGAATATAGTGTCTTGTTCGGTTGCATGCGGTTCTGCAAAATATAGTTGATGCGCCCTTAATTCATCATATACGTCCTGTAGATTATGTCTCCAGCTATAATGTTTCTTGTTCATTGCGCATTCGAATTCTTCGTGTGTCGTGTCATGAGGTATCCAGCATACGGTTTCATAACCGCCATTTACTTTATGACGATCGGCATCATCATCAAATGACCTTACCGGTTTCCAGTCATTTTCTACAGACCAACTGCATAAATCGTCTTCACTATATTCGCGAATGTCATAGTGGTATTCAGGCGTTACAATGGTAATGAATTCTCCGGGTCCATTTTCCATGAATGCTTGTCGTTCTTCGTCTTCTTTTTTAAGGAGTTCAGGGTTATCGCATCCGCACATAACAATGCCTGAACGTATCTTAAAATCAAGAATAGTCATTATATCCTGTATAGCATTTCTGGTCGTATAATAGAACTCGACAAGACCAGGTTCCTTCTTAATTCTGCGTCGGTGCAGATTAAGGAATTCGGCAAGGCAATAAGCATCAGCACAGACACTCGAATAATTGTAATAAACGAAGTGTTCTTTCTCTGCCATAAGCATGAAATTTGCATATAGGTTCGTAGTTTTTAAACAATTAATAGTTGTTCCAGAACGCAGCTTCATTCCATTACTGTCATTGCAATAATATTGGGTGTGGTTGTATGTGGTCATTTTAGAGATAAACTTAGTATTAATAGAGTTGTATAGTGTTTGATGCGACTTGTGGATGTATAAAAAAAGTATTTCAATTTTATATTTAATAACTGTTTATATGTCACAAAACTAAAAATATGGAAATAATTAATTAATTAATACTAAATTTAATTTATATTAATTAATAAGATGACGGATAGTATTCGATTTTATATGGGACAATGTCATTCTTGGCAATACGCGTCTATCTTTAAAAGTAAGATTTTTTTCGATAATTTGAATGTGTCTTCCAACCGGACAGAACGGTATTTCTCCTGTAGGTGAAACTTGGATTTTACCGTCGCATGCAGTGGTAAATAATTGAGTATCAATCCCATATATTGGAGGCGAGACGATACGCGCAAGTATACATTCTTTAATGCCTTCGGTAAATGGAATTACAACTATATCGCCAATATTCATATTTTCAATAAATTGACGATCTTGTGATAGAGATTTCCAGACAGGATGATGTTCATTATAGTTACCGTTTATGACATTAACCGACACCTCATTTAAATGTCCGAACGGGCAAGTGACTATATTTTGAGAAATAATTAAGTCACGCATATGTTGTTGGTTTGTATTCGCATATGGGTTTTGGCGAAGGCACCAGTATTGCGGTTGAACCGTAGATGTTAATTCCATTATGTTTGATACTTTATGTGAATGGAAAGAAAAGTATTTCAATTTTATAATTAATTTGCAACTAATAGTTGGAGAAATTAAAAGGAATTAAATATAAAATTGATTTTAAATAATAGCCATATTAATTAATAAAACATAACAAATAATAAATGGAACTTTCAACTATGAACAAAAAAGATTTACTGGAAAAATGCAAGGAGCTTGGAATTACAAAATGCAGTTCAAAAAATAAAACACAATTAATTGGTCTTATTTATTCAATGCAAAAACGAATTGTTCCAAATATTGAAATTAATAAAAATGTAATATTAACCGACAATGAAACGAATGACCACCAATCACATCCCCATACATTTATTGAAGTATGTGCCGGAGGAGGCGGCTTAAGTTCAGGATTAATGAAGGCAGGATTTACTCCTTTGTTATTAAATGATAACAATAACGATTGTTGTAAAACATTAAAACAAAATCACCCCGATGCGAATGTTATATTTGGTTCTATGGATAAAATAGATTATTCTCAATATATTAATAAAGTCGATTTATTAACTGGAGGTGTTCCGTGCCAATCATTTTCACAGGCTGGTCTGAGAAAGGGGCTTGAGGATCCAAGAGGCGACCTAATGATGAAATTTATTGATATTTTAAATTTAATTAGACCAAAGACATTTATGATAGAAAACGTGAAAGGGTTATTGACACATGATTCAGGAAATACTATTAAAAAAATCATTGAAGCTCTCAATTCAAATCAATTATATAATATTAGTTACAAGTGTCTCGATGCGTCAAAATATAATGTTCCTCAAAAAAGGGAGCGTGTATTTATTGTAGGTGTCTTAAAAGAAATACAGCATTCTTTCAGCTTTCCGGAAGAAATCGAAGTAAAAAAGGTATTAAAAGATGTGTTGTATGATGTTCCTGTGTCAAACGGCGCAAAATATAGCGAAGAAAAGAAAACATTGTTTAAAATGATACCGCAAGGCGGATGCTGGGTAAATTTGCCAGAAGATATACAAAAAGAGTATTTGGGGAATAGTTATAATTCAGGAGGCGGAAAACGTGGCATATTATATCGTTTGTCTATGGAAAAACCTTCATTAACATTGCTGTGTACGCCATCACAGAAACAAACTGAACGTTGTCATCCATTGGAAGAACGACCATTGACAGTAAGGGAATATGCTCGAATTCAAACGTTTGACGACACATATAATTTTGTAGGAAGTTTAAATTCTCAATATAAACAAATAGGCAATGCAGTTCCTGTTGAATTGGCAAGACATATGGGTGCTGCATTATTGAATGTATTGCAACCATAAACAATTGATTATATATATTTGTCAATTGCATTTCTCACAAACTCGACGATTAAAGTTGCATCATCGCCTAAAATAAATTTAAGAAATTCGTATCCAATGTGATGTTCTATTTCGACACCATTGTGTGTCATTTTTTTAATGCAACATTGCATGGTTTTCTTTTCAGTATCTGCATTTATATTGGCATATATGCAAGTATAATCAGGATTGTTATGTTTAAACTTTGCTAATTTGTCAAGATTAGATTTTTTTGAAGATGCGTTGTCAGTATTCGTTCGGTTTTTTAATTCCACTACAAATTTTTTAGAACTAGATAAAATGTCTAATCCGGTTTCATGACCTATTTTTAAATTACTACAATGTTTGTAATTACCCAATACTTCTTGCCAAATTTCACCAATTTTCATTTGACGTTGTTTTTCCTTTAATGCTATTAATTTATATGTCTTAGACTTATCTGTATCTAATATGTCATACGTCAATATTTCATTTTCTGGTCTTAATAAAATAGATTGAATTGATTTATCAATTAATTTAAAATAGTTGTTGATGTCAAAGGGGCACTCTTCGCAAACGATCTGGTTATTCATTTCGTTTATAATTAGAAGTAGACTATATATTTAAATATTTCAATTTTTTATATTGATGAGATTGCATTGATTAACATGTAGAAATAATATCATTACCGATTTCCCATTATGTCACCGATTTCCGGGTTATGCAAATTAAATGGTAATTTATTACCGTCTATATTGTTATATTCTATGAGTTTTCAGAATAAAACAATAAAAAAGGGGGTTTATTTATTTTTGACATTAGTTTCTACACTACATTACATATTAATCTCTCTATCTATCGCATTGAGGGATGCCCCATTGCCAGGCAGATGCTCGTCTCATTTGTACTGTGCTACTTTGTAGTTTATTGAGTATGTGCTTGCTGAACGATACATAATCAAATGCATCATCAATATGCATCAGCGTCTTTGCATAATTATTTAATTCATTATAGCTTAGGTATTTTCGAGGATTAAATGGAGAGTCTATCCAGTTTTCCTCTACTGTTTTAACCCCAGCGAAATTCACTATGTTTCCAGTAAGGTCTTCGTGTTTAAAATCATCATAGTCTGATACAAAATCGCGAACATTTTCGTTATAGCGCCACATGGTGTTCATTTATTAATGCGTATTTGGTTAGTTTAGTTGCAGACATGTGTATTTCTAAAAAGTATTTCAATTTTAATTTACAATTGCCATGCATCGTTCTAAAAATAGAACACCAATCAAATACGGAAAAAAACACTGGTTTCCCAGTGTCGTGTTAGTCTTTATTTTTACATATGTTTTCCTATCTATTCTATTCTACGTATTTTTACTCATCGTCCTCCTCGCTGTAAGACTCCGCCTCCTCCTCGCTGCTGCTGTCATTCTCCAGCTCATCAATGCTCTCAGTCTCAATGTTCCATTTGCCAACCGGCTCCTGGGTCTTGATGTCGTAAACAATTCCATCGGACGACTTGGCATACGTCTTGCCCTTGTGCTCGAACTTCTTGACCTTAACTGCGACCGCCTCTTCCTCCTCAACAACAACAACCGGCTTATCGGTCTTCTTCTCAGTTTCAGTCTTCTCATCCTTCTTTTTAGTCTCCTTCTCAGCAGATTTCTCAGCCTTCTTAGCCTCCTTCTTAGCATCCTTAGCCGCTTCCTTCTCAGCCTTCTTAGCCTCCTTCTCAGCAGCCTTAGCAGCTTCCTTCTCAGCCTTCTTAGCCTCCTTCTCGGCAGCCTTAGCAGCTTCCTTCTCAGCCTTTCTAGCCTCCTTTTCAGTCGCCTTAGCAGCTTCCTTCTCAGCCTTCTTAGCCTCCTTCTCAGCAGCCTTATCAACCTTCTTCTCCTCGACAGCCTCAGTCTCTTCAGCCTCATCATCGCTTTCTGAGCTGTTGTTATTGCTTGCCTCCTCGCCATTAGCCTTAGCCTGGGCAACCAGCTTAGCAATCAGGTTATCGCCCTCATTTCCAGAGATCACCTTCTTCTCCTTCTTAGGGCGTCCGACCTGCTTCTTAGGCTTATCCTCCGCATCAGCATCCGTCTTAATCTTCTTGGGGCGACCAGGCGCGCCCTTAGAGACAACGAATTCCTCCTCGGCAATAGTCCAGCCAAGGCGTGCCGCTTCAGCCTCCGCATCCTCGCGAGTAATTTTAAGCTTACCCATCACATTAGCGTATGGCACAACATTCTTACCCTTAGGGTCTTTGAATGACTGTGCTTCGCCATACGCACGATCTTGGATAACACCATATGTCGGCTTACCGCTGGCGTTTTGGTCAGCCTGCTTCTTGCACGTCTTGCAAAAGCCATTCTCCTTAGGCTCCATTAGGCACTGAGTATACAGTGAATGGTTAAGGCGAATGCCATTGCAGCAGTTCTCAAGAATTACGCCGCAAAACGGAAGCTGGAACTTAGGCAGATTGCTCTCATCGCGAGTAGACTTAGGCTCCTTTGCCTTCTTCTCCTTTTCGTCACCAGAACGCTTGCTCGCGCCACCTGCCTTGCGCACAAGCTTCACGGCATCAAGGTTCAGCGCACGAATTTCAGTCTCAGCATCAAGACCGTGACGGGTAGCCATATCGCGCACCATCATGCAGGCGAACGACGTGCACATATCAATCACGCTGCGCTCAATAGTAGAGTTCATCATAAGGGTCGTCATTTTAGCAACTTGTGTTGTAGTGGTTTTGATTGTTAGATGCATTACAACAATGAGAACAAAAAGTATTTCAATTTTTTAATTTCTGTAGTGAGTTTTAAACTAACACGGAATTTAGTTTTAATTTAATTTACGAGCATTTCTAAAAAGTTCATTTTTTGAGGACTTATGTATTTTTGAGACCTTAAAAATAACATTTTAAAATTGAATTACTTTTTCATGTAGATGGTGTATTGCATCAAACTAAGTAATATAACAAGTATGTCAACTACTTCTAAAACGACCGGTCATTCGGAGAAAAAACCTGCTAAAATGAAGATGTGGCGTTATCGCGCTGCTCTTGGGGATTTCGTAGATGACTATAATCGGTTTACCATTGTGCCAAGTGGAAAGTTCATCGATTTAGCTACTCTTCTTGTAAATGTGTCTATCGTGCCTGAAACGTGGATTGCTGCACCGAAGAACCCAAAGGACTGTCTTACCAGAGAACAGCTAGAGACTTATGCGAATAGGTTAGTTGATATGGGCGACACATCGTTTATTTATGGATCATTTCATGACAACATTTTGATGAAACTAAAGAAGATCCGCTAATTAATTGCAATAGAAATAGGAAATATATAGACTAGATATGTTTTAGATAGGAAATTAAATTGATGTGTTAATAAACGTCTTTTTTACTTATATATACGACACTATATAAACCTCATTTCCGGGTATGTTACCCATTTCCCATTATGTCACTCATTTCCGGGTTAGCTATAGTACTAGATGGCACCCTATATATGCTATAAATAGACACAAATACAGCTAAAAGCGAACGCGATTGGACGGCGCAGTCTATTTATAGATGCTACAGTGCTTTCCGCAATACGCATTAAAAAATTGAACACTTTTTTACCGTCTTATTCTATACCAAAAATCTACACAAAATGGAAATCACTCTAATGTGGCGCTATTCAGAAACCCTACACGACTTCACTCACGATTACGACGATTTCAGACATAATAACAACAACAACAACAATGCCGATATCGCCATAAACTTCGCAGGCGTAAAAGCAGTCCCAGCTATGTGGATAGATGCACCTCAAAACCCAAAAAAATGGCTTACAAAAACACAGCTTGAGAATTATGCATATAATTTAACACAAATAACTGATATTTCATTTAATTATGAACAGTTTAAAAAGGATATTCTAAATAAGAAATTAACTCCACAAGAAGAATTCAAACATGAACAAGTATATTGGAGAAGCTAATAAATTAAATTAAATTAAAATCGCATTTGCATTCTGTATCTTGGTCGTTTTGCGAACGCAAATAGATTATTATTCACATCAGTTCCCTCCACACTCTTCGCCTCCCCATTTTTCATATTAACATCAGACCCAGCATTAACCCATTCTCTCTGTAAAATCTCTGTCCATCCATGCCCTCTAAACATATCACCATACCATATTTTTCCATTAATATATTCAGGATACATCACAGTAGAATAAAACGCCAAATGTCCAATTATAGCAGAGAACGACCCATGCGATAAGATAATATACCGACATGTGCTTCCAAATTGAATAGACGATACTTCTGAGTTCTTTCTCTCGTCATCGCCTCCCAACACATCCCCAACCAATTTAGATTTCGGATATTTTTCCATTATCTCTCTAACAATAGGATGTTCAGCATCATCGGTCGATATATATATGTTATCAACAACGCCACCAATCCTTCGTATAGCAGTCAAATAATATAAAACACCAGGATTTAATCGCGCAACATCTGTCAGTCTTATATGAATAAATAGATCATTATTTTTCCCATATCTCTCTCCCCATTTCGTATTCATCGTCATAATCCGTTCCTTCACTAAATCGCAATTCAAATATCCATGTATAAGTGACATAATGTATCGTGTTTGAAAATAAAAATTATTTGCATCTATATTTTTCCCAAACACGCCTCGTGTTATTATTGTGTGATAGTTCCCATCAGTCAACACAGCAGTCGACCCATATTTATTCTCTCCAACAAATAGTCGAATACCTAAAGAATTCGTTATTATGTCTTGTGAAGCGTATTCAACATGTAAATTGAATTTCTCAGCAATTAAACTAACTGCAATATTTCGAATAATTTGATTTCCTAATCTACCATTTTCTATAGTTATTGACATCTGTATAAGGTATAAATTTATAATAAATAACAAATATAATTGAATAAGCATAAAATTGAATAAGTAATCGAAAAATAAATTAATCACATTAAACACTCTAAAATGAACTCTCGTAAGAATATAATTAATCACAATGATGTCGAAATTTTAAACAATGGAAATATGCCCAGAATCAGAAGCACTCCTCAATTGCCTGCGTACAAGCCGCCTACGCAACAGATGTTTAAGCCCTCGCAACAGGTGTTTAAGCCATCGCAACAGGTGTTTAAGCCCTCGCAACAATTGCACGAGAAACAGAAGCGTTATAATGAACTTAAATCTAAAGCAAATGAACATCGCAATCGAATTAATGAAATAGTTGATGCTTATCAGCACCCATTTATATACAATAACAATAACAATAAACCAATCATTGATGGACAAGTTCCAATTCATCGTATTATGGCTTTAAAATATGATCCAACTACATATTGCACAAAAGTCCATGAATATGATGAATTTCACCGTCCTGACGATATAATCGAGTGGGAAATTCCACCGTTTATCTTAACTGTTGACATGCAAACGTTTGTTGTAGACAAGCTGCAACCGCAAGCGCAAGCTCATCCGATGTCAGCTCCGACAGACAATCGCCCTCAACATAAAAAAAAAATCTCAGACATAATGCGTGATGATTTGGCATTAGTTAAAAAACGCGTAAAAAAATTGCAGCCTATGCAAAACCTTGAGCAGCTGCAAAACCTTGAGCAGATGCAGCAACAAGAACGCGCACACAGCGCAGAACCTAGGCTCTGGGAAGCTGCGCCTATGATTGACAACTATAACGACCCGATGCCGGTTCAACCTCCCCGCATTATTCGTCAATTCAGCACAACATATGAGCTCGTTTATCCGCTACCTACGTTTAATAATCCATTCCCTACGCCTTTTAGAAGGCTTACATCGGCAGCAATTAGTGGTTATGCCGAATTAAATTATCCTTATTCAGCAAATCGCGCATATCGTCTTCTTCGCGAGAAATGGCAACAATTTGCCGATAAACATCCAGAATATTTCGAAGGTTTCCAAGTGCCCGAACAGTATTAAACCATGTGACTTGCTAAATTTTGTAACGTTAATAAATCATGCAAATCAAATTTAAATATATAAAATATAATATGAAATTTACAGCATTGCCATATTAAATCAATTCAACTTTTTCCATGAATAAACACATAAATTATAAAATTGATTTATTTTAATTTATATGGTAAGTTAATATATTTAATAAATGAGAAGCACTGACTATCATAACAAATGCGAACATGGAAAACGTAAATCACGATGCAACGACTGTGGAGGTTCTGAAATATGCGAACATGGAAAACAAAAATCACGTTGCAAAGCCTGCGGAGGTTCTGAAATATGTGAACATGGAAAACGTAAATCACAATGCAAAGAATGCGGAGGTTCTCAAATATGTGAACATGGAAAACAAAAATCACGTTGCAAAGCCTGCGGAGGTTCTCAAATATGTGAACATAATAAACATAAATCAGCATGCAAAGAATGCGGAGGTTCTCAAATATGCGAACACGATAAATATAAATCACAATGCAAAGAGTGTGGAGGTTCTCAAATATGTGAACATGGAAAACGTAAATCACGTTGCAAAGAGTGTGGAGGTTCTCAAATATGTGAACATAATAAACATAAATCACGTTGCAAAGAGTGTGGAGGTTCTCAAATATGTGAACATGGAAAACGTAAATCACAATGCAAAGAATGCGGAGGTTCTCAAATATGTGAACATAATAAACATAAATCAGCATGCAAAGAATGCGGAGGTTCTCAAATATGCGAACACGATAAATATAAATCACAATGCAAAGAATGCGGAGGTTCTCAATTATGTAAAAATGAATGGTGTGAAACACGTGCACAAAATAAACAATATGAAGGATATTGCATGCCTTGTTTTGTGAATAATCCTGAAAATATAAATAAACCAATGATGCGAAATTATAAAACTAAAGAAAAAAATGTAGTTGAATATATTACACAATCATTTAATGGTTTTACTTGGGTCTCCGACAAAAAAATCCAAGACGGTTGCTCTCGTCGTCGTCCAGACTTATTATTAGATATGGGAACGCATATTATTATTGTTGAAATTGATGAAAATAAACATACGGATTATGATTGCAGTTGCGAGCATAAACGATTAATGGAGTTATCACAAGATTTACAACATAGACCAATTGTATTTATCAGGTTTAATCCGGATGATTACATTAATCAAAATGGGGAATTAATTAAATCTTGTTGGAAATTAAATAAATTAGGTATAATGCAAATATCAAAAACAAAACAGAATGAATGGGATGCAAGATTGTATAGTTTAAAACAACAAATTCAATATTGGATAGATAATTCTACCGAAAAAACAATTGAAATTATTGAATTATTTTATTAAGAACAATTATTGCAAAAGAGCTATATAATATATGTTAGGAACCATCCAATAAAAATACACTACCATTTTTTCTCTCAATTATTAATTTATAATAAAAATATAATAATAATAATTTATACTTATACAAAATTAACACTATAACGACCCTTTCTTCCACAATGTTCCGACAATTAATAAATCCGTTTAATAAAAAATCTCTCCCCTCTTCCAAATCTAATTCCAATAACGACAATGAAATCACAGGAAACGTTCTTCCAATTCATAAAAAACACGTCTTATCTCCATTATTGTCTCCAAATTCTCAACCATGGACGAGTAAATCTTATATTCGTTTTTCTCTATTAAAGGGAAAACCATCCAAAATTGTTGCGATTGCAAAACAGGATACACCTATCTTATCTTCGTTATCATCACCAAGTTTTCCATCATCTTTAAAGCATTTAACTCACCTTCAGGAAAAATATAAGGTTAATTTAACTCCTCCGCCGTTATTTATAAAAATACGACCTACACAAAAAACACCTCTTTTAGAATTAAATATGACAGAACAAGACGATGACGAGGTTACCACAGACGCGAATGAACGAAATCATATGTTTTCGGATGTTGACGACATGGAAACTCTGTTATTGCCTCCTCCGTCACTTGTTTTTCGCTCAAAACGATATTCTTTATTAGACACTATGTATATGTATAATCCGGATAATAGTTATCGCCATTCTCTATTTGACCACGGCATAAATATTAATGATACACCACGATTTGTGCAACAAAAAACCTTTTTAAAATGCGCAGATGAAAGCAATGACAGTAATAAATTAGTTTGGGAAATGCCGAAATATATTATACCATTTAATGATCCTTTGTATGAAGAGATAATGCAAATAGTAAATATAATCGAAATAGATGTATTTGATTATAGTCCTCAGGTCTTAGAACATCCACGCCATATAAAAAAACATATAATTCAACGTGATAAATCACCGATTGATCGTCACATTTCATATCCAATCATGTATAAATATAATCCAACCCCAACACCACATGCCACATCTGCATCAAAACGTCATTTTGAAACCTATTATGAACACGTAAAATCCGCAATTAATCCATCAGATTCCTATTTGCGCTTATATTCAGCATTTATCGACCGCTTTACTCAAATGCGTTATCCAAAATCAAGTTCAGCAGCATTTAATGCGCTATTAGCCGATTGGAATGCCTGTATATCTAAGCATCAAGACATGTTTACCGATATATACAATGACATAAACCATGCATCATTGTCTATACGTGAAATGAACAGTGTTTATCTTTATTAAACAGCCTCAAACTTATAATTTAATCTTCCCGAAGTCCATCTTCCCAAAGCCATTTTCAAATGCCGAGCTTATTTTATTCAATTCATGATCCATATCATCCACTTTCGAATTCACATCAAATGCATAGCATCGGTTCATTGCCGCAGTATATCCAGTCATATCCGCAGCATAATCAACAACCCTTCCAACAGTTGGCTGATATATTTTCCATGTGATGTTCCTTATAAATGCCGGCATAATCTTCCTGTTAATCCCTGCGATAAGGTCTAAAATACCGTTAAACATATAAGGCAAAATGCATTTAGGTAATGATGCTATTTTATCTGCAGTCATTTTCAATATCTGGAATAGAGTAAAAAATATATTTCCGATTCCATAAAACAACGTCTTAAATGGTTTAATAATTCCGTCATTAAAAATATCAGCCAATTGTTTAAAGAAGCTGGTTATTTTTCCGATAACAATTTCCGTGGTGACCCTTTCAACTTCTTTCAAAAATTTCATGAGTTTATCGTCTATTTCTCCAGCAATTTTAACGGTCGTATTTTCGATTGTTTTAATGCCTCCCGTTACTTCATCTTTTACGCTATCGACACTGTCTGTTACTGCGTTCGCCGATTTTTTAACTGCATCATCTACTGTATTAGCAACACCCTTAATATCATTTGCAATTCCTGATATTTCATTGGGTATTTCTTTTACAAAGTCTCCTATTTTCGCAATATTTTTTCCTACATCGGCTAGGTCATCTAAACCAAAACCTTCCCGCATAATAGCTCCTTCCCGCATAACTCCTCTCTGGCTATACCATACGGGTCCCCTCTGCCCAATTAATGATCCGTCCTTAAGAGTAACGGAATAATATAATACAACGAGTGTCAACACGACAGCCCCTGCTATAAATAAATTACTTGCTTTCGCAAATGTTTTTAAAAGTTTCGTTAATTTTTTCATAATAGTTTTTATGCCTTGAATATTTTGCATACTATTAACTTTGTATTATATTATACAGAGTTAATAACTGTTCTGAAAATCTCTCACTCAACATCTCTCATCCTCTCGTCCCTATTCCACAATCTTATCTCCCTGGAAATTTCAATTTCTTCTCAAATGTATCTGGTATGGATTCGATAACATTTCCTACATTTTTTAATTCTCCTGCAATAGAGCTTCCTAAATCCTTCATTTCATGTTCAACTTTACCAGCGGTATCGGCAACACCTTTTATCGCGCTATTCGCAACACCTTTAATATCGTTGCCAACATTTTTTAATTCTTTTGGAATAGTCTCCATCATATGAAAAAACTTTTCTAATTCTCGTATAACCTCTTTAAATACCCGTTCTATATTCATTAATTCTGCTACTTTTTTAGCTTCTTCAATTGCTTTTTCAGCAGCCTTTTTCGCTTCCTCTGCCGCCTTTTCAGCTGCTTTCTGTGCTTCCTCTGCTGCTTTTTTGGCGGCATCTTCAACTGTATGTGCCACAGTGTTAGCCGTAGAGGTAACACCAGACGCCACAGTATTAGCCGCAGATGTAACACCAGATGCAATTGTATTTCCTGCACTTTTAAATGCATTTCCTGCTTTTTTAAATAATTTTTTAATACTAAAATGTTCTACAACAATTTTTTTCTTTGGGTTTGTTACAATAATAAATATAATTGAGCATATTAGTCCTATAATAAATATATTCCAATACAATGGCAATTCTGGTATAATTCTTAAATGTTTAATAATATTCGCATTTATATTCCTAATGATGACGCTTGACGACATACAACTGCTTTATAAAATAAGTATAAAATAAATATGAAATAAATCAACTTAAAAAAATAATATCAATATATATTGGGTAACACCAATTGTCTGTGTGGCGCAATGGATAGCGCGCTGGACTTCTAATCCAGAGGCTGTGGGTTCGAGTCCCACCATAGATGCTTTTGATTTTAAGACAAATAATTTCAAATACTTTATAATTAATGTTTGAAATTATTTATAACGAAGTAACGTATATACTGTGCATTGTGCAGTCAGCTTAACCCTGTGCTGACCGCTTAACACCGTGCTTTCAGCTTAACATCTCGAATTAAATGACAATACTCCTACTCCAATAATACCAAGAACTAGTCCCATATGGTAATTCACTTGCATCTCTCTATACATCTCCTTCCAAATAGCAACTTCATCCGGATTTTTCAAATAATTCAACATTGAATCGCTTTTGGGCGATAAGATATAATAAAAATAATTAGTCACAAAACAAGTCGAAACAACTATACAAAACAACGATACAGTATCAACACGACCTCCAAGTTTAGACCTTGTAGAGTTAATATAAATGATGATAATGGAGAGAATAAATCCAAGAACATATCCCTTAATGCTAATATCTCTCCTTTCAGAAGTAATTTGTTTATATCTCTCTTGTAAATGGTCAGACAATGATGCTTTATATCGTCTAAGAACTTCGCTATTGCTGGTAGCATGATAGAAGTAAATCATTCCAATAATGAACATGATCGATATGGAACAACTAATCGTGCAAACACTCATTCTGATATAGATACAAGAGAGAAAAAAGGTTCCATAATTATTTTATTTTAACTCCTATCATTTCTACTATTTTTTATAAGTTCTAATACTTATAGTCGCCGGTATATTCGTTAGGATCATACGTAGCCGCAGCAGTCGCGTGTTTCCTCAATGCAGCTTTTGAATGTCTGGTATCAACCTGTTTACCGTCAATCAATATATCGGCACCATTCCAATTGATTTCTTCGGCTTTTAATTTTGCTTCTGTCATCTTAATCTCAAACTCGATTTTGCGGTTCCGCTGAATAAGCTGTTCTTCATTATACATTTTCCTGAGATTTGCTTCGGTCGCCAATGCTCCAAGCGGGTCAATGCGTTCAATCATATGTGTGGGCAAACGTTCGCCATAGATATAGAAATTCGGTGCATTGCTATAATCATACATATATTCATGAGTGATTGCTGCGTCGTTATCTTCTTGAAGTGTTCTTCCGTGTCGCATAAAATGACGGTGCTTAATGTTTGCAGCGCGTTCTTTCATTTCGTAATCGACTATCACATCAAACCATTTTCCGTATGCAGTTTCAAGTAGATAGATAGAATCACTTGACATATAACTCAAGAAATCGATTGCTTTTTCCTTTGGGAAATCCGCATTAAATACAGACTTCCATTCATTGTTGCCGCGTGGGCGGTTCATGTTCGCAATCATAGTAGGTGTTAAAACACTAGGCATTTTGTAAGCAAAGCACTGATTAAAGTTGATGCCATAAAACATGTTTGCAAAATAAGTATTCAATTTTATGTTTTCAACAGCAAAACACAACACTATACCAATTAATTTATTTCAAATACAAATATAGAATAAGTATTTGAAATATTAAACGCTATTAAATAAGGATTAGGAAAAGATAGATAGGGAAATTTAGACATACCGAGTATTGATCTCGGGTTCCAGCTTCATAAGAGCTGTGTGCTGACCATTGCACTATACGTCTACAAGTAGAGGAAGAGATAAGATATAAATCTACACACCTTGAAGCATTCGACGGGCTTCGATCCCGTATCCACGGTCGCTTGGACCGTGTGTTTTAACCAATTAAACTACAATTGCATTGCACTTGTTTTAATCCTAGTGCGAGGATTATGATGCACAAAGTAGGGTTCGAACCCACGCGGACTGACGTCCAACAGATCTTAAGTCTGTCGCCTTAGACCACTCGGCCATTTGTGCTATTCACCCCTGTAACAAGTCCAGTCAAGAACATCACTCCGGCCTGTTCCTCTCCCCTGCTACACTATAATATATGCAGTGTCTTTATATTGATTTTAGCCTTAATTATTTAAATATATTTATTTTACAAACATGCCGCCGCAACACCACTATCACCTCCCGCCTTCAATCAATCGCTCCCCATCCTTAACATATACAGTATTGCAAATGTCCTTTATTATTTTTTCATTATTTCCGTCTAGTTTATCAGTGGCATTTTTAACAATATTTAAATATTCATCGCGTTCGTTTTCATTTACCATATAATTTGGTTTAGCATCCTTATATTTTTTAATGCATTTGAATTGTTTTGCTGATACAGTTTTAATCGCCTCTTTAATTGATTCTTTATTTGCATCCTTTTCCCATTTCTCATTTTTAATATAGAGGGTCTCGCGTTTAACGTCAGTGCAATGAATAGGTCTCTTATATGGCGAAAGCTTGTTTATCCCCTTGAGAAATATATTGGAAATACCTGATGCGAATCCTTTATCTTTTGTTACTAACAAATCCTGTAGAGTAACGTCAATTGTTTCTATGAATTCATTCATGCTCATTGCATCTTTGCATTTCTCATTCAAAAATAAATTAATATTAAATTTATTATTATTATTATTATTATTATTATTTCCAGAAATAAGAGTTGATTGTGCAATTTGTGAAGACGGCTGTGATTTTAAACTTTCAATGATTGCATTATTAAATTCTTTGTTGTCTTTTAATAATTGTAAAAAACACTCTTTCATTGTTTCTAACATGGATTTTTCATAATTCTCTTTACCCATTTTATCTGCATTCTGATTTTTACCACAAATATCTATGCATTTCTTTTTATGAGCATATAAATTAGGTTTATGCTTATATTTTTTACCACAAACACAAAAAAAATATTCTATTTGTTCTCCTTTTTCTTCTTTTTTTTTTGCATTTTCATCTAACTCATTACTCTTTTCTTCTCTCTCATTTTCTCCTTTTTTGTCAGGGTCGCCAAAATCATCTCCTTTTTTTGTTATCTCTTTTAAATCCCCTCCTTTTTTTTCTCCTTCTTCTCTCCTTTTATGTTTTATGGTCTCTAAATGTTTATGATACTTTGTTTTGTCATATGTATCATAGTCACATGCAAAACATTCATACACATTTCTATGCTCTTCTCCTTTTTTAATTTTATGTTTTATGGTCTCTAAATGTTTATGATGTTTTGTTTTGTCGTGTGTAACAAAATCACATAATTCACATACATATACTATTCTGTTTCCTTCTCTTTTTTTTTCTCCGTTTTTATTATCCATATATATATTAATTCTATATTAATAATGCAAAATCCGCTCTAAATATTTTTCAGAAAAAACTATAAAAATCAAAAATTTCAAAAAATCACATTTTTTTACCGTTCAAATTCCTTACCATATATGGTCACAAACCCATTCAACACTAAAGTTCCTTAAAAATTTTTATTGTTTTTTTTGTTTTCAAATCTAAAATTGATTTTCCAGATTTGGACATTTATTTTTGTCCATTTTTCAAAAATCGATTTTAGATTTGGAATCAAAAAAATCAACATTTTTATCCCAAGACCAAAATACCAAATTATATTAAATTCTATAAAATCACGAGAGCTTATTCCTTGTGCAAATTACAATATTGACTTCCGGTTAAACATTTTCTAATGCATTTCTTGTTTTTTTTGGTAATGCCTTGGCATATATAATCATAACATCCATTTCCCTTTGGTCTTTTATTTAATTTCCATACTCGACTAGCTTCATCAAAATCAATGTCTACTGAATATAAAGGCGGCAAATGTTTTGAATTGTGACTGTGACACTCGACATTTTTAATTTCAATCATTGTTATAGTATACTCGTCGTTTAATAAAACATAATTTAAACAACAATATTCATTTCAATTATATATTTAATTCTCCATATTCATGTCTTCATTCCCAAAAAATCACATTTAAAACACAAACATGGAGAGTCTGTCGCACATTTCTATTTATAGATTTAGTTGAAACACGCCAAAACATAAAGAAAATACAAGAAAAAAATCTTATACAAATAACTGTAACATTATTTGTATAAGATTTGATTAATTATTTAATTTTTATATTATGTATGTGTATAAGTCAAATGTTAAAACTCAAAGTCATGCCTGTTTTTTATTGCAGACCAGCCCCCACTGGTCGTCGCAATTTTCCTGTATTTTCTAGAGAAGCTGTAAAGTCAAATGGCCAATGTTCATCTTGCACCGGAACCAAATAAATCAAAACATGCAACATATTTATACACATTACATAAAATCCACACAGTAACGATACAACTTATCACCAGGCCAGATCTCTTCGTCATAATCGAAGTTATCAATGCTTGAAATTTTACGATTTCCAAGTCGTTCTTTTGAAATATAATGATATACAATAATCGCACCTAGTTCATCATACCCTTCCGCATGTTGTCCGCAATAAACATGGTTCTTGAAGAATTCATCAACCTCAATATGTTTCGCATCATGTCCATTATCATAATTGTCGCAATTATTGTTTCTATCATTCTCAATCTGACGGTTATATTTCATTGCCTTGTTCATTTTGTTGGATGACATTATCAGTTGTTCTGGATGTAGGTTTGTAAGTTGGATGTTAATAATATAGTTTCTAG